TTTTGTCCGGTAACCTATCGTTAAGGTTAACGTGCCGGCCGATCTTCTTAACCATCAAAGTGGAAAAAGTGCTTGACCGAATCACTTGGGTCACCTAGAAACGAATCAGTTGAAACGGAGACAGACCATGCAAACAGCTATTGAACGCCTCAAGGAAGCCGCCAAGGACTCATTCATGAAGCCGCAATCCTACATGGGTGCGGACATTCAGGAAGCGATTATGGAAGCCGGGCTCGATCTGGAAGACGACAAGATTTATGCACGCCTCTCGGCTCCGGGCTATCTCGATTGCACTGATTGGAGCGGTCCCTTCGACACCACGGAAGAGGCCGCACAAGCCTTGCTGGACCTCTACTTCGAAGATTGAGAGTAGGGGCTTCGGCCCCTCTCTTTTTGCCCGGTAACCAGCCGTTAACCTTAACAGCGTGGTAACTAAGTGGAAAAACTTCTGGACGAATTGGCTTGCGAATCACCTACGACTCGCCTATCAAGAGTTCAGCGCAATTCCGCGCTTGGAGACGACCAAATGTCATCACCTTTCCTACCTTCGGTGCAAGAGCAACTACAAGCTCGCCGCGACGAATCGGACGACGGCTTCGCCTGCGTTCATATCGATACCTGTCTTTCATCCTTTCTGAATGACCACCACAATCGCGATGGCGAATTGCTGCTGGGCGCAATCGTCTTCGGCGATACTTCCATCGGTGAAGTCAAGAACGAACTGCTGAGCGAGTTCGACTCGGTGGCTTACGATCTGGCTGGTGAGCGTGCTGGCTATGACCACGACAAGGCTCGGAAAGCGATCCTGCGTGCGTTTGTGGACGTTCATCCCATGGAACTGGACCGGAAAGCTTTCGATCCTTCGCTGGATTTCCGCGACGAAGAGGACGACGGCTTCGGCTGCGAGGAATACTGTCAAGCGTGGTTCCTCATTACGTGGAACGTTCCGGAAGAGGAGGACGAGACATCGGATTGATCGACGCACTCGCCCGCCTAGGTGTGGGCGTCCTCTTCCTTATCCTTGCAACTGGGCTGGCCGCGTGCCAGCCCCTTTTCTTTTGGTAACCATTCGTTAAGGTTAACAACAAGTGGAGTTCGGTGGAAAAAGTTCTTGACCAAATCGCTTGCACCGCCTAGAAACGAATCAGTTGAAACGGAGACAGACCAATGATCAAAGCAGCAGCAGATTTCAGCCACATCCGCCCGGACGAAGTAGCTGAGTGTTGGGATGGTGTTGACGCCGTTCCCGGCCTTTACAGCGCCCTTTGGGGTTGTGTGAACGATTACAAGGCCCCGTCGCCGGAAGTATCGGAAGAGCCCTGCCACGGTATGGATTCGGTCGCTGACTTCTGGGATCGGTTCTCGGATGATCACAAAGAGGCGCTTAACGCCCTCTGCGAACGGCACGCTGAGTTCTGGACCGGCCACGAGGAGTATTGAACATGAAGCTATTTTTCGTTGCTCACTTCAACGGCGAAAACTACGACTTGTTCGTGGTTGCCAACACGGTGGCGGAAGTGACTCAAGTCTGGCGAGACCATTACGAAATGCCGGACGAAACGCCCGAAATGATCTTCAAGGTAGCTGGCGCGAGCCCGGTCGGATCACGGGAAGAGCCCCATGCCTTCGAATGGCACGGGGTCAATCTCCCACGGGTTGGCGGCTCTCGACCGGCCAACCCGCGCTGAGGGGAGGGGCTTTGGCCCCTCTCTTTTTGTCTGTAAAAATTCGTTAAGGTTAACAGCCCGATAACCACTGGAAAAATAAATGGAGAAAGTGCTTGCGTGAATCGAATCACCGGCCTATTACCGAATCACCGGCACGGAGCCGGAAGGAGAAAGACCATGCAAGACGCCTCACTTTTCAAGCGCCGCGAAACGACCTTCAACGGCGGCGAATCGACCACTGGGGTTTACATCCCCAAGCAGACCGTCACGATCGGGCGGTGTGTTGATGAAAACGAAGACATCTGGACCGTCACAGACGTGAACGGCAAGACCCACCGGGTTGATGGATGCGAGTTGCACCCGCACCCGGAATCCGCGCTGACCAATGTCGAGTTCATGAATCTGGTCATGACGTGGTGCAAGACCCCGTTGATGCACGCCTTCATCTTTCAGGCGCTGGATCAATACGCCAAGGCTGTCGTCAAGGCAGACGTGGCGACGCTCGAAACCCCGTTCATCGCTGGGGCGGCGTGGCAGGAAACGGCCCGTGAATATATGGGCTTCGCTGTCGCCCGTGAATACGTGGAGAAAGAGCGCCACAAGGAATTGACTCCGGCCGATTGAGCCTTCGGGCTCTCGGCAGAGGGGCAGGGTTTGGTCGCCCTGCCCCTCACCTTTTTCTGGTAGGGACCCGTTAACCTTAACAAATAGGGGTGGGTTGTTAATCGTGGAAAAAGTGCTTGACCGAATCAGTGGATAATGGCACCAACGAATCACCACAAAGGAGACAGACCATGCGAATCACTTACGAAATTGTGACCCCGGAAAGCGCCGAACAAGGCGACGCCGAAGAACGGGGATTCGTCCTTCCGGCTCGTTTCTTCCATATGAAGGTATCAATCGAACAGGTCGATGAACTGGATGACTCAGACTTGGAGTGGAGCTTGCGGGACGCTGAACAATACCTAGGCCGTAATGGCATGGAGGATTCCGGTCGCTGGTTTTCCACAATTGACCCGGACCGCGATTATCAAACAGGTGCTGAAACCTATGAATCGCTGCACCCGTCGGACAACATCACACCGGCAAGCTACGAACGCCTTGCGCGTATCTTTTGCTGGGATCGCGACCCTCGACAGTTGCGAAGCTGATGGGCTGCCTTGACGCCGTGGCCCGGCTGCTGCTGGGTGTGTTCTTACTGATCATCGCCGCCGGGGTTGCATCATGCACCCCGGCATTTTTCTTTCTGGTAACGGTTCGTTAACCTTAACAGAAGTGTTTCACTTGTTAACCAACTTTGAAGTGGAAAAAGTGCTTGACCGAAACAGCGAATCACCCTAGACCGGGATCACCAACAACGGAGACAAACCAAATGAGCGAACACGCAATCAGCAATGCACGGGGCTGGCTCTCGACAATCGTCGGGGCGATGGCCGCGCTGGAAGCCCTGAACGACGGAGCCGAATCGGCTGAGTTCGACGGGGAGACCTTCACCGACCCGGACGACGTGCAGAACCGGATTCAGGAAATGCCGCTTTCCGTGGAAGTGCGCGACGGATGGCGGGCACCGGGCGGCGAATCGGAGCCGGAAGAGTTCGCGATTCTGCTCTCGACCGGCGGACCGGCCTTGCGGGTATATGGTGACATCGGCGGCGAACCTTTCTTGCAGTGGCAGGACTGGGGCACGCCGTGGACCACCTACCATGACACCACCGAACAGGAAGACGAGGCCCTGCAAGCCTTTGTCGGAATGTTCTATCTCGGCGAATAAGGAAAGGCGGGGCAACCCGCCTTTTTCTTTGGGTGTAAACATTCGTTAAGGTTAACGGAATCGGTCTATCGTGTTAACCATTCTTCAAAGTGGAAAAAGTGCTTGACCGAATCGCTGGAAAATGCGAATCAGGGTTTACCGGAAGAGACCGGAAAACAGGAGACAGACCATGAAGACACTTTTTGAAATCCCGACCCGTGGCGATGACATGACCATGCCGGGCGGCATCGCGCTGCGCTACAACGAAAACCGCGAAGAGTTTGTGGTCCACAACTACAACACCGACCGGGAGACAGGCACCGAACGCAATTACTTTGGTGGCGGCTACTACTGCTCGGGCACACCGGCGGAACGTCTGAGCGGGGCCATGGCAGACCTCAGCAAGCGGGTTGCACGTCAGAGCAATTACGATCTGGGCGGCTCCATTGATGTGGAAGCTTTGACCGGGCTCCATGCCCGGCTCTACGCCATCTAATACCGGGACCCGGCACCCTGAGAACAGGGGCCGGGTTTCCAAACACCGGCGGGACCCGGCCCACTGAGAACAAGGGCCGGGTTTCCAAATTGGTAACCAATCGTTAAGGTTAACAAATTGATGAAATGAGTTAACTATTAAAGTGGAAAAAGTGCTTGACCGAATCGCTGGGAACGGGCAAACGAATCAGGCGCACTCAAGCGCAGGAGACAGACCAATGCCCAAACTTTACAATGCGGACATTAGCATCACCGCGACCGCCTATGTGATCGCTGAGAACGAAGACGACGCACGGGAAAAGATTAGCGCCCTTCAAGGGGACTACATCGAATTTTCCGACCGCCGCCAGCAAGTGGCAGACGACCTGTTCGTGACCGGCGAAACCTATGGCCCTGATATGCCGAAACTGTCGCTGAGCCCTGCTATGACCATCAACCACAGCGCGACTCGCCCCTATGTCTGTCTGGTGCAGGAACTGACCGGCGAAGAAGAGGATGTAGGATGATGCACGAAGCCAATCAATCCCGGATCGACTGGGCAAAGAACGCCCTCGATACCTTCACCATCGAAACCTATGGCGGACGGCCTTACTCGACGCTTGAAGCGCAATGCGCCGACTGCGAAGAAGGTGAGGGTGACGACTACACGGCCATCCAAGACCTTATCGGTGATTTGCTCCATGTGGCCCACGAAAGAGGCTGGAACACAGCCGAACTAATCCGGCGGGCGGAAGCCAACTTCGTCTATGAAGCTGCACCGGACTATCAAGGCGACTAAGGGAGAGGGGCTTCGGCCCCTCTTTGCTTTTTGGTCGTTTTGGATCACCGCCGCTTTGGATCGACGCGACTTTGGATCGCCCCGGTTTTGGGTTTGGATCATTTCGATTTTCATGATCGCCGCCATTTTGCAGGAGCCCGGACCGACCGACCGAACCAGCCGACCGAGCCCCACGCTCCCCACCAGCAGATGGTTAACGAAACTGACCAATCTGTTAAGGTTAACGCCGGCGGCCGAATCCGTTAAGGAATATGGTTAACAGATTGGCTGATTTTGTTAACCATCAAAGTGGAAATAGTGCTTGACCGAATCAGCGAATCGGTCCATACCCGAATGGTAAATGGTTGGACAGCCAGATCAAGGAACTGGATTGCGATTGGGGCGACCCTGTTTCACCTGAATGCGAATCGCATCTCTATTGAGGGAGCGGGCTTCGGCCCGCCTCTTGGCTGGTAACGGTTTGTTAAGGTTAACGGTCGGCCGGGATTTGTTAACCATCAAAGTGAAAAGTAAGTGGAAAAACTGCTTGACCGAATCGGCTTAGACTGGCACTAACGAATCACCGCAATCAAGCGGACGGAGAAAGACTATGAGCCGACACCAGAAACGCCGCCTTGCCGCCAAGCGTGCGCGCATCGCCATTCTTTCCTCGTGGATCGCAAAGGGCCGCCGCTAATGGCTGGCTTCTGGGATCGCGTGGACACCCTCGAAATGGTGGAACTCTACGCCGAGGACAACGGCCAGATTGCCAGCGAAGAGGAGCTTTCCAAGCGCTTTGACGAAGAAGTGCTTCCCGATGTGATCGCACACTACGGCGAAAACGATTCGGTTGCTATCAATGAAGAATTTAGCAACTGGTCGGACATGCTGTGTAAGGACGGCGAAATTCACCCGGAACAATACAATTCGTATTGCTACGTTGGAAAGCTGGCAGACGACTAAGGCGAGGGGCTTAGGTCCCTCACCAAACTTTTTTTTTTGTAATTAGTGGAAAAAGTGCTTGACCGAATCGGTTGGTTCGCCTAGAAACGAATCAACAGCAACGGAGGCAGTCATGCAGATCAACACCTACCACGTTTACATCAACAACACCTTTTCCGGGATCATCTCGGCGGTGTCTTACCGGCAAGCGCGCCAGCGCGCTAAGGCCAAGGTTTGAGGGGAGGGGCTTCGGCCCCTCTTTCTTTTTGCCCGGTGAAATTTGTTAACCTTAACGAATATGGTTAACAAATTGACGTTTGGGGTTAACTATCAAAGTGGAAAAAGTGCTTGACCGAATCGGTGACTCGTGCGAAAACGAATCATCAATCGGAGACAGATCATGCAAAACATCCGCAAGAATCCCATTGCCGCCTCGCTCGCCAGCGCTCACCTCGCCCCTCGCAAGGTTCGCGCTCGTAAAGGCAAGGGCTCTTTCCGCCGCAACCCCAAGCATCGGGGAGTGGCGGCATGAGCCGCGCTCGCAACACCCTCGACTCCCGCTATAGCGTGCGCCTCGAATGGTGCGGACGTGCGACGCAGCAATGGGTTGCCCGCTTCTGTGGTGATTGGCTCGGATGCGACTCGACCCGCTCGGGCGCTGAGGAAATCGCCCGTCTGTATGAGCGCGACCGCTGGAGCATGGCAGCATGAGCGACCGCATCCGCCCCGTGACTTTCGACTCGGCCCAGATCGAGCCCTTTGCTGCTCGCATCATCGGCATAGCCGCTTCGCAATTCTGTCGCCTCAAAGAGCGCGAGAAAGAGACCGGAGAGAAGTCGGACCCCTTCGACATGGAAGATGCTCTTATGCATCTCTGGTGGGCTCTCAAGGGGCTTGATCACATTGCAATAGCGTTACGCGGCGGCAGGGACTGCGACGACGTGTCAGGCGTTCATTTTTCCATGGTGATGAATGCGGAACACAGCAGGATTCGCCGCCTCATCATGGAAGAACTTGGAGTCGATCCCGGATCGCATCCGCGCTGGAAATGAGGGGCTTCGGCCCCTCTCTTTTTGCCCGGTAACCCCACGTTAAGGTTAACCGATCGGGCGAAGTTGTTAACCATCAAAGTGAAATTGAAGTGGAAAAAGTTCTTGCACGAATCAGCGAATCGCCCTAGACCCGAATCACCGGGCGGCACCTACTGACTGGCAGAGCAGCAGCAAGGCTCGCCCGGTAACTCACACAGGAGACAGGCTATGTTCGAAGTCAAGACCACCCTGCGGACCTACAAGGTCGAAGCCAATCACATCAACGCCGCTTTCATCGCCGCAAACGTGCTGGCAGTGGAAGGCGAAGAAATCCTTTCCGTGGCCTATGCTGGGCCCGTCACGTTCATCATCGTGGAGATCGCGGCATGATCAGCAAGAAAGATGCCATCGCCAAGGCAATCGCGGCTGGAGCCTCGGAGGAGGAAATTGATCGCCAAGCCGCAAACTACGTCCGCCAAGTCGGCACCGTGCCTTTCAACAACATGATTCGGGCTCTCAACATCGGCCCTTGGCACAACACCGTTGACGACTGGACTCGGCTGGCAGCAGCCCTGACCGCGAGGGGATTGGCGCGAAAGCGCTAATTCCTTAACGGAATTGATGAATTTGTTAAGGTTAACGCGAATTAAGAATAAAGTGGAAAAAGTGCTTGACCGAATCAGTTAACCATCCTAGAAACGAATCAACAGCAACGGAGACACACAATGAAGATCAAGATCAAGACCACCGCTCGCTACACCGCAAAGCGCAAAGCCGCCATCATCGCCGATGTGGACAACGGCACCACCACCCTCGAAGACGTTTGCAGCCTGCACAACATCACAAGCGAAGAGTTTGCTGGCTGGCGTAAGTCGCTGGATCGCTCGGGACAGCAGGGGCTTCGGATCACTCGCCTGCAACACTACCGGGCAGCATAAGGGGAGGGGCTTCGGCCCCTTTTCTTTTGGCCTTAACCCAGTGTTAAGGTTAACAGATCAGCCGAATTAGTTAACCAATTAGCTGGAAAAAGTGCTTGACCGAATCAGCGAATCACCTTAGACCCGAATCACAAACAACGGAGACAGACCATGCGTTTTCTTTCTGCAACCCTTATGGCCCTCGGCCTTTTAGCTGGTTATGGTGCTTTCTACATGACAGCGAACATTGACCTAACCCCGCTCGCCCCTGAGGCCCGGACCGTCACCCAGATGCTCTTTAACGCCCTTGCTATGTGCGGGCTTTGCCTGCCCGCCTTGTCGATGCTGGCGCTGCACGACGACGCAAACTTGCGCCGCCAGTATCCCCACCGCTATCGCAAGAATCGCCGCTAATGGAAACGCTGGCAGAATATCGCCACAAGCGCGACCGGGCAATCGTTCAACGCCGCATGGGCGAAGAGCGCCGCCGCCACGTCAATCAATGCGTGGCTGACATCATCGCACAAGGTAAGATGGAAGAGCGCCGCCAGACCATCCGCCGGGAGGAAGATCAATGACAGACCGCCGATTCGTTATCGTGGAAAACGCCGGATATGAAGGCGAAAAAGACATCACCCACTTTCTCACCTTGCGGGAGGCATTCGCCTATCAGCGCGGCCATTATGAGCCGGACGAGATCGAAGAATTGCACGTCGATATTCGCCAAGACTGGACGGACGAAAACGGCGATTTTCATCAGGAATATGTCTATTAGGTGGAAAAAGTGCTTGACCGAATCGATGGACTATGCGAAAACGAATCATCGAAACGGAGACAAGCAAATGACCACCATCCTGATCCTCGCAATCGCCTTCCTGATCACCGCCACCGTGGCAATCATCAAGGCCCGCGCCGAACTCGCCGCTCACGCCGCCGAACAGGCAAGCAAGCATATCCCCAACCCAACCGAATACACCGGCCCGCGCTTCACCGCACATGGCCGGGAAATCCAACAGACCGGACGCCGGATCATCTGAGAAAGGGGCGGGAGAAATCCCGCCCTTTTCTTTGTCTGGTAACCGGGTGTTAAGGTTAACAAAACGGTTAAATTCGTTAACCATCAAAGTGGAAAAAATGCTTGACCGAATCGGCTGGTATGTTTAGACCCGAATCACTGGAAACGGAGACAGACCATGAGCAATTCCACCGAACAAGCAATGGCCGCCGACCTCGACCTTTGCGACATGATCCTTGCATTCGGAACGCCTGCCGCCAAGCGCAAGGCCCGCGCCCACCGCAAGGCTTGTTTCGCAGAAATCGCCCGGATGAACGCCGAGTCTGGGACTGACAAGCTGAGCGATGATGAATTACTCGCCGAATTGATGGCCTGACAGGAACCGGCCCCTGACAACAGGGGCCGGGACCCTAATTCACTGAGAAAAGGGGCCGGGCTCCAAAATCGTAAATTCAGGTTAACCTTAACCGATCGGCCGAAATCGTTAACCATCAAAGTGGAAAAAGTGCTTGACCGAATCGGCTGGCGCGTTTAGACCCGAATCACTGGAAACGGAGCCAGACCATGGAAAGATTCGAACTGACAGGCTCGGGCATCAGCGACGGGCAGAATCCGGAAAAACTGCTTGCCGCCGCGAAAAAGTGCGGCCTTCACAATCCCCGACTCGCCTATCACTTCGGCTGGTCGAATCAGCCGAAAACGATTCGTTTCAGCGCTGAAAGCTGGGAAGCTGCCGATAAGGTCGCCGATCTGGTGCGAACCGAATTTTACCCGGAAAATGCCGAGGGCCGTTTGTGCCCGATGATTCGGGCCTATCCGGTGAAAGCCCCGGAAGCCTGATCCCGGAAAAGCCCGATTCGCCGAATCGGGCTTTTTCTTTGGCGGTAATCTCTGGTTAACCTTAATAAAACGGCGAAATTCGTTAACCCTAAAAATCGGGATTTTCTGGAAAAAGTGCTTGACCGAATCGGCCTTTTCTGGAAAAACCGAATCACCGCAAACGGAGAAATGACATGATCACCATGGAAGCGATTATCGGGGGCCTTATTTCGGGGTTCGCTGTGCGCCTCTATGGTGCAGGACTGGCGCTCTATGTGGGCCTGTGTGCGAGCGACCTTATCAGCAGCACCCTTGCCAGCGCCACGGCTACCCTAGACACCCTACCCTAACCTACTCTGTCCTGCCCGGCCTAGGCTGTGTGCGCGGCTCTCGGCTGCTATGGATCAAGGTCATTTTAGGTATGCGTGCGTGTGCGCGTGCGTGCGTGTGCGCCTGTGCGTGCGCCTGTGCGGGCGCGTGCGCCTGCGGGTGTGCGCGCCTGCGTGTGTGTGTGCATGTGTGCGCGTGCCTGCCTAGGCGCGCACGAGGTGGAAAAACAAACTCACAAACTAATTCATTTTGTTATTGATTTGGTAACGAATCCCTGCGATAAAGGGACATCGAAAGCGAACGGAGACAAGACCATGTTCAAGATCATTGACACCGCAAACAACAGCGAATGCCTTGGTAGCTATGAAACCCGCGCTGGGGCAGACTACGGGCTCGGCATGGTAGCTTGTGGACGTGGTAACGACTCGGGCTTGCGTATCGTCAACCAAATGACTCATTGCGTAGAAGTGCCCGCCACGTTCTAAGTAGTGGAAAAACAAACTAACAAAATAATTCATTTTGTTATTGATTTGGTAACGAATCCCTGCGATAAAGGGACATCGAAAGCGAACGGAGAAACAACATGACCAACCTGATCCCCACCTTCCGCGTTTACAAGAACAAGGTCCTTGTCGGCACCGTGTCGGCAACCACCGAACAGCAGGCCCATGCCCGCGCATACGGCAAGTATGGCCGCTGCGAAGTCATGAAGGCTGACATGGAGCGCCGCCTTAGCACTAGCGGCCGTGTGGAGCGCGCTGACAGCAGCTTCACCCATGGCCGCAGCCCCTACCCCACCCCCGGCTTTGAGGCACGCCGTGCCGCTGAAATCGCCCGCTGGAAAGCGGGCGAATAAGCCCACCTTAACAAACGTTAACCTAAACGAAGGGCGAGTCGAGTGATCGACTCGCCCTTCCGATTCGCGTGCGAATCGAATCGATTCGTTCCTTTGCGAAAAAATTTGACCCCCTAGGGGACCCAAAGGGGTTTACCCCCACCTGAAAAAATCGGCCCTCTTAGCTCCTACATGAATCAAAACAGGTAGACATTCTCATATAGCTGTGCTAGTATCCCTGTCCATGGTCAACTAAGATCATGCAGCAAGTGGAGGGGGACCCAACGACCCTCCCATCACGCCCAACTCCCAACAAAACCACCCGTATATTATATATTTTTTCATCACGCCCACTAAAGCTTTGATCCCCTCATCACTCCCATCTCGGCAAACCGGCGAACCGGCAAACCGACCAAAATGGTGACATGACGATCCGGTAATAGCCGTCGTGATGATATGTATTTTTGCGACCCACCGGGGGACCCAAAGGAGGGGGACCCATCGCCGGGGGACCCCGATGGCGATACACCGCCATTATTACGTGACAGTGATGCACCTTAGCTGTGATGCAGTGGTGTCTTCCTGACGGATGCCTATCTTCCCCACCAAAATGATTGGACCCAATACCCGTGGCCCACAAGAAGAAGCAGATTTTCTTTCCCACCGATCCTGTTCACGTCGCCGAGAAGGTCGCAGCCAGCCGGCAGCCGCCCAAGCCGGTCCCAGTCCTGAAAGCGCAGACCCCCGGTCAGAAAGGTTACATCCGCAAGCTTACCCAGAACCACCACGACATTCTTTTCGCCGTCGGCCCGGCCGGCACCGGTAAGACCTACGCCGCTGTTCTCGATGCCATCATCAAGTTCCGCCGAGGCGATTGCACCAAGATCATCATCACGCGTCCCATGGTCGGTGCTGGTGGTGAAGAGCTTGGCACTCTGCCGGGCGGCGTGATGGAGAAGGTGGCACCATGGTGCATCCCGCTCCTCGACATCTTCAAGGAGTTCTATACCAAGTATGAGGTCGAGCAGATGCTGGACCGCGAGGAGATCGAAATCGCTCCCCTTGCCATCATGCGTGGCCGCACCTTGAAGAACGCGATCGTGATCGCCGACGAAGCCCAGAACTGCACGATCGAGCAGATGAAGATGCTGATGACGCGTATCGGCTCGGGCTCGCGGATGGTCATCACGGGCGACATCGAACAGCACGACCGACCGCACGGCCAGTCGGGTCTCGCCGACGTGATCCGCCGGATCGAGGAAAAGGAAGCACGGACGCGTTTCGAGGCGGCCATTCCCGGATCGATCGTTGCGAGTGATGAGGACGAAGAGACGCCCCGGCTGCGTCACAGCCGCATCGGCGTCGTGCGTCTTGGTCGCAAGGACATTGTGCGTCACGAGGTGATCGATGACGTTCTGAGCCTCTACGAGGAGTAAGAAAAAGGTGGGTGCGGCGGTTCTTGGGGGCGGCCGCACCCACAGACAAAGCCGGCCGGGGGTATGGCGGGCTTCGGACGATCGGAATCGGGTAACCGATCTCTTCGTCGGTATCTCAACAATTCCCCTACGTCAAGAACCTTTCCCACACATTAACAATGCCGCCGGCATCCACCTCAAGGAAATCCCATGTTTCACCCACCCATCTTCGTAACCGAGAGCCGCCCCGGCGGCGCGAACGCCAATCACAATCTGTTCCGGATCAAAATCTGGCGCAAGGCTGTCAGCGGAGCGGCCACCTTGCTGCAAGAAGTGGTGGAGTGGCAGTTCATCGTTCCGATCATGTTGATGATCCCCGTCTTGGTGGGAGGCGCTGGTTATCTGCTCATCGATTTCCCCTCGAACGTCGAGTTGGGTTTTTGGATGTTCTTGTCCGTTCTGCTGGGGATCGCCAGCCCGATCTACCTGACGCCGGTCACCCGTGAGATGGAGCTTCGGGGTAAGACCTGCGAAGCTGTCGCAGCGCATCGGGCCTATGGTGTCGATTTCGAAGAGCGCTTCAACATGGAAGCCGGCTCTCTCACTTACTACAAGCAGTTCAAGGGTTGGACCCTCGACCGGATCAAAGCCGGGATGCTCAAGAAGGTGCCCTACGCCCAACGCAAGTATGAGGCGAACGCCGCTTGGGTCCTCAAGTGGAAAGAGAAGCTGGAGAAATAATATGAGACCTCGTTGGCAAGTCACTCTCCTCTTGCTCACCCTTCCGATCTGGTTCCTTCCGGCGATGGTCTACGTTGGCTGGATGGAAGCAGGACGAGACATCATCACCAAGGATGTCCCGGTCGGTGTGCCGTGGATGCTCTTCGGTAAGAAGCCACGCGGATATTAAACCATGGAAACCTTCTTCATCCTTCTCGGGCAAGCTGTCGTCGGCTGGATCATCGCTGATCTGCTGGGCGGTTTTGTTCATTGGTATCTCGATAGGGTTGCCCGGCCGCGCTGGGATTGGCTGGAGAAGTCAGTCTGGGCCCCGAACCGGGTTCACCACGCTGACCCGCTGGCGTTCACCGCTCATGGTTTCTTCAACCGCAACTCGACGACCTTTGTGGCGGCCAGTGTAGCCGCCGGTTTGTGGCTCTTGGCGTTCGGACCGTCTGTTGTTCTCCTGTTTGCCTACGCCGGTGGGATGTTGCAGAACGAGGTCCACTACTGGACTCACAAGAAGTCCACCGGTTGGATCAAGGTCATTCAACAAACTGGTGTCATCCAGTCTATCCCAACACATGCCCGGCACCACAAACCACCCCAGAACCGGAACTACTGCATCCTGACTGAATGGTGCAACCCGGTGCTGGAGCGTCTGGATGTATGGAACCGGTTGGAGCGCCGCTTCGGAATCACCGACATTATTACTTGACAGTGGTGGAACATTCTGTTAGGTTTACATCAAATCAAATGTAGCATCACGCGCCTAGGCGACATCTCGTTGTAAGATCGAGACCACGGGGAGGCGAGTTGGAGGTAGTAAGTCCTTGGTCGGACCGAACCCCGAGACGGACCAATCTGCGATCGAAAAGGCGGACTGTCATTTACCGAAGTGCTTGATGTGGTAGGTGAGCCCGGTTCCAGTGGGGCCAGATGGGTAAGCCCCTTCTCACGCGTGGTAGGTCTTACAAGACCGCTCGAAGCGCGGGGATTGTTTCAGATACCGGCTTCGGCCGGCGGTTGGCCCCGTCATCGGCCTGTCTCCTCCCAGACTGGCCCCCTCGCTCCTCGGATCGAGAGGGTCCTTTTCCCGGAAGTTCTTCTCCTTGGCTGATAAAATCACAAAGCGGCAAGCCCGCACCTTCGCTCAGCGACAGGCGCTCTATGCTACGCGTCAGTCGAAGCAGCAGATGATGGAGAATGTCCCGCTCTTCGCGAACTGGGACTATGCCAACTGGCGCTTGATCTGGCTGGCGATCCGTCACGCCATGATCGGTGAAGTAGAGATCAAGAAGCACGGCACCGAATATCTACCCCAGCCGGAAGGCATGGACGAGAGCCAGTATTCGGCCTACCTCGATCGCGCTGTTTTCTACAACATGGTTTACCGCACCGTCACCGGCCTTACCGGTGCGATCTATCGGCGTGACCCGCGCCTGATGAAGGCTGGTCCCAAGGTCCGTGAGCTTTCGAAGCGCATCTCCAAGGACGGTCTGTCCCTCAAGCTGTTCGCCAAGGTCATCACTCAGGAAATGCTTTCGACCGGACGCTACGGCGTTCTGGTTGACAAGACTGATGACGCCAACAGCGTGACCGCCAAGCCTTACCTCGCCGGCTACACCTGCGAGAACATCTTGGACTGGACGACGACCGAGATCGAAGGACGCGACGAGTTCGACTACATTCTCCTGCGAGAGTTCAGCGTCGATCGCCGCTTCTTCGAAATGGTTGCCGATCAAGTGGTGCCGAATGCCACCTACGGGCAGTTGTTCACTGTCTACCGCGTCCTGCGTCTGGTCTACAACGACATGGATAATCGCTGGGAATACCGGCAGGAACTCTACGCCCGTGGTTCGGCCGATGCCGATCTTTCGGAAGAGCCGATCATCACGACCCCGATGGTATTCGGCGTCCCAATGAAGCGCATCCCGTTCCGCTTCTTCAATGCCACGACCAATCTCGGCGACATCGAAAAACCGCCGATCCTCGACATCCTCACCCTCAACCTCTCGCACTACAAGAGCTACGCTCAGCTTGAGCATGGCCGCTTCTACACTGCCAACCCGGTCTACTATGTGTCGGGCGGACAGGAAGACGACGAATACCACATCGGCCCCTCGGTCGTCTGGGAAATCGGAAACGGCGAGAAGGCTGGTATCATCGAGTTCAACGGCTCTGGTATGAAGAGCCTTGAGAATGCCTTGCAGCAGAAGGAGACGCAAGTCGCTTCGCTGGGTGGGCGTTTGCTGGGAGACTCATCGACCGCCGGCCAGTCGGACAATCAGGTCAAGCTCAAGGATCGCAACGAAGCATCCTTGCTCCTCAACGTCACCACGGTCCTCAACGAGAACTTCACTGAGCTTCTGATCATCCTCGGTAACTGGATGAACGAGCGCTCAGAAGGTCTGGAGTTCCGCGTCAACCAAGACTTCCTGCTCGATCAGGCCGCCGCCCGTGAGTTCCGCGCCATCACGATGATGTATCAGGCCGGGCTCATCGGCATCGAGATCATCTATGAATACTTCCTCAAGGCGGATGTTATCCCGGAGTATGTGACTCTGGAAACCTTCACCAAGATGCTGGAAGATCAGGCCCAGTTCCCGAACAACCCGGACTTCGCCAGCCGCAAGGAAGGGTTCCCGGATGCCCGGACCCAGCGCGCCGACGAACTGGCTCGCGATCTCGACGACAACGAAACCGGCCGCCTCGACAGCGAACTGGAATCGGACGAAGCGATTGCCGAACAGGCCCGCAAGTCCGCCGAGAAGGTTGCCAAGGAACAGCCGAAGATCGCTCCTGTCCCAGCGACCGCAAAGCAAGCAATGCAAAAAGACGCCCCGGCACCAGCGCCAAAGCCGGCACCAAAGGCGTAACCTATGAGTAACCCGGACTACGACATCCACTTGGATCGCGGCCAGTTCAATTCTTTGTTCGATGATGATGGAGAGTCCGGGTTCCCATACGGGGAAGATTTGGATGATATTGAACGTGCCATAGCCGAAGAACTAGGCCCTCCAAAACCTAGGAAGAAACGGAAGAAGGCAAAAAAGTAACTTTTTTATTCCATCACCGCCATTTTAGCTTGACAGTGCATGGAAAATCTCGTATCCTTGTCGGCATATTGGAATTGAAAGCGTTTACCGGGGTCCGGATCAACCGCTTCTTCCATTTTCCCACAAACATGGCTCCGGGGGAGCCTCTACCCAATCCCCCAAGGTTCGGAACAAGAAGTAACGCGTCGGTGCGCCGGCAGTCAGCCTTCTTGTTCTGGAAATCCTCTGGAGGGTCCGGAGGTCGCGATGTGAGACGCGTTCATCTCCAGAACCCTCGGTGAGGATTTCCAATGCCCATTATCAATTTCAACACCCTCGAAGAAGTTCCGGCGGAACTCCGCGAGTATGCCAAGGCTGACGAAGAGTCCGGCAAGTTCGCCGTCAATGTCGTCCCCAACCAGAAGCTCGTCGAGTTTCGTGAAAAGAATATCGACCTGAGCAAGCGGCTCGAAGCGGTCACTCCGACCCTCGCCCGTGTTCAGGAAATCGCCGGCGAAGACCTCGATGCCTTCGTCAATGACCTCAACGGTCTCCGCGACATCGCCCAGCGGGTGAAGGACGGGGAACTCAAGACCGACGACCAGATCGAATCTGCGGTTCAGGACCGCATCAAGGTTCTCCGGGATGGCTACGACGAAAACTCGAAGGCGCTCCGCAAGGAACTGACCGAATACCAGCAGAAGGCCCAGACGCTCACCGAGCGACTGAACCGCACTGTTATCGACAAGGAAGTCACAGCGGCCGTCATCGTGCCGGAAAGTGGTGTCCAGCCTCAGGCCCTGCCGGACATTCTCCAGCGTGCCTACGGTCTCTTCAAGATCGAGGACGGACAACTGGTTCCGAAGCGCGGCGAAAGCGTGATTTACGGCAGCGACGGCGCAAGCCCGATGAGCGTTTCCGAATGGCTCATCAAGCTCCGCGACGAAGCGCCCCACTACTTCAAGGGCAATACCGGCGGCGGCGCTGCTGGTGGCAAGGAAGAGAAGATTGGCGGCATGACCGCTGCTCAGATCGCCCAGCTTTCGCCCATGCAACGCCTTGAACTGGCGAACAAGACCAACGGCAACAAGGGTCGTTAAGGTTAACGGCTTCGGTCGGTCGTCAGTTCCACGAGATCACCCCGGCTTTGGTAGCCTGTCGGGGTTAGTCAATCAACCCCTCAGGCTACCGACGACCAACCACCACTCTCTAGGAGTTTTTCAATATGCTCACTCTGCACGAGGCATCCAAGCTCGTCGATGGTGATCTCAAGCGTCAGGCGATCATCGAGATGTTCGCTGGCTCGACCGATCTCATGGCCGCTCTGCCCCTCATGGATATTCCGGGTAACTCGTATAGCTACGCTCAGGAAGCGAAGCTGCCGAGCGTCGGGTTCCGTGGTTACAACCAAGGCTATGACGCGTCGATCGGCGTGATCAACCCGCAGTCCGAAACCCTCCGCATCGCCGGTGGTGAACTGGATGTCGATACCGCGCTCGTCAAGACGCACGGCATCGGTGTTCGCACCCGTCAGGAAGCGATGCAGGTCAAGGCAATGGGTGCCAAGATCACCGCAGCCTTCATCAACGGCGACTCCAGCGATGGCGTTTCGTTCGATGGTCTGCGTGCCCGCGTCAATGGTTACCAGCTTCTGGCAGCCGACGAAGACAGCCCGGCCGCAAACGGCCCGCTGAGCCTCGCAACGCTCGACGAAGCGATCGACCGTGTGGACAATCCGACCCACATCATCATGTCCAAGCGTATGCGCAACCTGCTCTCGCAGGCCGCAAAGGACAAGGATGTCGGCGGTGACCTCCAGTGGTCGAAGGACGACTTCGGCCGTCGCGTTGGCTTCTACAACGACCTGCCGATCCTCATCACTGAGGACGACGACAAGGGCGAGAAGATCATCGACTTCAACGAAGCCGGCCCGGCCGGTGGTGCAGTCAGCCAGTCCGTCTATGTCGTGAGCATGGGCGACGGCAAGATCGTCGGCCTCCAGAACGGCATCATGGATGTCCGCGATCTGGGCGAGATCGACGCAATGCCGGTTTACCGCACCCGCGTCGAGTGGCTGATTGCCATGGCCGTCATGCACGGCAAGGCAGTGGCCCGCATCTGGGGCATCACCAACGCGGCGATCGTTCGCTAAGTTGGTAGGTGGGGGAGGTCTTCGGACTTCCCCACTGACCCTCCTCCACCAAACCTACCTCAGGAGTCATTCAAATGGCAAAGCTCAAGTCCAACTTCAAGTATATGCTGGATGCTGCACCGTCGATCACTTTCCGTGACGCTGCCGCTGCCCCGCTGACCGCAGACGGCAACACTGCTGCAATCGTTCTCGACACCCTCGACGGTTACTGGAACGACAACAACGAACTCGCCGACAGCACCTTCGCGATCGTCGTGAACGTCAACGCTCTCGCCACCGCCGGTGCCGATGAAGAGTATGTTCTCAACCTCGTGGCAGGCCCGGTTGGCTTCGCAACCTCGACTGTGGTCGGGACCATCACGGTCCTCGAAACCGGCCAGCACGTCTTCCTCGTTGACATCGATACTGTCCGCAAGTCGGTTCCCGACGCTGCTGCTCTGCGTATCGCCGTTGACGTGACCGGCGTTGCACCGTCGATCGACTTCGTTGCCTTCATCGGCGGCGCGATCATCCGCTAAGTCTTAGAGGGCCGGGTAACACCGGCCCTTTTCGGCCCGACCCAGACTTAGGAGTAACCCATGCAGAACCCGAACACCGTGACGGTCTACAGCCCTGAGGGCGAACCGTTCGAAATGAGCCGTGTGAACGCACGCGACCTTTGCAGCCACCGTGGCTGGTCGATGTCGCCGCTGACTGTTCCGCCGGTCAAGGCTGAAAAGCCCGCTGAGATCAAGACCGAAACACCGGTCGAAACCAAGGAAGAAACCCATGCCGAAGCTGACAGCGAAGGAAGCGGGCAAGCTGATGCCACCGGTGAAACCGAAGATGGCGAAGGCGAAGGGACAGAAGGCAGCACCAGCGGCGAAACGCCGGGATCGGAACAAGAAGATGTATTGACCGATCCGGTCATCTTCACAACCGAAGAGCAGTTCGCTGGAATGACCGATCGTGAAGATGTGGTGGTCTATCTGGCAGGCGCTTTCCCTGACTTCAAGCCCCACCACAAGGCAGGTCGCGACGGCCTCGTTGCCAAGGCAATCGAACTCGCAACGGGCGAATAATCAACAATCAATACCGCTAAGGCGGCTCCGGGCTTGGCAGGCAATTAGCTTGCCAAGCCCTTTCCTTTTCAAGGACTTTCTCATGGGAAAGCACCTAAAACCAGAACCCAACACAGTCCGTGGTATCTGTATCGAATGTGGTGAAAAACCTCAAAGAAGCGCTGGTAAAAGAGCAGATGGAAAAACTAAATTTTCATCCTTATGCGGAAAATGCACTCACCAAAGAAATCCACAAAAGAAGCCAAGCAAGCGCCCAGAAAGATACTGGGAAAATTGGAAAAGAAGTAGTTACAGAAGCCACAAAAAGGACAAGTGCGAGGAATGTGGTTTTATACCACAAGACCCCTGTCAACTCGATGTGGATCATATTGATGGAGATCATAACAACCATGATCCCAAAAACCTACAAACCTTGTGCGCAAATTGTCATCGATTGAAAACCAAGATGAATGGCGACGGGGTTTACCGGAATAAACAAGCAGGAGCAACCCATGGCACTCGTAGTTGAAGATGGCACCGGTGTGGTCACCGCGAATGCCTATGCATCGGTCGAAGAGGTCGATGAAATTCTGGGTGTCAACATCCACTCACAGTGGAGCCTTATCGTTGATGTGGAGACCAAGGAAAAGCTGATCCAATGGGCCAGCCGCATCCTTGATGAACGCGTCAAGTGGTTCGGTAAAAAGACCCACCCCACCAGCGGCCGGGCATGGCCTCGCGTCATGGTCAAAGATCGCGAAGGCCTCTTGATCGAAGACAACGTTGTGCCGTTGGCTGTCAAGGTTGCTACGGCTGAGCTTGCCGACCATCTTCTGGCCGGTGACCCTGAGACCGCAAACACCGGATCGAACATCACGGCGCTACAAGTCGATGTGGTTATGATCAAGTTCGACGCCCGCCTCGATGCCGAACGCTTCCCGCCCAACCTTTCGAAAATCCTTTACGGACTCGGCTTTATGTCGTTCGGCCGTGGTGGGCCCAAGAAGATCATCAAGCACTAAGTCATGGCACTCAACGACATCATCAAGCAGCAGGTGACCAATGCGTTCACCAACATCCTAGCACCGGGTGGTCTCACAGAGTCCATCACGATGAAGTATTTCGTCGCCGACGGTGTATTCGATGTTGAGGAAGATACGGCAGTGCCGCAGTTCAACGACGTTCCGGATGTCATTGCTCTGGTCGCCAAGCCGACATTTGACGACATGAAGAACCACAAGGTGGTCATGGCTGATGTCAAGCTGGTGATCGCCGGTCCACTACTTCCAGCAGAGCCGCAAGCTGACACCGATAAGGTGATCCGGGCAAACGGCGAGGAATGGGATGTCCGCAAGGTCGTCGGCGTTCCGGGCGGATCGGTGTGGCTGGTTTTCATCTATCGGACCTAATATGGCCGGCGCACGTCTCGAAGGCCGGCAGCAGGCCCATGCAGCAGCAATGGCATCGATCGAAGCGCTGGAACGGAAGTTCGCTCAGAACATCCAGAATCTGGTGGAAGAAATCGACCATCACATCAAGGCGCTGACCCCGGTCAACACCGGTCAAGCAGTTCGCAATTATATCTGGTCGATCAACAACCCAAACCCGGTTGTTTATCAAGCGATCAATAATGGCGATCCCGGCCGCACCAACCAGATGGCCTTGGGGACCGAACCCCGGCGTGGTGTGAACGAAGCAGCGGCCGCCGAAAGCATGAACACCCTTGGGTTGATGAGCAATCCGTTCGGGGTGATCTACCTGACCAACAATTCTCCGGACATCGTGGGACTTGAAATGGGTATCCTACCGGGCCCGCCTTTCAAATCACGTTCGCCTCGCGGAATGTTCGGCGTCACCGAAGCCTACTTCAACGCGCTGATCAAAGCACAAGGAATACTCAGGTGAGTAAAGAAGCAGAGCGGGTCTATCTGACCAACAAGATGAAGGCTCGGGCCGACGAACTGGGATTCCCGATCTCTTATCCCAATCACCAGTTCAACATCCCAGTCAATGACATCTATGGTGAGTTTCACATCATGTCAGGGCCAAAGCCCATCATCGTCGGGGGTGAAGGTAAGGGACGTATCAGAGTCCGCTACGTCGGTATGGTGCAGCTTACGGTTTACATCCCCAAGGACAAGGGGACTAAGAAGGCCGCCCTTGCTCAGGATGTGTTCAAGGAAATCTTCCAGTTCAAACTCGGGCGTGACGCTGAGCAATCCAGCTACAAGTTCGGTGTCCTCCAAGACTACAACCCGGAAACCAAAGTGGGTTGGGAATGCTATGTGGTTCGGGTGAGTTTCCAGCGGGATTCAATTGAGACTGTCCAGATCAGCGAATAATTTTAGGCAACACCGACATTATGGCTGCGTGAACGACATTCTCGCTTGACACGTTAACCATTTTCGTTTACCATTGGCGTCTTAATTCCGCCCCTTTGGATGGGGCTGCGTTTAGACGCATCACTCCACCATAACTGAGAAGGGCAATTCCAAAATGGCAAACAAGCTGCTCGCCGATAGCAACCGCGCTTCGCTCCGCGAGATCATCGAATCCAACAACGCGTGGGGCGAGACCCCGGCAGCAGGTGTTACCCGCGCCCGTCGTTTCCGCACGTCCTCGATCACGGCCTCGAAGGAGACCGTTGAGTCGGAGGAAATCCGGGACGACCGCATGATCTCCTCGGTCATCGAAACCGCTGCAATGTCGGGCGGCGAGATCGCTTGGGAATTTGCAGCCGGCACGACCGACCTCGACTTCCAACGCACCCTCATGGGTGCGTGGTCGCGTCCGATGGACTGGGACGTGTTCCGTGGTAAGACTGTCTCGATCACAGCCAACAACACCGTCCGCATCAGCGGCGCTGATGTGGCAGCCTACTTCACTGTCGGCCGTCGTATCAAGACCAGCGGTTTCGTGAACCCGTCGAACAACGACTATCTCCAGATCAGCAGCGTCGCGTTCGCGGGTGGAAACACCGACATCGTGGTCACTGGCACTTCGCTGGTGGTTGAAGCCGGTTCTCCGAACACAACTGTCGCCGACGCAAACGATGTCATCATCCTGCGTGCGACCACCCTTCGTTTCGGTAACTCGCCGAACACCATCGACGGTGAAGGCGCTAACCCGTTTGCTGCTGCGATCGCTGCTGGTCAGTTGAAGACCGGTCAGCGCATCTTCGTCGAAGGCATCGGCTACGAGACCGGAACCATCACGGCCAACACTGTTGTCGCCGGTGATACTGTCACGCTGTCTGACGGCGTTGATACCGTTACTCTGGAAGCCGACCTCGATTTCGACATCGGCGCGGACGACACCGAAACCGCAACCAATCTGGCGGCTGCAATCAACGCGCTGCGCCCGACCGGAACCGTTGCTCTCTCGGCCACTTCGGCACTGGGCGTCGTTACGGTTCGCAACCTCCTCAAGGTCGGCGGCGTCCTGACCGAAGACGCGGCAACCCTCGCGGTTGTTGACTTCACTGGTGGCTCGGCAACGGACGGCGGCTTCTACACCATCGTTTCGCTGACCGATGACACCCTCGTTCTGGATCGCGCTGTCCCGGCAATCGCTGCTGGTGGCCCGATCACGATCAAGGGCTCGATGCTCCGCAATCCGGGCAACAGCGCCGACATTACGCCGCAATCGGCATCGATCGAAACCGGCTTCCAAGACGTGAGCCAGTTCTTCACCGTGGACGGCCTGCGTTGCGGTGGTATCGAAATGGAAGTCGCTGCCGGCTCGATCGTCACCGGTCAGTCCACTCTCATGGGCCGCGCTACCAAGCGCGCCTCGACCGAGAAGCTGACTGGCGCTGCTTATACCGCGCTCGAAGCCCCGGCAACCGAAGTCGTTTCGGCGACTGCGAACGTCGGCGCTCTGACCGTGAACGGTGTCGAACAGGCAACCGCGATCAACTCGATCCAGTTCTCGATCGAAGGCAACCTGCGCAACCAGCAGGCCATCGGCTCGAAGTTCCCGGTCGGCATCGCTGCTGGCCGTCTGAACCTCACTGGCACGATCGAAGCCTACTTCGCCGACGGTGAAATGTATGATCGCTTCATCAACCACGAGACGGTCAGCCTCACCTTCCCGATCATCGATCAGGACAAGAACACCTACTACTTCACCATCCCAGCATTCAAGGTCACCAGCGATCCGATCGCACCGGGCGGCCTCGATCAGGATGTCATGGAGTCGCTGGAGTTCAGCGCCTTCCGCGACGCGACCACGGCCTGCATGGTGCAGATCGATCGCTTCTCGTCCACCGCTCCGATTACTGCACTGTAATCGTGAGCCCCGGTGGGTTCCCCCGACCCACCGGCGCGATTTGAGGTAAGGACTTCGGTCCTTGTCCTCCGCCACCCCGGTTAGCCGGTAATAGTCCCCGCATACAGTCTAGGCTCTGTGCGGACGACGGGTGGAGTATCCAGTTCCCCGACACCGATTTCGCTGGCGAAACGGGGTGCAGCCTTGTCGGGAGGCTGCATCCCACCCTCCCGACAACCGACAAGGATTACCCCGATGAACCTCTACGAAGCATTTGAAAGCAACCTCGACGACACCGCCAAGGAGTTCCCGCTCTCGGACACGGCGTCGATCACACTGATGCCGATCGCTGGCGACAAATCGCGCCGGGCCTTCGAGCGCATGATGGAACCCTACAGTGTCCGCCTGAACGCCGGCGGCAAGCTCACCGACGAAGAGAACAAGGCGCTGAACGTTCGGTTCTACGCTGAGAACATCGTCAAGGGCTGGAAGGGCATCAAGGATCGCGAAGGCAAGGAAATCAAGTTCAGCCCGGAAGCTGCTACGGCTCTCTTCTCCGATGAGAAGCTGGCGGGCTTCTTCGCTCTGATCATCCGTATGGCATCGAACGACGCCTCGTTCGAAGCCAAGAAGGCCGAAGCAGACGAGGGAAACTGATAGCCTACCTCAACTGGACGCAGCGTCCGACTGCTAAAAAGTCGGACTGGCTGCGCCAGATTGAGGCTGAGAAAGGCATCAAGATCAAAACCCTTGAGGACGAACCCGTTCTCTCTCCACATCTCTATTGGATTTGGAAAGCCTTCACCGATCTCAACAGCCGGCGACCGGTTGCAGGGATGGGAGGTTTTCTACCATTCTCCTACACCGAGATCGAAGCCTACTGCCGGCTCAAAGGCATTTACTCCCTCGGTGAACGTGAGCGCTTGCTGCGTCTCCTCGAAATCCTCGATCATGAATGGATCAAGGCTTACGTCGAGCGTGAAGAAAAGAAGAACAATTCTTCGAAAGGCACACCCCCACCACCATCCCACTCGCCCCCTCGCGGCGGTGGACGAAAAGCACCCCCTCGAAAACAGGTAGCGTAGCCAATGGATACCCATGGCATGAAGTTTGTCGTTGACACGACTGGAGTCGCGAAGGGTTTTCGCGACTACAAGTCGGCTGTCGATGGCATCTTCGCTTCCCTGACCAAGTTCGAAGCCCACGTCGATAAGACGATGAAGGGGGTTGCTAAGGCTTCGGCTAACCCACAAGCACTCAACGCATTCAAGAAGGCCGTCAGCGCCTTTGCGAAGGTAGACATCGACACGTCGGCAGCCCGCAAGCTGTCGGCGCTGTCGGCTGCCATGCAGGGCTTTAAGGCCCCCTCCAGCGCCCAGACAGCAAACACCAAGCGCTTCTTCAATGTTCTGGGTAACTCGCTCCCAGACCTGACTAACGCATACCGTTCGATCAAGATGCTGAACGACTTGAAGACCGCGCTGGCGGGCTTCAAGGCACCACCGGCTGGGGCTTCCAAAAATCTCACGGCGTTCGCCAATGCAATGCGGACCGCCGCGCCGGCTTTCAATAGCCTCAAGAGCGTGTCTGGCACAGCGCGGGTCGCTAATGAACTGGCGCTGCTCGGCGCTGCATTCCAAAATCTCCGAGTCCCTACCGCTGGTCAGGTTACCAACCTTGGTAATTTTGCCCTTGCAATGCGCTCCTTAAACTTCTCCAACCTTCAAGGTTCGGGGAACTTTTATGCTGCGCTGGCCGCGATCGGAAACTTCCGGGCCCCAACAGCAGCACAGATTCGTAACCTCCAGTCGTTCGTAACGGCTGTTGCCAACATGCGTGTTCCCCAGAACGCGGATGCGGTCGCAGCCGCACTGGCTCGGATCGCAGGGGCGGTCGGTCGGGCAAGTGACGCGATGCGAGGTCTTCGCGGCAATGTAGGCAGCCTCGGTAACAGCCTCGGTAACTTGGGAGGACAGGCACGCGGCGCTTCGATCCAGATGATGGGTCTCCAGAACGCTTTCTCTGGCACGTTCCAAGTGGGCTCTGTTTTGCGTTCGCTTCTGGGATCGCTGACCATTGCTGAGCTTGGTCGCAACTTCTTTGAAGCGACCAACGCAGCTATCCAATTCAAGGCACAGATGGGCGTCCTGAACAAGGACCTTCAATTCGCCGACGCTCAGATGACCTATGTCCGAAACACAGCCAATGCTTTCGGAACGGACATGCTTGCGGCGGCCACCGGCTTCGCCAAGGTCAGCATCGCGGCTGATAAATCCAACATGACCGTCATGCAGACGCGTCACATCTTCGAAGGTCTGTCCACCGCCATGACGGTTCTGGGCACGACCACTGCTGGGCAGGGCGATGTGTGGTTGGCTCTGCAACAGGTCATGAACAAGGGCTATCTGTCGGCCGAAGAACTCAACCAGCAGCTTAACGAAAAGCTGCCGGGTGCGATGGCTTATGCTACCGAGTATGCCAACAGCCTCGGACTGTCTCTGGAAAAGGGTTTGAAGACCAAGGCGCTGGATGCCGCTGGTGTGCTTGCCCATATTGCACAGCGGATGAAGGAAGACTTCGGTCCTTCTGTGGCTGCTGCTTTGATGCGCCCGGCCGCACAGATGAATATCCTGCGTAACAACATCGATCAGTTGTTCATCGCCATCGGCGAGAACGGCGGTAACGACGCGTTCGCAAACCTGCTCGCGAAGATCAACGAGCGGATGAAGCCCGAAGACATCGAACGCTATGCAGTAGCGATCGGTGAGGGCCTGAAAAACGCGGTCGATAGTCTGTCGGCGGCCTTCGATTGGTTGTATCAGAACTGGGATTCGATCAAGGGCCCGCTTTCGGCAACCCTGGAACTCCTCGGTAAGTGGATGATTGTATCCAGCGCCCTCCAGATTGGCCGCTTTATCGTTCAGCCGCTGATGGCTATCGGACCGGCATTAGGTGGTTTACGGACCGCTGGGGCCCTTCTGGGTGTGACCTTCGCAACAAGCGCCCGTGCTGCTGTCGGTGCCATGGCGGGCCTGACAGGCAGCGCTAGAGCCGCTGCTGTGTCGATGCTCCAGTTCCGTGCATCTCTGGCTGCTACGATCGTAGCTATGCGCGGTGCTACTGTGAGCGTCGCCGGTCTGCGTGCGGCTATGCTGGCATTGGCGACCACCGGTATCGCCGGGGCTGTCGCCGGCCTGCGTGGGCTGGTTGCCTTGCTTGGTGGTCCGCTCCTGCTTACACTGGCGGCTGTTGGTTACAGCATCTACCGGGTGGTGGATGCTTGGGACTCGCACAAAAGAACGCTCGAAGAGGCGAACGTCACGATCGACAAGAACAGAAAGTTGATCGATGAAACACGCACTTCTTTAGCATTCGGCAGCACGGCAACCGACACCGCGACGGGTGCGACCAACCTCTATGGTATCTCGATGGACACTGCACGCGGGTTCATGGAGCGATTCCGCCAGAAGGCCGATGAAGCAACCAACGGGTTGTTCTCGATGGCATTACAGGCGCGTCAAACCCGCGTCGAGATGTTGAAGTTGGCGCAAGCCGACATCACCAAGAAGCTGTCCAGCCTGCAAACCAACTCCGTCCGGGAGCTTGGTCAGTTGGCTGATCAACAGTTCGCGAAGGGTAACTATTTCACCGGTGCTGGAGCCAAGCTTTACCAAGGTATGCAGGGTCTCCGCAACATCGGTGACCGTGCGCGTGAAAAGGATGTCAACGAAGGGATTGACCGACTCAAAGCACAGCGGGACGAACTGGCTGCGCTGCAAAAAGAGGTAGAATCGGAATCTCTCGACACCGGTATGGACAGACTCCGAGCCCAAGGGTTCGGTGGTAAGCCGCCGCGTGCGTCCACGCCGACCGAAGCTGGTAGCGGTGGTGGTTCTTCGGGCGTCAACAAGGCAGCCCGCGAAGCTGAGCGTCTGGCTAACTCGGTAGACCAGATCATGGGAACCTTGATGGAGAACGACCCGATCGGGAAGCTCTATCAGGACTTTGTTGAAACTCTCGGTGATCAGGCTAGAGTCCTGCTCAACGATAAGGGTTACGAACAGTTCGTTGCCAACGTCAAGGCGCAGAACAAGGACGGTGTGGTTTCGGTCGAGTCACTGATTTCGGTGATGAAGGCCAGTGGAACCACCTCGGCCGGTGCTTTGAAGCTGATCGAAGACAAGTATGGTAAGACCAGCGACCAAATCGTAAACCTGCTCAAAGAACAGCAGGCGGCGTTGGAAGAAGCTTACACCGACGCGGCTATCAAGGAATTGGATAAGTCCTTCCGTTCGCTGTCGCGTGGTATTTCCATGGTTGGGGATAGCATCCCCGCTGTGGCTGAATTGGGTGCTAACCTTCAAACTATTGAAGGTCTGGCTCGCTTTGTCATGCCTGCCAATGAGGGCTTTGTTAAGTTCCTCAGCGACGTTCGTTCAGGTGCGCTTTCAGCAGCGGAAGCGATGGATAAGCTGGAAGCCATCATGGCTGATCCAAACCAGCGTTCGGCAACCGCAAGCCAGTTTTTCGCTACTTCCAACACCAACCCGGCCGAAGTTGCGAAAGCAAATCGTGATCGCGTCGCGGCGAATGCAAACGCACGCGCCGAAGCTGAGTTGGATATGCAGTTCGGTGAACGACTGCTCCAGCAGCGCAACAACGAAATCAAGCTCCTCCAGATGTCTTCGCAGGAGGCGGAAGCCTACACGACGGTAATGGAAGAAGTTAACCGGATGCGCGCTAAGAGCGGCCCGGTTTCTCAGGAGGTTATCAACAACCTCCTTGAGGAAGTTCGTGCGCAGCAGGCACTCGCTAACCAGATGCAGCGGAACAAGGAGTTCTTCGAGAACAACGGGGTTCGCAGCTACATCAACGACATCAAGAGCGTTGGTGAGTCGATCAACGAGTTGGACAAGAACGTCCTCCAGTCGTTGGAAGATCAGTTGTTCAGCCTCGGCACGACTGGGAAGTTCAGCTTCCAAGCTATCTTTGACACGCTCCAACAGGGCCTGATTCGTTTCGCTTCCCAGAACATCCTCAAGGAAGGGCTGGGCAAGCTGTTCGGCGGGGATCAATTGGAGGGCGGAACCCCGAGCCTTCTGGGCGGCCTCTTCAAGGCGATGGGCTTTGAACACGAAGCTGGCACTACCGACCCACTCGGAACTGCAAGACGCCCGATGCACGTCATCATCGATGGTGGCACCGGTAACTTGATCAGAAAAACCGGTGAAGTCATCATGGAAACTGGTGGCACCCCTGAGGAAGCTGTTGGCAACGCTGTGAACAGCTTGATCAGCGGAACCAATCAGGTCGGACAGATCATCCGTGACCAGTGGGGTAACGAAGTCAAGGGCATTGGTGGTATCCTCGGCCAGATCGCCGGGAGCTTGATGGGCGGAGGTGCTGGTGGTGGCGCTGGTGGCATCCTTGGAAGTCTGCTCAACATCGGCATGTCGGCACTTGGCGGCGGCGCGGGTCCTCTTGCTTCTCTGGCAGGTAGCGCGGCTCAGACGATCGCAGCAAATCCGGGCATCTTCAAGGAAGGTGGTTTTCCGGGATCGCCGGTGGCGCGGGCTTCGGTCCACCCGTCGGCATTCACCAACGCCCCGCATTATGCGGAAGGCACGCCGAACACCAGCGGCGGTCACCCGGCTATTCTGCACGACAATGAAGCGGTGATCCCTCTCAGCCGTGGCCGCAAGGTTGCTGTTGAGATGAACGGGGGAAGCCGTGGGCAGACGATCAACAACAACTTCATGATCAACAGCCCAGATGCGAACTCGTTCCGTAAGAGCGAAACTCAGATCGCGACCAAGATGCACATGCAAGCCGGCCGCGCCTACCGCCGCAACCACGGCTAATTTTCCCTTGACAGTCACCGCTATTTTGAATAGACGGTGACTGTCAGAAGGACCCTCTATGGAAATTGCAAACTTTCACGATGTCCGATTCCCGGAGGACATCAGCTACGGCTCGTCCGGCGGACCGGGATTCAATACCAGCGTCATCGATCTGGCATCCGGACACGAACAACGGAACATCAACTGGTCCTTGGCCCGCGCCAAGTATGACGCCTCTTACGGCGTCAAGACCCGCGAGCAGATGGAGGAAGTGCTTGACTTCTTCTATGCGCGCCGGGGTAAGGCTTATGGCTTCCGGTTCAAAGACTGGATGGATTTCGTTCTTGATCGTCAGGCGATCGGGGTAGCCGGCGGCACAAACACGCTCCAAGTTTTCAAGCGTTACGAGCCACTAACCAGTTATTTTTACGATCGCCCGATCATGAAGATCGTTCCGGGGACGGTGCAGGTGTGGGCAAATGGCGTCGAACTCTCACCGCTGCTGGTTAACACTGGAACCGGTCTCGTCAACACGACCACTTACGCTGGTCAGACATTCGAAGTTGCCTGTGAGTTCGATGTCCCGGTTCGTTTCGACACCGACGAAATCAACATCACCCACGACGACTGGGAATTGATGTCGTGGCCTTCCATCCCCCTCATCGAACTGCGTCCGCGATAAGCCATGAAATCCATCAGCATTGAACTTTCAAACCATCTGGATGGCGAGGTCACCACCTTGGCATCATGCTGGCGCGTGGTTCGACGCGACGGCCGTGAGTTCTACTTCACTGACCATGACCAAGACATCGTGTTCGAGGGTAACACCTACGAAGCGGAATCGAGCTACGACCGAACGGCGGTAGCAAACGGTTCGGACATGAGCGTCGATAACATGGACGTTGCCGGTATTCTCGATTCCGAGAAGATTAGCGAAGAGGACATGCGCAACGGTCTCTTCAACCGGGCTGATGTCTACGTCTTCATCGTCAACTGGCAACACCCGGAATATGGCCCACTCAAGGTCCGTCGGGGATGGTTTGGCGAAGTGACGATCACCGATACCGGGATGTTCACTACCGAAATTCGTGGTCTGGCACAGGCTCTGTCGCACAACTTCATCGAAGTCTATGCGGCCGAATGCCGGGCCGACTTCTGCGATTTCAGATGCAAGCTCAACATCGAAGATTACGAAATCCCGACGACCGTCTTGGTTGCCTTTCAGCGGGACTCCTTCGTTCTCCCGGTCAATTTTGTGCCGCCTTCGCAAGGACTAGCGCCGGGCACTGTTCGTTTCGTCGATGGACCGAATGCCGGACGAACAGTTGAGATCACAGGATACAACACTGACACCCGCACCGTCGAACTGTTCGAAAGCGTGGCTTACGAAATCACGACCGGGACAGCGATCGTGGTTGCTCCCGGTTGCGACGGATCGCTTGAGCGGTGCAAGCTCTACAACAATGTCATCAACCGCCGCGCCGAGGATTACGTCCCCGGCAACGACGAACTCATGAAGTATCCCGATGCCAAACAGTGACGATTTTATCGCAGCAGCCCGTTCCTACATGGGGGTAAAATGGCGACATCAGGGACGAAATCGATTGGGAGTAGATTGTGTCGGTCTGGTCCTTTGCAGTCTGGCTGATCTGGGAATCCCAGCACCGGACATGCAGGGATACCGGAGAACACCTGATCCGATCTTCGTCGAGCATATCCGAAACAATTCATTACCAGCCGAAAGCACAGCGCCCGGAACTCTCGGTATCTTCCGAGATGGAACCCAGCCGTGTCACGTTGGTATCTTCGCAACCATGCACGGTCAAACTTCGCTGATCCACGCTTATGCTGGAACCGGGATCGTCATGGAAGAAGTCTTCATCCACGACTGGCCGAACAAGCTGGTTGAGGTCCGTGCATTCAAAGGACTTGAATACATCTAATGGGACAACTCGCGACCACCATTGCTGGCGGCGTCATCGGCTTTGCAATCGGCGGGCCCTTCGGGGCTCAGGTCGGGATGATGCTTGGCGGCATGATCGGTGCCACTTTGTTTGGTCCGACGGTCCATGGCCCGCGCCTCAACGACCTCAAGGTCACAGCCTCAACATATGGGGTCGCGATACCTGAAATCTACGGGACCGTCCGGGTGGGTGGAAACCTCATCTGGACCAGCGGCATCCGCGAAACCAAGAAGTCTTCGCGCCCCGGTAAGGGCGGACCGAAGCAGACAACCTATTCCTACGATGCCACTTTCGCCATGGGCTTGTGTAAAGGGGAAGTGGGAGAGATTTTGCGTATCTGGGCTGACAGCAAGATCATCTACGACAAAACCGGAGGGACGACCAGAACGCCGGCACCGAGCGGCGGTAGTGTCTTCCAGACCTTGTTCGTGGAAATCCTCAACGCAAAGAAAAAGAAGAAGCGGATCAACCTTCGTCTCTACCGTGGCGACGAAAACCAACTTCCCGATTCTCTCATCGAAGCAGACAAGGGCGTGGGCAACGTTTCGGCTCACCGTGGGTTGGCTTATGTCGTGTTCGAACGACTGGAGTTGGAGAACTTCGGTAATCGCATTCCTCAGATGACCTTCGAGGTTACCAAGGCGAGAACGCGTGGGTTGTCTGCCCTTCCCGTGCGTGATCGCAGCGGCGTCGTCGAGGACACTGCAAACCGCGATTGGCTCCCAGACTTTGCGTCCGGGCGTTTGCTCAGCTTCGACAGAAGCGGGGGTGGCACCAAGCTCTACAACACAGCGGACAACACCTTGATTGCAGAAGACGAGTCGATGGACTTCGATCTGAGCGACAAGTCCTACAGTCTGGTTGATGGTCAAAACGGATTGCTGGTTGCCAACTTCCCCAGCGGGGTAGGTTTCTCCTATTACAACACTGCGATTCTGACAAAGATCAAGGAATACAATTCCTCCACCGGAACTTCCAACATTTGGGACCCGGAGGAGCAGGATATAACACTGGCAACGAATGGCAAGATCGGACACGGCCGATTTGTGTCAGGAACGTCAGGCGGCCTGCACGTCGTCCATACCGACACGACCGGCAAGACTTTCTTGATGGACAGCGAAGGCCGTCTGCTCAACGAGGTCGATGCTCCGTTCCAGCCAGACGTATTCCTCGAAGGACGACGTGACGCGCCCAACTCGCAGATCATCGGTTGGCGGTTTGCCAACGATCGCCTCGAAATGTTCGAGGTCAAGATCGGATCATCCGCGAACTATACCACCATATCTGATGGCGCGACCACGACGTGGGTTCCTCAAGAAGACTTTGAGTTGAAAACCATCAACCTCAAACCATACCCCGATGAGAAATTCCAGCCGCTGGTTCTGGTCTATGATCCAACCGATGATCACTTCTTCTGTCTGGGTGTCGATCCTGACAAATACAATGACATGGGTTCGTTCGGCAACGGCGGCGGCGTCATCGTGTTCAAATACTCGATGGCGACCGAGACCTACAAGTTTCTGGTTAGACACGCTGGCACGCCTGTCCCTCGTGGCCTGACGCAGAACATGCGCGCCTCTAGGGTCGCCGGTGGCACATTCGGATGGGTAGGTAAACCGGTTGTTGGGGCTCCCACAGTCAATCAAGTGAGTCTGCAAACCGGCGGCCTTGAAAATCTCTTTGAGGCACAGGACGATTTTGGCTCCGGCTTGACCGGCGACGGGGACCAGTATTGGGATGATGAAACGGACAGCATCTTCGCCGACAGGATCGTCGGAGGGGAAACGAATAGCTACCGACTGCGCGTGAGTGACAGCGTGTCACAGGTGACCGTTCCAGCTATTGTCGAGGACATCTGTCTCCGCACTGGTGTCTTGGCACCAGAAGACATTGACATCACTGAACTGGATGCCTCGCCTCTGGTCGGTTATTCTCTCGACCGGATGACCACGGCTCGCGACGCCTTGAAGCAGATGGCTACAGCGTTTCTGTTTGACGGCTACGAAAGTGACTACAAGCTCAAGTTCCGCTCGCGGGGCGGGGATTCGGTTGTCAACATCCCGGAAGACTGGATGGTCCGGGAAGGCGAGGATGGTGTCATCAAAGAGACCATCACGCAAGAGCTTGAAATGCCGGTTCGGATCAGCGTCAACTATTACGACATTGCTCGCGATCACCAGCAGAACAGCCAGACCGCGAAGCGCAAGGTTGCCCCTTACCCGACCATGTGGACGGCCAAGGAAGACTTGATCGACCTGCCCATCACATGGGACGCGGACTCGGCCAAGCAGTGTGCAGACAAGTTGCTCAAGATGGCGTGGGCAAATCGGATCGGTCATCAGTTCAGCTTGCCGTGGCGCTATCTGAAATATGATCCGACCGATGTCGTCACCATCACGATGGAAAACCAGACGACTTACAATCTGCGTCTGACCGAAGCGAACATCGGGTCCAGCTTTTCGATCGAGGCGATGGCGGTTAGCGAAGTTGCGACCGCTTATGTCTCGACCGCGACCGGGGCCCAGTCGCCGGCTCCTATCCAGACCGTTGAGGGTGATGGGACGGCCTTCCCGATCATCATGAATACACCGCTGCTGCGTGATGTCGATTACGACACCACTGGCTCCTCTATCTGCTACTTTTCGGCCGGCACCAATGAAGTCACCTTCAACGGGGCGGCAGTGTATATCGATGACGGTAGCGACTATCAGTCCGTTGGTGTCATCGATAGCCAGACGACCACAGGATACGTCGTAGAGGCTCTTCCGGATACGAATAGCTACGAAGCCACCGACGACACCACGGTCCTGAGGGTGCGGCTGTCCGATCCAAGCATGGAGCTTGAGTCGGTCACTCAGGATGACATCCTGAATTTCGAAGCCAACTCGGCCTTGATCGGAAATGAAATCATCCAGTTTCGGGACGCAACACTGCTGCCGACCGGAGAGTGGGCGCTGACCGGCATCCTGCGTGCCCGTCGGGGCACCAACTACGCTGTGCTGGGCCACCAGCCGGGTGAGAACTTCCTGTTGGTCAACAGCCTCTCGACGGGAAAATTCTCTCGCCCGCCTGAGAGCTATGTGACAACTCGGTTGTTCAAGGCAGCCCCTGTTTCAGTGCCGTTGTCGGACGTGGTGCCTATCTCGGTGGACTTGATCCCGCGAGACCTCATGCCTTACACCCCTGAGGCGGTCAAGGTGACCGATGACGCCACTGATGTAGTGATCAGCGCCGAACGCCGCTCGCGTGTCACAGCGCCTCTCAGAGACGGTCTGGGCACCATTCACTACAAGGAAGGGGATATGCTCAGCGCCCGGATCGTTACCAAGGTCTGGTTCGGCAAGGGGTTGTCCGATGTGAACACCGTCGGTGATCCAGACCTGACCTTGACAAACTATTTGTTCGACGCCGCCGGTCAAGACATCCCTGTGGAAGCAACCTTCCCTGTGGCTTCTCTGGGTGCCGAGGACATGATCCTGATCCAACTCGCAGAGATCGGTGAAGTGACAGGCACGCCCAAGTGGGTGCAAGCCATCCGAAATGGTCCAGCCGGGTGGGACCTCCTCGAATTATATTGACAACCACCGCCATTTTCCCTATACACTCTCCTCATTTAGGATAGCCGATGCCCAACACGCCGCTCCTCAACATCCCGCAGGTTTCGGCCTCTCAGAACAACAAAGAGATCACCATCAACGACTCGATCCTCGCATTGGAAAATGCGACGAATGCGAATCTGGATGTTTCCTTTACGAGCAGCAACGACGTTGTTCTGACCCAGACCCAAGCTACCCGAAACTTCATCTACACCGCGATCGACGCGACGGGAGTAAGCACTTTGCGATTCCCGAACACGATCGGTGCTGCGAACTTCAACCGGGTCGTCTGCGTCCGCAACACCAGCGGCGCTGTTCTGACTGTAAGCTTCGAGACCGGGGCTGGTGCTGCCGTGGAAATCCCGGACGGACAGGCCCGCTTGATTCTCGCTGTCAACGGGTTGGACATGATCGCGGTTTCTGCGCCTTAATTATCAGATAGCCAAAACCCATGGGTCAACTTGTTACCACCATCGCCGGCGGCGTCATCGGCTTCTTGATCGGCGGCCCGATGGGCGCGTCGATCGGTATGGCACTTGGTGGTATGATTGGTGCTACCTTGTTCGGTCCGACCATCAAGGGACCGCGCCTCAACGATCTCAAGGTTTCCTCCTCGACCTACGGGATTGCGATCCCTGAAATCTACGGAACCGTTCGGCTCAGCACGAACTTGATCTGGACAACCGGGATCAAGGAAACCAAGAAGACACGCCGCGCCGGTAAGGGTGGCCCGAAGATCGAAACCTACTCCTACGATGCTTCCTTTGCCCTAGGACTGTGTAAGGGCCCGATCCGGGAAGTTCTTCGTATCTGGGCTGACAGCAAGCTCATTTACGATGTCAGCAGCAATGGCACCCGTAACCCGCTCAACGCAGGTCAGTCAGGTATTCTCGCACCCATTCTTCTGTCCTTCCGAACCGGAAGCACAAAGAAGAAGCGGGTCAATATGCGTATCTACCTCGGTAACGAAGAGCAGCTTCCAGACTCCCTGATCGAAGCCGATAAGGGTGTTGGGAACGTCTCGGCTCATCGCGGCTTGGCTTATGTCGTGTTTGAGCGACTCCAGCTTGAGGATTTCGGTAACCGGATTCCCCAGTTCACAATGGAAGTCACTAAGGCTCCTGCCGAATCTTTTCCTTCTGTCGAAGTCAAAGAAGGACCGGCCGGCCCGGTAGAGCGGCCCGATGGACGATTCTGGTTTCCTGACTGGGAAAACGGCAAAGTCTATTCCAGCATCATCGGGGATGACACCACACAGGTGTTTGATCTCAATACCATGCAGCAAATGCAGAGTTGGTCGGGATCGGATATGTGGTTGACTAAACGCTATGGCTTTGCGCCTTGGGCTGGTATTTTCTTCGAGGACGCCGGGTCTGGTAACTCGCGTCCATTAGCCATTTATAGCCTCAGCACTGGCGCTCGTATCAATCTTGTAGGTGTTGGTTCCCGCTCTCTGTCTGGATTTTATGTCCAGAGTGGACCGGACCAAGGTGCTTTAGCTATGGGTGCTAATTTTGGTAACCAAGCTACCGCAACCTTGGATGGGCGATACATCGTTCTGGCAGGGTGGACACGCGATAACTGGATCATCACACCGGGCGGGCAACCGGTGGGCTGGTATGAATCAGCTTGGTCTCCGCAACACTTGTTCCCAGCCCTTGGCTCTGTGTGGGGCTGGCGTAATGGAAACAACGGCCTCCAGATCGCTGACTTCTTGAGCGGTGGGATTGGAGGGTTTACCTTAGCTCCGCCTGATAATAACGGAAATGTCTTTTGGAGACAAGGTGGTAGCCTTGCTTTCAACACGACGTTGCGTCCGTTACCGGGTGAAACTTACATTGCATCGCTTTGTCTTTACGATCCATCTGACGGACATTTTTTCTCTGTTGGTCGCTCGAACGATGGAACACGATCCATCGCTGTTGCATTCAAATATAATCCGCTAACGGGGTTATATAAATTCATCAATGCCGACCCGGAAATCATAGTCCCAAGTGGCCCTATGCAATGGTCCCGCTTAAATGGTGGAACTTTTGGTTACATTGCTGATAGCCTTAACCGTAACTTTAAAGTAAACTTGCAGCAGATCAGCCTACAGGATGGTTCGATCGTAAAAGACGTTCCTTATGGTAGCACTTGGGGTGGCCCTATCTATATCAGCGGTCGGCAATACTGGGATGATGTTAGCGGTAGTATTATCACTACAACCAGATACAATTTCCGTCGTATCTGGTTCAACGACAGTGCGAAAGCTGTCAGACTTTCTGATGTGGTCAGGGATATTGCTACGAAGTCCAACGTTCTGACTGTTGATGATGTTGACACCACCGGATTGTTCAACGAGGAGATCATTGGTTTTTCCATTGATCGGCAATCGTCAGCAGCCGATGCTCTAAAGCAGTTGGCTACTGGTTATATGTTCGACGCGTTCGAGAGTGACTACAAGCTCAAGTTCCGGACGCGAGGACGCGACTCCGAAGTTGTCATTCCACAAGATTGGCTTGCTCGGCCGGGCGACGAGATGATCAAGGAGAACCTTGTTCAGGAACTTGAAATGCCTCTCAAGGTCACGGTGAACTACTATGATACTTCGCGTGATCACCAACAGGGATCGCAGTCGTCTCGCCGCAATTCCGGCCCATTTCCGACCATGTGGACGGCCAAGGAAGACATCATTGACTTGCCGCTGGTATGGACGCCGGATATGGCTAAGCAATCGGCTGACAAGCTTCTCAAGATGGCGTGGGCAAACCGCGTCGGACTGCAATTCAGCTTGCCGTGGCGCTACCTGAAATATGAGCCTTCGGACGTGATCACGATCACCACCGATAAGGCTGTCTATTTCACACGCTTGACTGAGGTTACGATCGGGCAGGACTTCTCGATCGAAGCGTCCGGGGTGACTGAGAAAGCCAGCGCCTATGTCTCGACCAAAGTAGGTAGCCGGGTCGAATCCCCTGAGCAAACAATTGAAGATGGTTACCCAGCCTATCCGATCGTGATTAACACACCGTTATTGCGGGATGAAGATTACGACACAAGTGGTTCATCTGTATGTTTCGTTTCCGCTGGAACAAATGCCTTCACTTTCAGTGGAGCAGCAATCTATGTCTACGATGGTATCGAAGATCAGCGGATTGGGTTCATCGGAGCCGACACTACGCGTGGGGTGGTGATCAACGAACTCCCCTACACCACGGCTTACGAATCGACGGATGAAACTACTGTCTTGCGGGTAGTATTGAACAACCCCAACGATGAGCTTGAGTCTGTGACGCAACTAGACATGCTCAACTTCGACATGAACGCGGCCTTGGTTGGTGAGGAAGTCATTCAGTTCCGGGACGCTGTTCAGCAGCCCAACGGTGAGTGGTGGCTGACCGGGCTCCGTCGGGCGCGACGCGGCACCAACTATGCGTTGCGTAGTCACAAGCCGAACGAACTCTTTCTGCTTCTGGAACCACAGGCAATTACCTCGTTTGTCCGGCCGCCGGAATCCTACGTGACTACGACTGAGATCGTTGCTGTCACCGCTGGGCAGATTATTGCAGATGCAATCCCAGTCCGGGCAGACCTCCAGCCTCGCGATCTCATGCCTTACACCCCGGAAGACATCAAGATCGACGACGATGGTTCTGACATCACCATCATGGTTCAACGTCGTTCGCGGATTATTGCTCCGTTGCAGGATGGGATTAGCAACATCCACTTCAAGGAAGGTGCAAAGCAAACGTCCAAGATCGCCTGTCAGGTGTGGCCGGGTCGAGGCTTCGAGGTGATCGATACAAACCTCCCACCTACGCTGGTTGAGCATGTCCCGATCTTTGATTCCAACGGGCAAGACCTTCCGTTGGAAATCAGCTTCCCACTCTCGACACTGGGATCATCCACAAATTTTGTGGCCCGGATCACCGAACAAGGTGTGGTGGATGGCATCGCCAAGTGGATCGCTTTCGAGCGGGTAGGTGAGGGACGCTGGAACCAGACCGAATTTTATTGACATCCAGCGACATTTTGACTATACACTGTCGCCTCATAGAGAGCCCTAATGCCCAGCACACCCATCCTCGGTATCACGCAGGTTTCGACTTCTCAGAACGGGAAAGAGACCACGATCAACGACGCGATCATCGCGTTGGAAAACGCGACCAACGCAAAGTTGGCCGTGTCGATGGCTGCTGGTAACGTTACTCTGAGCGTCCCCGAAGCAACACGGAACTTCATTTTCACAGCCGCCGGGGCAACAGAAGCCAGTGAGTTGCTTTTTCCGATCGAGGTCAACGGTAACCCATACAATCGTGTGATCGTGGTTCGGAATGTTAGCGGCCACGGCCTTACCGTTCGCTTTGTTTCGGGTGGTGGTGATACCGTCACGATCCCGAACGGAGAGTCGCGCCTGATCAGTGCCGCTGATGGGCTCGACATGAGCGTTGCGGCTGAACCGCCGAGCGTCATTACGTTTCTGTCCCTGACTGATGCCCCTGAGACTTTCACCGGTCAGACTGGGAAGTTTTTGTCCGTCAACGAGACCGAAACCGCTCTGGAGTTCACGGACGCCGCTGTGTTCCCGACACTCGCAGGTAACGCTAACCGATTCTTGAAAGTCAATTCCGGAGCCACCGGTGTCGAGTGGTCAGAAATTGATTTTGCTGGTGCTTTCACAGAGCTATCCGACACACCGGCCAGCTATGCTGGGCAAGGTGGAAAGCTCGTTAGGGTAAATGATCTTGCCACTGGCCTTGAGTTCGTGGAAGCGTCGGACGCCGAAGCGGTCAACTTCCAAGAAGCCAGCCGCTGGCGCATCCTCCTGCTTGAGCCGGGTGTGTGGCCTGAGAACCCTCCGGGTGTGGAGCCGGGAGACCCTGAGTTCATTGAGCAGACCGATCAGGTAGGCTTCGGTGAAGTCGAGTTCTTGGATCAGGATGGAATCGATCTCACCGGGACCGGGACCGCTACGGCTTCCAACTTCCTGACGGGAAACGAACCGAGCCGGGCATTCAACAACAACACTGACCCGGCTGACGGCTGGCTGACCGAAGCCACCTACGTCGGTGAAGTCTGGATCGAATACGACTTTGGGGCTCCTGTGGCTCCGCGCCGCGTTCGGCTGTCTTCGATCGACTCCTTCCCGCAATACGGCACCACACGCTTCCTGATCCAGTATTGGGACGGAAGCGCTTGGATCAGCTTAGGTGACCGCTCGCCGGCACCTTGGGAATCTGGGGTTCCCCAGACGTTCAAGATCAATGGTATCCCGCTGGACTTCCTTGAGGAAGCCCCGTCGAACGGATCGCTGTATGGTCGGATCGACGGCGAGTGGTTGAAGATCAACGCCGAGGTCGTTTCAGACAACACGACCACCAGCAATCTCGATGCTTCTCAGACCTTCCAGTATCGGCGCTACATCAACGAAGGCACCAAGACACTCAATATCCGAGCGAACATCGATCATCCGACTCCAGCGGATGGTGAGTGGTATGTCTACGTGGCGGTCGGAGCCGCCTTGAGCATTGTCCCGGCACCGGGCGTAACAGTGAATGCACCGGCCGGTGGATCGCTCATTGTGCCCTTAAATGGCACCGTGCGGATCAAGCGCGTAGCTGTCGATGTCTACGATGTGTTTGGCGACACTGTGTCGTCAGGCGGCGTGGGCGCGGAAGATATTCCGCCGATCATCGGTAATGAGAACAAGCTACTGGCGGTCAAGCCGGATGCCAGTGGTATCGAATGGATTACACCGCCGGTTACTTACACCGACGAGAACGCCCGCGATGCGCTGGCAACAGCTTTGGTGGCCGGCACCAACGTTACGATCGTCAACAACGATGCGGCAAACACGATCACCATCTCGGCTGCTTCGATCGGTCTGGATGCCGAACAGGTTCGGGATACGATAGGAGCGGCGCTACGCGCCGGGACAAACCTGTCGTGGTCGATCAATGATGCTGGGGATACGATCACGATCTCGACTAGTGCGTTGGATGCCGAAGGGGTTCGCGACACTATCGGTGCGTCTCTCGTGGCCGGTGCCAACATGGCGATCAGCGTCAATGACGCGGCGAACACTATCTCGCTTGCTGCGACGATGGACACCGAGGTCATTCAAGACATCGTAGCGGACACCTTGGTGGCCGGCTCGAACACCTTGATCACCTATGACGACGTGACCGGAACCATCACGATAGACTCGCTCGGAGGCGGGGGCGGAGGAGGTCTGGACGCTGAGCAAGTCCGCGATGTGGTTGGCGCTACGCTGGCCGCTGGGAACAATATCACGATCAACGTGAACGACGCAGCCGACACGATTACGATCGACTCGACCACCGACCCGGAAGTTGTCCGGGACACGATCTCTTCCGCTCTGGTCGCGGGCTCGAACGTTACGATCGTCCACAACGACGCAGCGAACACCATCACCGTTTCGGTGGCGATGGATCAGGAAGTCATTCGCGACACGATTGGTTCCGCCTTGGTGGCTGGTGATGGCATCACCATCACACCGAACGACGCGGGAAATACCATCACAATCACCGCGACTGGCGGGGGCGGGGGAGGCTCGACCGACCCGGAAATCGTGCGTGATGTGATTGGGACCGCGCTGGTGGCCGGTGCCAATGTCACGATCACTGTAAATGATCTAGGCGATACGATCACCATCGCAGCATCCGGCGGTCTGGATGCCGAAGCGGTGCGCGACACGATCGGTGCTACGCTGGTGGCTGGCACGAACATCACTGTCGATGTCAACGATGCGGCCAACACGATCACGATCAGTTCGGCGACAAACCCGGAAACGATCCGAGACACCATGGCTTCGGCTCTGGTGGCCGGGGCTAACATCACCATTACCCCGAACGACGCGGCTGATACGATCACGATCACGGCCGCTTCGGACCCTGAGTTCGTCCGGGACACCATCGCTACCGCGCTGGTGGCGGGAAGCAACATCCTGATCACCCACGATGATGTGGCGAACACGATCACAGTTGATTCCTTAATCGCGGACGGAAGCACGTTCACGATCGATGAGAACCCGTGGAAATATGGTCAACGCTGGGAGCCCGGCGCTGAAATCACCTTCTCCGGACTGGGGGGGGGAAATATCTCAGCATCGTTTGATACGATGCCACGGAATGATTTTTACTTCTCAAGCTCTTCTGGATCACAGATCGTCAAGATCGATTTCGGATCGGGTGATACCAAGATCATTCAAGGGTTTCGCATTTTCCAAAATAACGGTGTTTCTCAGGGAACGTGGAGCTTCCAAGGGAGCAACGATGACGTTAACTGGGTAGACGTTGATGCTGGTTGGGACTGGACCCCTATCACTGTCGCCGGCCTTGTCTACCTTGAACGTGAGTTCGCCAATTTGGCGGCTTTCAGATATTATCGATTCACCAAGACAGCGGGAAGCACTTCCAACTCTCCCTACGTTAATTGGTTTCAGTTCCGCTACGCTCAGACCTATTTCAGCGGCGGTAATGGCGCTGTAGGGATCGACGACGAAGGCGTTGAGGTCGTCCCTGAGGCAGCCCGCATAAACTTCGTTGGTGCCGGGGTAACTGTCACTGACGCTGGTAGTGGTCAGGTAGAAGTCAACATCCCCGGTGGAGGCGGGGGCGGCGGCGGCGGCGCTGTGGCGATCGAAGATGAAGGGGTGGAAGTCATCTCCGAGGCTTCGCGCCTGAACTTTACCGGCGACGGTGTTACCGTTACCGATTCAGGTGCAGGTGAAGTCGAGATCAACGTCACCGGTGGTTCCGGCGGTGGGGTTGTAGGTAGCTCTTTGGCGAACCCACCTAGTATCCGGGCAACCAGCGCGGCACAGGCTTTCAACGCAAATTCCGTTGTGGTCAATTGGCCGAGCGGGACGGTGGCTGGTGATTTGGTTCTTATTTTCACAGGACATGGCTGGGAAACCTTAGCACCTGTTGGTTGGTCACAATACGCAAACCTTATTGGAACAGGATCAAACGGTGCTGTGCTTGGACGCATCATGACACCTGCTGATATATCGTCCGGGTCTGTGACCGTAACTTTTGGAGGCTCGTTCAACGGCGTGGTCCAAGCAGTCAGCATCGTTGGTAGCACAGTGGCCGGTATTCGCAGCGTAACTGGGTTCCGAAGTGGTTCGGCTGCATCTACCATTCCTTTGAATGGTGATAGTTCTTCTGACCGAGATTTGGCACTTGGTTTTGCCTTCAATCGAGCAGCTTCAAACAACAGCTTACCAGCAAACTGGACGACATTGGCGTCTGTCAACGCCGCTAATGGCTCAAGCGTTTTTGGTCGTATTTCGAACAACCCACCGGTCATAATCCAAGACAACGCCACTTCTTCCGCCACCGGCCCCGGACGATACTCAGCAGTTGTCTCTCTAATTGGTGTGGTGACCTCCACCTTATTGGACTTCGATATTTCTTCGTATTTCCAAGGTGTTCCTCCGGGTCTTTTCGAAGTGTTCACCTACACCGCTACACGGGACTTCACGCTCCCAATCAATTTCGAAGGATCGTTCGCTTACGCAAATATCACACCCATCGGTCCTGTGACTTTCCAGATCAAGAAGAATGACACGGTTATCGGAACCGTAAGCTTCGCTTTTGGAGAAAATACAGGAACATTCGTAGCCGCTGAGGGTGCATCGTTTGTTGCTGGAGACCGTTTGTCAGTGGTTAGTCCATCTGATGTTAGTGAATTAGCTAACCTTTCGGTGAGTTTCGCAGGAACAAGAGTATGATTTACGAGTTAATTGGTTTTGACGAGTTCGAGACACTTGAAGATGTTCAAAGGACTTTTTCAACTGTAGGTGCAGGCTGCTCGTTGGTAACCGATACAGAATCTGGGAGAGGAAAAGCCCTCCGGATCGTTTCCGGTGGTGGCTCGGTTCTCGTCCCTGTATCCCCGCCGCCTTTGACAGTAATGGGTGCTTCTTTCCGTGTCCGTGTCATAAGCATGGAAAGTCAATCGAACCGACGCATCCTGTATCGCGTAGAGCGTGATGGTGTTGCTCAATACTCTTTACAGATGGATAACATCGGTAGACTTTATACGACCACAGCCGGTGGAACAGGTAATCCCAACGTGACATACCCTGTCCCGCTGGTTTTTGGGCAGTGGTATCATATCGAAGTCAAAGGTAGGTCAGCCGACTTCGGAGTCGATGGTGGATTCTTTGAAGTAAAGCTCAACGGAAAAACCATCATTTACATCGAAAGAGACACAAACAACGTAAACGGTGCGGTTTCGGTGGATTCAGTGAGGCTAAACCTAGCTTTTGCTTTCGGTGGTGTGGTTGATATTGATGATATTACCTTATGGGATGAAACTGGTGACGAGAACAATGACTTCCTAGGGGATGTCGAAGTTGAGACTTTGTTCGCAAATGCGGACGGGACCATCACCGGGTGGACTCCCAACACCGGAACGGCGTGGGAAGCTGTGGACGATACCAGCGAGGATGGCGACACCACTTACATCTCAAGCTCAACTGTGGGGGGCTCAGCTTCCTTCGGAGTCACTGACTTAGCCAGCAACCCTACCGAGGTCTTGGCGGTGAAGGTCTTCGGTATAGCTCGTAAAGATGGATTAGGTGACCGGGCAATTAAGCTAGGTGTGGTCAGTAACGGGATCGTGTCGGAAGGTTTGGAGACAACATTATCGACCAGCTATGGGCCTGTGATAGCTGTGTTCAATAGAGACCCTGATGGTGATGTAACTTGGACACCTCTTTCTGTAAATGCATTACAACCACGAGTTAGTTTGACACTATGACGGCACGCGTTACTCAGATTGGCATCCAAGGGCTCGTAAAGGGCGATCCTGACGCACGTCTGGCTCAGATCGGTGTGCAGAGCCTTGTCAAGAATATCCCCGACGTGCGCGTCAGCCAATTGGGTATCAAGGCGCTTGCCCGGAATAATAAAAACGCCGACGAAATTGAACCCACCACACGACTCCTGCAAGCCACGACCAGTGCCTCGTTAGGTATTCCCGGTGATCCTTACTACAACAAAGTCTCTCTTCTTCTCCAAGCGGATAAGGGGTTTCGGGACCTGTCGAAATACAATGACTATGTGAACGGAGATAGGGGGTTTTTGTTCATCCGGGACACGCCGGCTAAGTTCCTAAAGGCATTTGAATCTGTCTCCAGTAACACCATGGGAATCCGTTACGATCGCAATCCAGAGCGGTTCGATTTCGGACGCGGGGCTTTTACCATTGAGGGCTGGATCAATCGTCCGGCGTTTAGCGGTTTCCGCTATATCATGGGTAACTGGTATCTGAAAACGGAGCGTTCTTGGTTCATTGGGACCAACAACAACGCCCTGACTTTCAGAGCCTCGATCGATGGGACGGAAGCCAACTTCTTCAATCTCGAAGGAGCGGACTTACCAGCCAATACGTGGACTCACATCTGCGTAGAGCGCGACATCGAGGGGACGGTCCGTATGTATGTCAACGGTCAAACCGTGGCAACTGGGACTTTTCCAAATGAAATCCGAAAGGTTGATACTAAGCTGATCTTGATGGGTAGAAACCACTCATCGTCTATTGGTGGTATGAATAATTTTGAGGGCTTATTGGATGATTTCCGGGTAACAAAGGGGGTTGCTCGGTATGCTTCTGATGCCGGGTTTGTCATTCCAACAGCCCCGAATCCGATTGGCCCTGTTGACTACGAGCCATTCAATACCGATCCTTTCTGGGATAAGACTACGTGTGTCCTCGATCCTTTCGATGGTGCTGCTATTGATTACAAGCGCGGAGCCACGATCACTGGTTTAACCGCAAGTAGCTTACAATTCAGCGGCGTCGGAACCATAGCGCATGTGGACGGACAATGGAACTTTGGTGGGCGGACGGAGCCTTTCACCTTTGAAGTCGATATTGGTTGGAATAGTTCTTCGGGTAACAGTGTCGTTCAGATTATTTGTCCGGGCAACTGGCACCTCGCTACCGGAACTTCTGTTATAGCCTTTCGCGTCTGGAATGGGACATCTTTTGTTGAGGTGTTTTCGTGGCCCAACATAGATGCTGACTGGTATTTCCCCAGAGCCACTGAAACCACAATAATTACCCGTGACGAGATGGGGGTTTATCGGTTCTACCAGCAGGGTAAATACATGGGTAGCGCCGTGGCTCCATTTGCACCTGACACACCGACGGCTGATTTGACCATCAATGCTGACTCGGCTCGCGTAATCCGCTGCTTGCGGATGACGTGGGACGCCGTTCGTTACCGGGAAGAAGACTTCATCAATAGCCCGATCGCGGATTTACCGCCCCCGCGTAGTGGGCCGGCTTATGCCGCCCCGATCCTCCCGGATGCGACATACCCCTATGACTTGGCATTCCCTGATCCCAAGGACGGAGCAGTAACTTGGCGGAGCGTTGTCGGTGCCAGCCCGTCCCCTAGGACTATCCATACTTCTGGTGTTCTTTACGAAGAAGACCCGAATGATCGCTGGCGTTGGGCTACAGGAAATTCTTCCACCACATTGTTGGATTATCATAGACTCCTTATCCCTGTTCAATATCTTGATGACATTGATGCAGGTGGAGTCTTCCTTGAATACTCCGCACTAGCGGCTGCCCCTTTCGATCACGCTGGGAACGGCACCCTCGTGGCGCTCGCGTTGGATAAGAATAGTCAAATGCTAAACGCATCCAGCAGCGACGCTGTTGTGACGGATAAGACTTTCAAGAACACGCAAGGGGCTATGTTCCTACCAGTGGGAACCCGGACCGTTGAGGTGGGTATCCTAGCTGGGTTGAGTGCTTTCCAAGGTAACTACGTCATGAGCCGCATCTCTGCCCGTCTCGTTGACGGGTTTGAGGATGCTCGCGAATATCTCAGCAAACCGACTCAGTTGATGGGCTCGATCATCAAGACTGACAATACGGAATGGACCGACGCTCGCGGCGGCACCATTATCGATACAGCAAACCTGAGTTGGCTGGCTACTTCGCTGACCACAACCCAGAGGGTGATGGACCTTCGGTGTGTGGATGATCTTCCGAGCAGCTACTTCACCAGCATCGACAACGGACTGGCGGCTTTTCGTTTTAAGGCTATCGCAACTCAGAATGAGGTCGATGATTTTGGGTGGGCCTATGTCGAGTTTCTGGATGTGTCAGATCAAGTAGTCGGCCGCCGGGTTTTCAGTTCACCTAACCCACGGGTTGCATCGCCAAGGTTTGTGGGTCTCAATGTCGATTGTCCGATCCCGGTCGGTGCCCGTAAGGTCGTCATGGCTATCATGGGCTCGATGAATTATGGCGAAGTCGTGAATGGCACCAACCAGATCAATTTCCCGACGAACTTCCACGAGGCATATTGCTACATCCCGGCGTCAGGGGAGATGCCAGTAATCCCGGTCCCGCCGACTCCGGCAGGGGATGAGCATTGGGATAACGTAGTCTGCCTTCTGTCTACCCGTAATGGGGTGATCGAGAATCTGGGTAACCCCCGATACAGAGAACACATCGCTCCGGTCGGTGTGTCCGTAGCCTCGATCGATTCTCCATTCGGAGACACAGCCATAGCGTCCAACTTGTCTCTGGTGACAGGTAATTCGTTCTATGTCGAAGTCAAACTGGCTGACTTTGAAGGAGGGGCCTTTGGTCCCCAGATGACTTTCGAGGGCTGGTTCTACAGAACTCATCCAGTTAACACAGCGTTACCGAGTATCGGTATTCACAACCAGTTAAACGGTAATAACGGCGCTATTGATGGCGCGACTACTGGTATCCTGATGGATGGTGTGACGACGACAAACGTCCAAAGCATCATCGATCAGTGGTATCACATCGCCTATTGTCGTGACGAAACTGGTAGAGCGGTTCTGTTCGTAAACGGCGAACGTCAGAATATCGGTAGAACCGCGTTTGCAACGTTGTGGAACCGGGTTTTCCGGATCGGCCAATGGAATGTCGCATCCAATGTTTTCGGATGGTGCGGGTATTACGACGAAATTCGGATTACCAAAGACGTTGAACGATACACCGAAAACTTCACACCTCCGGGCAATCGTTACCCGACCAAGCTGCCTTCTGGGTCGCTTTTGTTGAATGGCGAAACCGGGCGCTTGCTACTCTCCGGAGACACTGGTGGAATCCTTACCTAAAAGGAAATTGAAATGGCTGATAAAGACACATTAGCATTAGACGTAGCGGGCCTGCTGGATGGCTCAGAGCAGGTTCACATCGTTCAGGACGGGGAGAGCGTGAGGACGAGTGCCGGCGACATTGCCGCTCTCGCGGGCGATCCCGGATCGGTATTTGGTCCTAAGTGGGAGATCGCTTTCCAGTGGACGTGGACGACTAACGTCACGATGGTCGATGCAAACAATCTGGGCGATTACAAAGAACTGATTGTTATCTGTAAAGATATTTCAACCAGTGCTTCTGTTCTTCGTTTGTTACAGCTTAGCACCAATAACGGAGTGAGCTACTTTTCTGGTGCAACTGACTACACTCTTCTGGCGAATACAGGAACCCTGACCAACAGGAATAATGCCGCCAGCCATGTCAGAACCAACAACGGTCAAAGAACGATTTTCATGCGCCTGCCGACTAACATCGATGGGGCTATCAAGGTTATCCAGAGCAACGAAGGTAACGTTATTTTCCAAGCCAGCAACGCGAAGGTGGATGCCGTTCGGCTCCTGCTCAGCGCTGCTGGGAACATCACCGGCGGATCGATGATGATCCTCGGTCTGCGATAAGAAAGAGATACCATGCAAGTCAAAAACCACATCCTCGAAGGCGTGCGCGTCGTGCGGTCTCCCAACATCTCCGGGTTCATGACACCGACTGGTGCAATCATGCACTACACCGCCAGTTTCAATGCCGATAGTGCAATTCGAACCTTGACAAATCCGGCTGCCAAGGTATCTGCACATTTGGTGATCGATACTGATGGAACGATCACGCAGCTTGTCCCCTTCAACCGGGTTGCATGGCACGCCGGACCGTCGAAGCTGGCTGGCCGGACCGGATGCAACAACTTCACGATCGGGTTCGAGTTCGTTAATCCGGGATTTTTCCGGATCGCCAAGGACGGCACAATCATGGATTGGGAAGGCAAGCGACCCGTCCCGAAGGCAACGTTGGACCGTTTCGATCTCAGTCTACGTGCGCCAAACCGCCGTGTGGGAGGCGGGACTTTTGTCTGGCCGGGGTATTCCAAGGCCCAGATCAACGCCGGCCTCGAAGCTCTCAAGGCCATCAAGGAGGCTTACGGTATCACACTGATCGCCGGTCATGAAGACATCGACACACGGGGCTGGAAGACCGATCCGGGCCCGGCTTTCCCGATGGGTGATTTCAAGGCCGTCATCCATGGCGGCGAAGATCGCGCCGATGGGATGCAGCCGGCTAAGAGCCGCTTCCTTGTCAACACCCCGCGCCTCAACGTCCGGGCCGCACCCAACGGATCAGGCGCGATCCTGACTACCCTGTCGGGCGGCTCTGAGGTGGTGGTGATCGAAGACCTCGGAGCGTGGAGTCATGTCGAATACGCTCCGGGAAAACGCGGCTACCTTGCAGATCAATTCCTCAAGAAAGGGTAAACCATGCCACTTGTTTCAATCCCGACTTGGGCAGCCGCAAAGCTCTTTTTCAAGAGCAAGAAGTTCCTGATCCCGGCCGCCATCATCACCTTGCTGTTGGCGATCGGGGGCGGCACCTACCTCTATCTGAATCACCAACAGAAAGAGGCTGTCTCAGCAGCCGTCGAAGCAGCCGATTCCAACGCTACGATCCAGACCTACGAAACCAAGGAAACCATCAACACCCGCACGATCGAAGTGGACCGCCGCTTCGAAGACCTCCAGCGGCAGACCATCAAGGATTACGCCAATGTCCGAAACCAAATCGAAGATGCCCCGGTTGAAGAGCGCGATGCTCAAGCCCCTCCTTTGCTCATTGATACTCTCAATGAGCTTGACCGCCTGCGCCAGCAGAGAAACACGGGTGGAGTTCCTGACGCCGACGTTCCGGTCGGATGAACTGGTCTGCATGGATGCACCGGCCGGCCAGCTTCCATCTGACACGGCGCTGGTGACCGCAATCGAGCGGGTTGTCGGAATCGACGAAGCTGGTGAAGACTGCCGCCAGCGCCTCGACCGGGTGAAAACCAAGATCGAAATCTTCAACGAGGTGGTAGCGGCAATCAACGCCGGTAAAGACCCGAAAAAAGATTGACAATCACCGCCATTCTGAATATACAGTCCGCCTTGCAAGAGCGAACGGCGGGGGAACGTCACTCACCCTCCGGGGTCACACGTCCCGCCAAGTAGCTCCCGTCCTTAGGAAACCCAATGACCTCTGTGATTCTCTCCCCGCTGGTCAGCGCGACCATCCTTGCCGACTCCATCTCGCCCGCCGGCGTCCGTCTGACGACCATGGAACTGGTCTACCCCCGCTTCATTCACTCTGAACTGATGACCCACCGCGTGTTCTCCCGGAACGCTTCATCGAGCCGCGCTATCCCGACCAAGCGTGCGATCAAGATGATCCGGGAGAACCCGGCCGTGCCCGCTTCGTGGCGTATGAACCAGCCGGGTATGCAGGGCTACGAAGTCGCTTCCGAAGAGACCACGCTGGCTGCCCAGACGATCTGGCTCGCCGCGATGGAAGATGCGATCCGTCACGCCGAAGCGATGGATGCATTGGGCATCCACAAGCAAGTGGTCAACCGCATCACAGAGCCGTTCGCTCACATCAAGGTCGTCCTCACGAGCGTTTACTGGGGCAACTGGGATGGCCTTCGCCGGCATGGTGCCGCTGACCCCACTATCTGTGCGCTGGCCGAAGCGATTCACGAAGCACGAACCAACTCGGTCCCGCAAGACCTGCCGATGGGTGAATGGCACCTGCCCTACATCACCAAGGAAGAGCTTGCGATCCACGGCATCAATCTGTGCAAGAAGATCAGCACCGCCCGGTGCGCCCGTGTGAGCTACAACAACCACGACGGCACCAAGACGACGCCCGAAGCGGACCTCAAGCTGCACGATATGCTGCTGGTCGATCAGCCGATCCACGCCAGCCCGGCCGAGCATCAGGCGACTCCTGACCAACGCCGGTTCAATGGATGGGATAAACCCGAACTTCATGGCAACCTTGCCGGCTGGATTCAGTATCGCAAGACGCTGACCGGTGAAAACATGGACGCCATTATCGGTTAACCACTGCAATTCTGACTTGACAGACAGGCCCGCCTCCTTCACTGGAAGTGGGCCTTTCTAATTGGAGACTGATTCGTGATCGATGCCGGAACCACCAGCCGCTACAACGATCTGCTGCTCATGGCAGCAGCAGCCGATGAGCGTTACTATGTGGACGACAATCCCTGCATGGATGATGACGAATACGATGCGATCAAGCGCGAGATCGCACGGATCGAGATCGAGTTTCCTGAGATCATCTCGCCGGATAGCCCGACACAGAAGGTCAGCGGCAAGGCCAGCGAAGCCTTCGAGAAAGTGCCACATCGCCAGAAGATGGAGAGCTTGGATAACAGCTTCTCACCAGTCGAAGTCGCTGAGTGGGCTACCAAGAACTTGTCGGCCGATGATGTCATCCTCGGTGAACTCAAGATGGACGGCCTTAGCTTGAGCCTCATCTATGAAGACGGCCACCTCGTGCGTGCGGTGACGCGTGGTGACGGTCAGATTGGTGAGGATGTGACACACACCGCTCGCATGATTATCGGACTGCCCCAGCACATCGGAGCTTTCCTCGACGACAGCGATGACATCGTTGAAGTTCGCGGCGAAGTCTACATGACCCACGAGAACTTCAAGGCCCACAACCGGGCCGTGGAAGATGGTGTCGCCGGTAAGGGCGTCAAGAAGCTGGCGAACTGCCGCAACGGGGCGGCCGGCGCGCTTCGCCAGAAAGACCCGAAGGTAACTGCCAAGCGTGGTATCCACTTCATGGCCTTCGGTGTCACCAACGATACCTTCCCGGACATCGATAGCGACCTCGAAGTCCTCGATGTTCTCGAAGAGATCGGGTTCGACGTGGTGCCGCACTTTGTGATTGGCAACCAGCCGAAGGCGATCGAGCAACAGATCGAGAAGTATGCGGCCGAGCGCCCGGACCTGCCCTTCGACATTGACGGCATCGTCTGGAAGATCGACAGCCGGGGGACCCGCAAGGGTATGGGTTCGACCAGCCGAGCGCCGCGTTGGGCTACTGCCTATAAGTTCCCCGCCGAGCGGAAGACCACAAAGCTGTTGGGTGTCGATTTCCAAGTCGGACGCACCGGAGCCATCACGCCCGTCGCGCTCCTTGAGCCAGTGTTCGTCGGCGGTGTGACCGTCTCGACCGCGACTCTTCACAACGAAGACGAGATGAACCGTCTCGACCTGATGATCAACGACGTGGTTGTAATCCAGCGCGCCGGGGATGTCATTCCGCAAGTTGTCAGCGTGTGTGAGAGAGCAGCGGACTCGATGCCGGTGTTCTTCCCGACGACTTGCCCGGCCTGTGGTGGACCGACCGAGCGTCAGGAAGATGAAGCCGTGCGTCGCTGCACGTCGGGCTTCAACTGCCCTCCCCAGTTGCAAGCCTATCTGGAACACTTCGTCAGCCGTGATGCCTTCAACATCGACGGTCTGGGCCCCAGCCAGATCGAGGACATGATCCGCTTCTTGGGACTCAGAAAGCCCAGCCAGATCATGAAGCTGCCAGACGCTTCCCTCTACGATTTTGGCACAGCCGATGATTGGGCCATGCCGGATTCTCCGATTCCCGAAATCATGGAGAACTGGGAAGGCTACGGCAAGACCAGCATCAAGAAGCTGATGACCGCGATCAAGAAGGCTCGAAACGTTCAGATCGATCGCTTCATCTATGCTCTGGGTATTCGCAACATTGGAAAGTCCACCGCCCGCGACATCGCCAAGGAACTCAAGACGGCCGACGCCTTCTTCCAGCTTCCGCTTGCCGAAGGGCGTTTCGAAAAAGCGGTTGGTCACATCGATGGTATCGGCCCGGTGGCAATCCAATCTTTCGAGAACTTCTTCAACAACGACGACTCCTACGAGGAAGTCTTCGCCTTGCGGCTCGCCTGTGAAGTGCAGGACATGCCGGCGAATGAAGAGGGACCAAAGCCGCTGGCAGGCGAGGTGATCTGCTTCACCGGTGGGATCGATCGGTTCACGCGTGATCAGTGCCTCATCATCGCCGAAGAGCTTGGCGCGAAGACGACCAACGCCGCCGCCAAGAAGACGACGATTCTCGTCGCCGGGTCCAACGTCGGTGCGAAGAAGATCGAAGCCGCCGAGAAGTTCGGATGCAAGATCGAAAGTCCCGAGTGGTTCTACGATGTGGTGGATGCCGCCGTCGCGGAAGGTTATGAATTGGATGTGATGGAATGAGGTTCGGAGACATCGTGACGATCCCGAAGCACTCTGATCCAGAGGAACGATTCGTGGTGCTGAACAGCTTCAACGGAATGTTGTTGGTGGCGTCTGGTCGAAACACCTCGTTCTTCACCCGAGAAACAAACTGCGTATTGTTGGAGGTGACGGACTGATGGCTACGATCAACGTCGGTGAAGACGATTTCCTCGCGGTCGCTTTGGCAGCCGCCAGCGCCAAGGACGAAGGCGATATGGATCAGGCACGAGCGCTCGACAAGATCGCCCGCAAGATCAACGCCAGTCTGTCTTCGGCCGCGACCAAGCAATATCGCTGGCTGGGCGGTTCCACGAAACGTGAGCCCCTGCGTTGGCAGGATGTTCCTTCAACCATAGGAGAAAACTAATGACGCTGATCATCAGCTCAAAGGAGATAATGCCCACCTTCAAGGTCCGGGAGCCTGAGAAGGGCCCGCCGATCTTCGCAGGAGATGTGTTCGATCACCCGACCTACACCGCTGTCGTCGTCGAAGATGTCACGATCGATGAACGCTCGATGCCGCGTGAGCGCGTCGTAACCTTCCGCGCCGCCACCCGGCAGGAACTCGAAGAGAATGGATACATCTGATGCCGATCCCCGCTGCTCCGCCGTCGTCAAGCGCAACCAAGCTGGTTACGTCATGACCGTCCTTGCCATCTTCCCGACCTCAGAAGAGGCGTGGGAGTGGGCTCAGAACGCCAATGAGTGGTATGGTGCGGATCACCCGCTCACACCATTGACGATCATGGATGACATCCTGTCCAGCCCGCCTAAGTTCCCTGTGGAAGCCATGCGGTGAAACCCGCTGGCGCTCCTCCCAAGGACCTCGGACTGGTAGCTCTCACACCCAGCGAGATGATGTTCTGGATGTATCTTCCGGTGTCCGAACCGGGGAATATGCTGGCGCTCGTGCCACATAACCTCAGACAGTTCGACCCCATCCTTTCGGCTGTGCGCGCTGACGATCCGGACCGATGGATGGACAGCTACGTCTATCTGACCGCGAAGACACTCTGGGTGGAAGGTGGATACATCGGCAACCGACCCGGCTGGCACATCGATGGCTACGGGACGGATGATGTGAACTACATCTGGTCTGACCGGGCCCCGACGGTGTTTCTCATCCAGCAAAACCGCTGGATGCTGTCCGAGGACTGCGACGAGTCGTTGCGCCAGATGGCAAAGATCGGCCGCTATGCCGAAGCCTTCGACCACGTAGGTCTCCGCACCTACCCGGACAAGCACTTGCTCCGTCTGGACAACACGGTTCTGCACAGATCACCCACCGGATTCGAGGCTGGGATGCGGACCTTCGTGAAGGTCTCCCTGAGCCGGGATCGCTACAACCTCAAAGGCAATTCGGTGAACCACCTCTTGCCTGAGACTCACTGGCCTCTTGTCGATCGACAGGAAGTCCGCAACCACCCGGCGTTCAAGAACTCCGACTTCATCAAGGATTGATCATGGGATACCATCTCTTTCTTGATGATGTTCGTATGCCCGGTGATGTTACTTGGGTAGAAATCCCGCCGGCTCGATACGTGATCGTCAGGAGCTACGATGAGTTCCGATCCTGCATTGGTGAGTTCGGGCTACCAGTTCATATCTCTTTCGACAACGACCTCGCCGACGGTGATAAGGAAGGGATTCACTGCGCTAAATGGCTGGTCGATGAGATCATGGATGGACGCCTGACTGGTGACTTTACCTACACCATTCATTCGAAGAACCCGGTTGCAGCCGAATGGCTTAACGGATTCCTAAACAACTTCTTCACACATTGGGAGCCGTGATGGGATATATTATTCAACAAGCAAACGAGGCGTTCCAGCGGAATCATTATTCGTCCGATGCGATCTTCTTTTTCGACTTCGATGGCGTTCTCGCCACGCAGTGCGAGGAGAAGATTTTCCGAATGGATGAACGTCCAATGGAGCGTCGTCGGTTGGAGGAGAAAGCCCCCTTTGCGTCTGTAGATGCAGCCCTCTATCCTAGCACCAACTACCTTCGGCACATGGTCTACCAAGGGTATGCGTGGGGATCGGTCCCAGACGCCCACGAGGAGGCCACCAGCTTCGCTCGATCGCTGAGTGACAGTGGTGACCCATATTTCATCGTTACGGCACGTAGCGGGCTTTGGGCGGTCCGTAGGCTGCTCGATTTTACCCAACAGCAGTTGATCTACCCTCAAGAGGTCTTCTGTCTCGGCCGGGCATCCAAGGCGCTCTTGCTGGCAGAGCTTCGCAAGGATTGGCCCGATCGTCAGTTCGTGTTCTTCGAGGACTCCGATCACCACATCGAAGCCTGCCGGGCTCTGGCTGATCCGCTTCTGGAGATCGTAAAGATCGAGTGGCCGACCTGCACCAAGAACGCCGAAGCCCTGTGCGACGCTTACCTCGGACCGGTGATGTAGTGGATGCGCTGGGATACCTGTGTCTTGGCTACTTGGTGATCGGAATGGTTCTGATAGCTGCCGGGTATATCCTCACGCCCCTCATCGAATACGATGGTGACAACAACATCCTGTTCCATCTCGGCGACTTCGCTGAGGATGTTATGGGACAACTTACGGCCGGCTATTTGCTTGCGCTGCCGATCATCATGGTCATCTGCTGCTACCTGACCGGTAGGGCACTCGGAGAACTCGCATGAAACGTTTCCTGATCAATCTCTGGCGGCAGCACAAGGACCCGCTCTATTGCCGCAAGTGTGAGCGCTGGAATATGCGGCTCCCATGGCGCGATGGGAACTGGGCCTGTGTTCGCTGCGAGCTTACCCCGCCCCATCAATCGATCGATCACTTCATGGCCCGGTAATCAAAAAGGCCCGCTGGATCGCTCCAGCGGGCCTTTCCCAAAGCGTGCCAACGCTTATTACTGAGGGCGAAGCGTCGAGACGACTGCACCCAAAATCTTGAGGTCCTTGGCGGCGACTTCCTGCTTGTCACCCCGCGAGCCTTCGACCATGACCTTGCTCGACTTGGCAAAAGACGGGGCGATGCGGATCACTTCCATACCGCCGTTGACTTCGATCACGTAGGTATCGAACTCGTTCGAGACGGACTGGACGCTGGAGTCCACGAACAGGCGAGTGTCCTGACGCAAGCCGAACGCATCGGCATTGTGACCGAGGACGTAGACCTTGAGCGTGCGGACGCTTTCCACGTAACTCTCGGCCAGCGATCGCGGCATCGCGAAAGTTCCACTGTTGTAGGAACCATCCCGGCCGAAAGTGATCTCGTCCACATTGACGGTCGCTTCGGCCGCATTCATGTCGCCGACGGCCTTGACGCCGTGTTCCCCGAATGCGAGGAAGGATGGCGAGACCTTGAGGACCCGCGCCAGTGCTTCGACGATCGGGATCGGCGGCATGATTGTGTTGCGTTCGTAAGCGACGATGGTGCCACGGCACTTGTCGGCCGCCTTGGCGAGTTGATCCTGCGTCACATTTTCACGCAGTCGGGCATAGGCCAGTCGCCCGCCCAGTGATCCGAGATCGAGATCGCTGTCAGAACCAGCGAGATCAGAGCGGCGTGCAACAGCAGGCACAGCGTGCATCTGGATTTTTGCTTTGGACTTCCCGGTGACACGTCCGCCGGGAGGCTTCGTAAGGGTTGCGTGAGCAGCCATGTCTAGTTTCTCCATTTGTTTCGGTGATTCGCTTACTAGGGCAAAGACCGATTCGGTGTCAAGCGAAAATGCAGTCAAGATCATTTAGAATGTTCTCAACTGCATTTTTGACCCGTCAAATAGGAGGAATATATCAGGATTCCAAGACGGACCAATCTTTTGACAGATCGCTGTATCCGCCTAACCGCTTCCCTACTGGATCAGTCAGACTGGCGTCCTGATCCATGATAAAGACCTGAGGCACAGTGTTTGTTCCGGTCTTCTGATAAAAATCCTGACGGAGCGAATCATCGGTCAGATCGACTTCGGTGTAGGTATAGCCACGCTTCACAAGCTCCATCTTGAGGAGCGAGCAAAACGGGCACCCGAGCTTGGAGTAGACGACGATCTGCATCACGCGTTATCCTCGAACTTGGAAACGAAGTTCCACGTATTCTCATCCCAGCCGGTCACGCCGCCCTTGGCATACTCGGTCGATCGGCCTTCGAAGAAGTTGGTGTGCGTGTGGGCAGCCATCATCTCGTCGATCCAGTCGAGTGGGTTTTCCTTCTGGCGGTAGATCGGCTTGAGACCCAACTGGATCATGCGGCGATCGGCCGTGTAGCGGATGTAGGTCTTGGTCTCCTCGGCCGTGATGCCGGCGACCTCGCCCATGGCGAACATGAGGTCGATGAAGCGGTCTTCGAGCCGCACCATGTCCTTGGCGATCTGGCGGATGGCTGCCTTGACATCTTCGTTCCAGAGCTTCGGGTTCTCCTTGATCATGGTGTGGAAGAGCTTGAGCATACATTCGACGTGCAGAGTCTCGTCACGCAGCGACCACTCAACGATGGTGGACATGCCCTTCATCAGGTTGCGGCGCTTGAAGCTCAGCAGGACAGCGAAGCTGGAGAAAAGCTGCATACCTTCCCCGAAGGCCGAGAACACCGCCAGATCGAGCGCCAGACGCTCACGCGGGGTGAACCGCCGGCCGTCAGTCCCTTCGGTCCGATCAGCGAACATATACTCGTGTTTCTCAGCCATCTCGGCGTATTCGGCAAAGGCGCTGTAATCGGACTCCGGCATCCCGACCGTATCGATCAACTGAGAATACGAGTGGATGTGGTTGGCTTCCTGCGTCGCAATTGCCGAGAGCATCATGCGAATCTCGGTCGGCTTGAACATCGGGATGTAGACATCAAGGTAGCCGTGCGTGATGTCTTCATCACCCTTGGTGAAGAAGCGGAAAAGCTGGGTGAGAAGATTCTTCTCGGATGGGGTGAGCTTTGAGTTCCAGTCATGCACATCCTCTTGAAGAGGAACTTCGGATGGAAGCCAATGAGTCTTCTGCAACATATCGTAAGCTTCGAACGCCCACGGAAACTGGAAAGGCTTGTATGCAGCGCTCTTCTTAAAAATGGACATCTTTCCAAATCTTTCTTGTCTTAATGCGAGAAATCACTGTGGCATCTATGCCGTAATCTCTTGCTATTTCTTTTTGCTTGTCTCCGCTTGCTAGGCGGCGTTTAATTTGAGATACATCGACTTCGGTAAGCTTTGCTTGGGTATGTTGTTCGCCTTTCATAGCGGCGAAGCCAAGAGTTCTTCCTTTTTCAGCTTTGTCATCCATGTTGTCCTTGTTCGTGCCTTCGAACAAATGCTCTGGACGAACACATGCAGGGTTATCGCAACGATGGCAGGCTTGGAGATTACCTAGGGGACCGTGTAAACGCTCGTAAGCGAAGCGATGAGCCCTAGCGTTCTTCTGTTTCTCACCGTCCCAGAACAACCCGTAGCCGTCCTTGTCCAATGATCCTTGCCACTCCCAACAACCAGTTTCTGACACTTTGAACATAGCGTCGAAACGTTCATTGTTGGTGAGACCGCGCTGTCCTTGGAAGCTGGTCACAGCCGGTAGCGGTGTTCTCGGGCGATGATCCGGCGCGGCCAGACAGCGGTGTTCCCGCCCACATGGAAGGAACCGTCGGGGTTGACTTGGGTGACCTCGTAGTCACCGGGTGGGATGATGCAGTCGGGCTCATCTCCAAGCGTCACGATGTCACCGACGACGGGGAGGAAGTCGGGATCGATACCCATCAGTAGGTCTCCGGCATGATGGTATGCAGATCGGTGATTTGACACCCCCGAATCTCACCACTTTCGGTATAGAGCATAACGTGATTTTGACGGTGAATCTGAGCATAGACCCTCCCCCAAATGGTGCGCTTGAGACGAGGAGTCCGCCCCGGCTTGATGTGGCTGGGGTGGGGCTGGTGGGGGTATTCGTAACCGACTACCCGACCCACCAGATCGCCCTTGAAATCGGGAAAAGCATCAGCATAGCTATCGAGAAAATTATCCTTCACAGGCGAGGCATCCTTCATCTTCGGGCATGACCATTTCCAGCGCAGCCACCTTGGTGTTCATGTTCTCAGCTTTCTTGGGAGCCTTGGACCGCACATAATACATACTTTTGCTACCACCGGCCCAAGCCATGAAGTGCAGTTCGAGCATGTAGTCGGCGTCCACGAATGCGGGCACCGAGATGTTAAGGCTAACGCCCTGATCGACGTAGCCGGAACGATCGTTCGCCATCTGAATGGTCAGGCGCTGGTCGGTCTCGAAGGCGGTGGCGAACACAGCCTTTTCCTGATCGGTCAGGAAGTCCAGATGCTGGACCGAACCTTCGTGGAGCAGGATGTCCTTCCAGACTTCCTTGGTGTTCTTGCCCTTGGTTTCGAGCAGGCGAACCAGCGACGGATTCTTAACGGTGTGCGAACCGGTCAGAGTCTTGTGGATGAAGATGTTCTCCGGCCACTGTTCGATGGACGGCGAGATCGGACCCTGCGGCACGAAGATCGACGACGAAGCATTCGGAGCCACAGCCATGCGGTGGGAGAAGCGATGCCCGGTGCCGGCCATGTCTGGCGCTTCACCGCGTTCAGCACCGAGCTTGAGCGAAGCCGCGATCGTCTTCTTCTGCAAGTCTTCGAACATCATCACGTTGTAGGCGCGAGCAAGGTCACTGCCCCACACGATCCCGTGATCCTGCAAGTAGGTGTGGAGGCCCATGCCGCCCAGACCGACCGACCGCTCGTTCTTTGCTGAGGCGACAGCACGCCACAGTTCCGGAGGAGCCTTCGCGATGAAGTCATCCAGCGTGTTGTCGAGCATCCGCATGAGGTCTTCGATGAAGAGCGGGTGATCCTTCCACTCATCGTAGGCCGCGAGGTTCGGACTCGACAGGCAGCAGACCGCTGTGCGATCTTCGGCCGTCGGAAGCATGATCTCCGTGCAGAGATTCGAGTGATTGATCTTGAGGCCCTTGTCCTTGAGAGGCTGGGGCAGCGCACGATTGGCGGTGTCCTTGAACAGGATGAAGGGCTCGCCGGTCTGGTGGCGCGTCTCGACGATCTTCCGCATCAGAGCGCGGGCGTTGACCGTCTTCTTGATCTCGCCGGTCTTCGGGCTGCGGAAGTTCCACTCAGCATCGGCCAGACAGGCGCGCATGAAGTCGTCTGTGATGTTGATGGCGTGGTGAAGGTTCAGTGCCTTGCGGTTTGCGTCACCACCCGACGGCTTGCGAAGCTCAAGGAACTCATCCGTTTCCGGGTGCGAGATGTCGAGATAGGCGCAGTAGCTACCGCGCCGGGTCTTACCCTGCGAGAACGCCAGCATGTAGCGATCGAGGATGCAGACAAACGGGATGCCGCCGGACGACGCCGAACCCTTGGATGTGCCTTCCGCGCCGCGCACAGCGATGTAGCCACCAACACCACCACCGAGGCTGGAGAGCCACGAAGTCTCTTCGTAGTGGGCGTTGATGCCCTTGCGGCTGTCGGCCATGTAGTTGAGGTAGCAGGAGATCGGAAGACCGCGCTCGGTGCCGCCATTGGAGAGTAGCGGGGTGGCGAACATGAACCAGCCCTTGGAAGCATAATCGTAGAGTCGCTGGGCATGTGCGGCGTCATCGGCGAAGGCTGCCGAGGCGCGGGCGAACGCATGTTGAGGACTGGTCTCCCCTTCAACCATGTAGCGATCTTGTAGGGTTTCAATGGCGTGCGGAGCGAGCAGAGCGTCGCGCCCGAGATCGATAATGACCTCGTTCGGGGAGACTGGCATGAGTTTTGGGTGTCCGTAGATGAAGTGAAAACGGCCGCACAGTATAGCGAAAATGTCGGTGGTGATCAAGGAGTAAATTTGCTGTGCAGCAAATATACCGCTTGACACGAATTAGTGCTGGAGGACGGTGGAGAGACCCTTGGCTACGCTGAACCGAGGAAGCGCCAGACCAGTTCCGTAGACCCAACGACCGAACTCTGGGTGGACCCGTTCACCGTAGGAGCCGATCTCAATCTCGGCGAGTTCCAGATCGAAGCCAATGTCAGTGGCAACAATATCCGGATCGATCCCACTCAGGACACCGACCACTTCGCGGGCGTCATGCATGACGCGATCGACAGTCGCATCTTCGACAGTGACGAAGAGTTCGGCCTTCATGAATCCAGTCTGGTAGAAGATGTTCTGGACTGGCTCATGGCGGAAACAAGGTGTCACACCGATGTATGCGCCGGGCTTGAGACCCATGGACAAAAAGCCTTGCTCGGCAGACCCCACGAGGTAGTGGGCTTCTTCGAAGGCATCAGTCGCGCCGATCCATTTACCATCATGGTCGCGGTGGTCAAAACGGGGACCGGCAACGTAGACAGGAAACTCCGGCGGTAAGGTGGCGCGGATCGGTGCCTCAGGCACTAGCCAAGGGACTTCCTTGTAGACGTAGCCGCGTTTCTGATACTCCGTGACCGCCCGGCCGAGTAGCGCGTAGTCGATCATGGGTGTCATATCAGTCATCGTCCTCTTGGTCTTCGTCGCCGAAATCGTCTGGCCCCATGATGAAGTCGCTGCACATCTCGCAAAGCTGGGTGCATTCATCGACCCACGGACCGGTATCACCACACTCCATGCATTCGTCAGGATCGGGAATCCGTTCGAGGACCTTACCGTCCTTGTCAACAAGGAACCGACCCTCAGCCGTCTCGACGATCTCGGGATAGAAAACCGGTTGGGCCTTGATCTCAGTCATCACAGTTCTCCTGCCTCGCGGCAAACTCAGGGCAAAGCTCAGCGACCTTGCGATGCTGATCGTATCGGTAATCCGCCCACGGATCATCTTCACCACCAACGAGACGGACAAAGCCGGTCTGCTCGTTGACCACACGGGCTCGGGTATATCGCTCGCCCTGCCCATCGTCACGAAAGACGTGATAATCCGGCGTTTCGATCCCGGCGTCTTCCATCTCGACCAGAAGCGCTTCGAAGCGCTTGCGCCATTCCATGGGCATGACTTGCAGTGCGAGCTTGGGCAGCACCAAGTAAGGCGTCCGGGCAAGCCGAAGATCGAACGGACACTGCTCCATGACCATGGCCTCAGCCATCACGGTTCTCCCGCACACCCGACTCGAAAGCCCGCTTGGTGACAGCCGCCATCGCGGCAAGGTCTGCAAGGGTCACAGTCGGGTGATGCTTTACCAGCCACCCTTCGATCGCTCCGATCACATCGGAGAGTTCGACCAGCGCCATGATCTGGACGTTCTGGTCAAGAGCATCGGCGAACTCGTCGATCTCTTCGTAAATCTTGGAGTCCTCACCGAACACACCGCGAGCGATCACAGCCTTGTGATAGCCCAGCAGGGCGTCGATGGTCTCATCGGGATCAGCCACGCTTCTTCATCCTCTTGCGAAATGCACGGTTCTCGACAGCCATTGCCTTGCGTCGCTGGGCCCGGTTCAAGCCTGCGTATCGGGGATCGATGTTGTCAACGAAAGTCAAACCGGACTTCATGTCGAACAAAGCGCCAGTGGAATCCCACTCGTCAAATCCATAGGATTCCATGTCCATGTGAGTGATCACTTGCCGGCTACCACATCGATCACTACGGCGAGACCAACAGCAGCGAGCAGAAGGATCGCGGTGGCCTGAATCCAAGAAAGCTTTCTATCCATTTTCTTTCCCCTGTTTTCAAGTCACCGCATATCCATAATGGCGGTGGTTGTCAATCGAAAGTTAATCGATTCGATGAATCCGCGCACCGGGAACGGCACGTTCAATCATCAGGGCGACTTCTTCGACATCGGCCGAAAGGTCCAGCGATGCAATCACACCGAACTGACCGAAGGCGACCAACTTGGTCTCTTGCTGGGTGGCGTCCGGACAAAGAGCAAACAATGCCCGGCCGTCAATGAAGTAGGGTCCGTTGTCCTTGTCAACGAAGCGGAGAAGGTCCATCACTTGTCCACTTCGAAGGTGCGCTCATACGTCTCGGCGGGATTTTCCTCGGCGTATTTGCGGCTGACAAACCGGCCCGTGATGGCCGAGACGAAGCGCTTGAAGCGCCGGCGGAGATTGAAGCGGCTCATGAGCCGATATACTTCAAGAGAGCTTTGATGATCAGGACAGCGATGGTGATGACGACACCAATACCACCCAGCCACATCAGAATCGCAACGCAGCCGATCGTGGCCTGAGCCTTCTCAAAACTGTTCATGGGCATGTAATAATTTCCTTGTTGAGGATTACGCCTTGTCGGCGCGGTTCTGGGCATCGGCGTCGGTGTATTTCATCCCGGCGTAGCGGACGCTGAGCTTGGCGATGTTCTGGTCCAGAACCGTCTCAAGCTTGACGCCGGAGAGTGAGCGCATGATGATGAGTTGGCATTCCATACGGAACAGGGCCACAGTCAGAGCATCCCGATCGAGCGGCTTGTTGTAGACAACATGCTTCTTGACTTGATCGAGGATTTGGCTGGCAGCCATGTTGATCAGAGCCGCGACGACCATCGGCTGGTCCGACTGGTAGAAATCGAACCGCTGCTCGTAAAGGAACTCACGCGTGATGCCGACGTTGGTGCGAAGCTGCTGGAGATAGAACTCCATGTCGCCCATTTCTTCGATCAGGTTTTCCAGATCGAGTTCGGTGCGGTCGCTCAGTTCGAAGCTGAAAAGAGCCTCGGTGATCTCACCAGCCTCACCGGAGATGCCGGTGGCAGCGTGCCACATATCGACCTTTTCAGGGGTCAACGATGCAAGGATGTCGTTGCCGGGCTTCGCCAGTGCGGCAACGAGTTCGGGGTGCGTCAGATTCAAGGCGAGTTCCTTAGGCTGCGATCGAAGAGGGAGCGGAATCCGCGTTGGCGATTTTCGCCGACCCGTTCTGGGCCACGTATTCCTCAGCGAATTTCCAGACCGCGTTGCGGAAATCCACATCAGTAAGAAGGTAACGCATGTAGGTGCCAACGACCTGAGCCGTGGTAGGAAGGCTGTGACCGGTCGGATCACCGCCTTCGTTATCCAGCGAGACGTTGTAACGACCGGTAGTGAGGTCCTTATCGATCAAGGAGATCGTCATCTTGGCAGGCTGTTCGGTCATCGGCATTTCCGGGTTGTCCCGCGTCATGCTGTCAATCAGGTCGCGACCGAAGGCGACAACGCCATCCGCAAACTCTTCGGTGGCAACAATCGTATTCAGATAGAACGCCGTGAAATATGCGGCGGTAGCCTGTCCGTCATCGATCTCGGTTCCAGATGCCGAGAAATCAACCTTGTAGGTGGCCGCTGCAAGATCAATGTCGCTAACAGTCAAGGTGACGAATGCCATAATAAGTTACTCCAGTTACAGGCAAAGTTATCCTCCAGAAGAAGGACATGCCTTCTACAGGAGACGCAGCTTGTCGAGAAAGCGCATCTGGAACTCTTGGATCGCGTAGGGCTCTTGGCCCGGCGCGGCCCGCCGATTGGTGATTTTTTGACCTGCTGGGAGCTTCGCAATCAATTCGTCAATCAGAGCTTCGGATTCGTGTTCCCCCTCAATGGGCTTGATCCAGTCGGCCGTGATGCCAAAGCATACACCACCGGCGGCTTCAACGGCCCGCATTTCATTGGGGAAGCGCACATCAGTGATCACGGTGTCCCGTCCACTGGTGAGCCCTATCGCAGTGCTGATCCAGAGATCATCTGCGATGAGTTGGCGACCCCATTCCGTCCCCAAAGTCTGCATCGCAAACCTTGGTGTTTGACCCGAAAGGTAGGAAGTCGGCATCTCTTTGAGATCGCCTTCTACCATTCGTTCGACAGTCTGAGCATCAAGACCACGATAGGTCAAGAAACATCTCAGCATGTCTTTCAAGGCCCCCGCAAACTTGACGTTCTGGTAACCCTGAGACAGCAGCACGAGGGCCGCTGTATCTTTGCCTGATCCCTTCCGACCTAGTAGGCCGATGAGCTTCGGTGCCGATGTCATGCTTCTGATACTTTCTCTAACATGGCGCAAGTGGTCACGGTAGTCCGTGCAAAATTAGCGCTGAGTTGATGGAACCTGATAGTCAAACTGGCGGTTTTAAGCCATTTCTCATGCGACAATGACCAGTCGTTCTGCCGCACGAGTGATGGCCGTGTAGAGCCATTTGTCGGCATCTTCCCGGAACGAACCCGAATCATCGTGAACGATCACTTCATCCCACTGACTGCCTTGCGCCTTGTGGCAAGTGATCGCCCAGCCGAAGTCAAGCTGGTGGTCATTGATTCGCGAACGGAAGGCCCGGTCCTTGGTCGTGGTGGCGAAGTTCTTGACGCGGCCGAAATGCTCTTCCAGAAGTCCTTGGTAGCAGAACATCGAATAGGCTTTGCCTTCCTCATCGCGAATCTTCGCAAGGAAACGGTCGGCACCATCAGCAGCCATTCCGTGATCCTCAGCGGAGAAAACTTGTGTCCCGTTGACGAGATTCGGATAGGTCCGACTGTTGCGGCACATGATCAGCGGCTCACCCTTGTGGGGCAAGGTATCGAGAAAGCCGCCTTCCTTGCGCATCTTGCTGGTCTGCTTCCAACGGTTCTTGTTGGTGCCGACGATCACCTGAGCATCCCGATCCAGATCGAGTGTGTAGATGTCCTTTTTCGCCGGCACGATCAGAACACCGTTACCGTAGTCACCATAGTCACCCCGCTGGCCCTTGCGAACCAGAGTGGCAAGGTGGATGATCGGGTTGTCGGCAGCCTGCCGGTGGACTTCGGTCAGGAAGGCATCCGGGGAACCATTGAGAAAGCCGGGGTCTTCACCAACCGGTGGAAGCTGGCCGGGATCACCCATCACGAGGATGGGAATCTCGAAGTCCATGAGGTCTTCGGCCATCTGCTCACCGACCATGGAGCCTTCGTCCACCACAATGAGGTGGATGTCAGACTGCACGAGACGCGAGTCGGGGTTGAGTGAGAAGCGGAGATCGTTCAGATCGTAGGCGCGATCGAGGTCACGGGTGAGGATGTGAATCTTCTTCTCGGCTTCGTGGAGATCAGCCTTCAAGTTGCCCGACGGCGGAGCTACGCTACCAGCCTTGAGCATGGTGACGAAGGTCTTCATCTCAGCCAACTCGCGCTCCAGCGCCTCGGCCTTCTGCGGCTTTGGCGTGTAGATCAGCGAGTGGATTGTCGAAGGGTAGACGTTGATGCCTTGAGCCCGGAGCTTGGTTCCCATGACCTTGGCGGCCTTACCAGTCGGCGCACAGAAGGCCACCTGTTCAGGATCAAGCCCAAGGGCGTCTAGGATGTCAGGCAGGATGGTGGACTTACCGGTGCCTGCAAATCCACACATCACGAACACCTGCTTCATCGCGGTGCTGTTCTTGAACCATTCGCGGATGCGGCGCACGGCGTCTCCCTGCTGTGGGGAAAGCTCGAACATTGGAGTTCCTTAGTCGAAGGTGACCTTGACTTTGTAATTGACATGCTCACCGTTTACCCGGTGAAGGGTATAGGCAATCACTGTAAACAACATCATCAAGATGAAGGGCACAATGATCGATACCACCGTCACCGGGTAAGACAGGAGTCTGAGGATCAGCTTGAACGCAAACCGCCCCGCTCCCTTGACTTTCTCAGGCTCGTTAATCCAGTAAAGGAGGGTCCCGGCGAAAAGCACGAGAATGCTGAGAGCGAGCATGAGGGTCTGGAGAGAGGAGTCGGTCAGGACCATAGCGTGATCAGTCAGCCTTCGCGGCAGCCGACGTGGGTGTCGGAGCTTCGCTCGCGGTGGTGCGAATCTCGAACAGTGCGAGACCCGACGACAGGAGATCACGGAACTCCTGTTCGGCGATCACGAGCGAGCCACGACCACCGACGTTCACCGTGTAGGTGACAGTCGGAACGTTGGGACCGAAGATCGCTTCGATGAACACATTACGGCCCGGTCCTTCGATCAAGGCGGCCTGAATGAAGATGCCCGGATGCTTTTCGTAGGGCTGGGTAATCGACGCCTCGGGAAGACGCGTGATGAAATCGAAAGGGTTGGCGACCTGATTGGTCATGCTCTGTCTCCTGTGAGTGATGGGCGATGGGGAGGCGCAGAGGCGTGGGTGCGCCTCCCCATCTAACCGTTAGTCGAAGTTGCGGACCCGGCGACCACCACCGGCGGCACCACGACCACGACGGGGAGCGGGAGCTTCCTCCTCTTCCTCTTCGACCGGAGCAGCGGCAGCCCGACCACGGCGGGGAGCAGGAGCTTCTTCCTCCTCTTCCTCGACCGGAGCAGCAGCCTTACGACCACGACGCGGAGCAGGAGCTTCGGGCTCGTCTTCCTCCTCTTCTTCTTCGACAGGAGCAGCGGCACGGCGACCACGGCGCGGAGCAGGGGCTTCTTCCTCCTCCTCTTCCTCAACCGGGGCAGCAGCGCGACGACCACGGGCCGGAGCCGGTGCTTCCTCTTCCTCTTCTTCCTCGGGCGGCGGAGCGATCGCCTTCTTCTTCTTGGCGGCCGGTGCCGGCTCTTCGAAGTCGTCTTCGTCGTCGTAATCACCGTCACCAGTGAGCCCGGCCAGTTCTTCGGCCGTCATCCAGCCAACGATCTTGAGAACCGGCGACCATTTGATCTTGCCGTGCTTCTTGACCTTGGGCACGTAGGATTCCGCACCGAGTTCGATGATCGGAAACTCGCCGGGGTGCTGGGCAAACACGCGACCGTAAGCGGCCGAGAGCTTGCGAAGCTGGCGGACCTGACCACCGGTGGAAGTCTTCCAGAGCAGCGGGGTGCCGACGGCTTCGTCCTGATCGTCGGTGCCATAGCTCTCCAGAACGAGGCTGATGGAAGCGGCTTCGCGCCAACCATCGTCATCGTCATAGGGTCCATGATCTTCCAGTTCATGTTCCATCGGCGGCTTGCCATCGACCACGGGAACGAGGATTTCTTCCTCGACCGCGCTCTCGACCCAGCACATCCAGCCGAACGCGAGGGTTCCCATGTCACCGACGACGCGGCTCTTTGCGGGAAGGTCTTCGTCGTCCTGACCGAACGACCAGCGGCCGTCGTTGCCATTGAACTTGAGGTAGGCACCGTCTGCCACACCCTTGCCGGCTTCCGCCCAAGGGTTTGCACCGGTGGTAGCGACATCACGGCCGCCGGACTGAGGAACAAGCTGTCCCATAGTTACTCCATTTTTAGAGGGGGTTTCCGGGCGACCCGCCCGGCGAGGGCAGATTAGTCCTTGAGGACGCTCTTGAGCTTGGCGAGGACCTTGGCCGCTTCGACAGCCTTGTCGATGTCGGCGCGAACTTCATCGATCGCCTTGTCCGCTTCTTCACGGATGCTGCTGATCTGGGCTTCGGCGTCGGACAGCACGTCTTCGATCCGCTCTTCGAGAGCGTTCACGGTTTCGTCGTTCTGAGCGAGGAAGATGTCGAGCTTGGCATCAAGCGCGACCACGAAGGCGACAAGCGAGTCGCTGCTGCGTGCGATGAAACGCAGCAGCCAAGAGTTGAGTGTGTTCATGTCGGGAGAACCTTTCGGAAGGTGATTCGGTATTGGTTGTTCAGAGGCATTCTAGCTACACACCGTTAAGGTTAATGTCAAGCCAAAATGTCGGTGGTGGATAATTAAGCGACGAAGGGCGGCTGACCATCCTTGGACTTCCACGAGATACCGAGGTAGCCGCGCTCGGGGCGATGGGTCACACCGTCCTTATCGACAACCCGGTGCCCGCCGTCGGCAAGCAGGTAGAGTGTCACTGGCCGGTTGATGCGGAACTTTGCACCATTGGCGTAGCTGTAGGTCCGGTAGTCTTCCGAGGAAATATCCACGATCGTCCACGGGGTGATGTCGGGATCAACCGCACTGGTATCCATGTTATGCGTCCTTGAGTTTGACGGTCAGGCGCTCGTATCCGTTGCCTTCGCGTTGGTAATCATCGATGCTCTTCCCCAAGTCTTGGAGATCAGCGGCAAGCGAAAGAGTGTCGAGCGACTTCTTGCCCGCACACCACGAGTTGCTGATGGTGAAACGGTCATCACCAACACCCTTGGTATCGTGTTCACGGAGAATTTCCTTGATCTCTGCTTCGATCACCTTCTTCTCGTGTTCTGCTTCCTTGGCGGTAGCAGCAAATTCCTTCTGCCGGCCGGCAAGCAGCACCAGACGATCGAGGATCGCCGGGTCTTCGATCTTGCGCTTGGCCTTGGGGAAGTTCTCACCGGTGGTGAAGGCGCACTCCTGTGTGAACTCACACAGATTGCACTCACCACTAATCTTGCCCTCAGCCATCAGATCGGCCGGGTTCTCAGCCGCGAAGATCATCTTGGCGCGCTGCTTGGCAGCCTCGTAGATTTTCGGATCGCGTTTGACGACGTAGGGACGGATGTCCGAAAGCCACGATGCGTTGAAGTAGACGATCACCGCATACTCCGGTCGGAACTCAGTGAGTTCGTGGATGAGGCCCATCTGGACCTGAACCTGACCGACGTGGATTTCCTTGGCTTCCTTGATGTTGGCGCGGGGATCGAACGACTTGTATTCGATCACCAAATCCTCGGACAGGATGTCATCGATACCAAGCTGAGCCAGCGCATCCGGATCGAGCCCGGTTGCCAGACCGTCCGGTGTTGCTGACAGGCGGCCCTTACGAAGGGTTTCCTGTTCATCACCGGCGTAGAGCAGTTCCGCGCCTTCGGTCATGATCGCTTGTGTCGCTGGGACAGCGAAGAAGTTTTCGATGATGTCACCGCGCTTGGCGGCACCCCAGTCTTGTTCGTGATCGTCATCCGGATCATACTGGAACTTCTTGAAGTGGACCTTCCTCAGGCAAGAGAAAGCTTCCGACGCACCGACCGATGCGTTGCGGTCATACTTCCATTCCTTCTCGTTGGAATCCGAGAAGGCTTGGAACATGCCATCGAAATTGAGCGCAGCCATTACACCACCATCTCAGTCTTGAGCCCATACTTGCGGCTCGTTAGGTTGAACTTCTGGGCGACACAGGAGCCGGCGTGGAGATCGAAGCAACGGGCCAGTCGGAAGACATAGACCACCACTTCGTTGAGGTTTCGGTTCAGGTCTTCGAGTGAGCCACGAGCGCCTACCATTCCGAAGCGTTCGCGCTCTTGTTTCTTGATCGTGTTGGAGACCATTCCGACCTGAATCGCCAGATCGAGCATGATGTCCTTCGGCATACCGAACAACGGAATTTCCGGCTCCAGATTGAGTTCGAGATCGCAGCGCAGAGCAATGAGATCGCAGCAGATAATCACATCACCAATCTCTTGGATGAGCGCTTCCTGATCGGAGCCGCCGAAAAGAATATCGGTAGCCGCTTCGATCAGTTCACCAGCTTCACCGGCAAGCTCATTGCCCGCATAGGACAGGGTGATGTCGCCGCCGGTATCCCACTCAGCTTGGCGAGCGCGATTGGCATCACGTAGATTGGTGAACTGGGTCATCACTCGTCCTCATCTTCGTCATCGTCGGCGTCGAAATCGGACTCACCAAACATGATGTCCTCATGCCGACCACGAAACTTCGCAAAGTCCTTGAACAGTTCGAGCAGCGGGATGAAGTTCTGGATGACATCCATGGTGGGATCGGTGGCGACCATACTCTCGGCGTGGTAGCGTTCGGTGACATCGATCTCGCCGTCTTGGAATATCACCAGAACTGGTTCATCCTCGGCACCTTCGTTGACCGTTTCCGAGATGGTGAAATAGATCACACCATCTGACACATCGAGATCATCTTCGTCGCCCATTTCGAAGTGGATCATCACGAGGACGAATACTTCGGAGAACGCGTGATGGCTGTGGAAGCTATCGTTACCTTCTTGGATCGCATCCACGTCACCAGCGAATGCGACTTCCCAGTCACCATTTTCGTAGACGACCACGACTGGCGTGCCCGGCAGATCAGCGGCTGGAATTGTTGTATTGAGAGTGAGCAGTGATGCGGTCATTAGAGGACTCCCAACCCCTTGGCCGTGCTGAGGACGATGGTCCGGAACAGGCGGTCCTTGAACTGCTGCTCTGGCGGTAGCTCTTCGAACGGAACCATGCAGGGGTGCGTCTTGGCTTCCGGGTCCTTGACCTCGCCGTAGACCCAGCCATCGGTGACCTTCTCACGCATCCACGATTCATGGCTGGCGCTATCACCAGCGTCCGGGTTGCCGACCACGAAGCGCACACCGGCGATCGCGGAATCCTGCTGCCACTTGGGAGCGTCTTCCCATGCTGGTTGGCTGGTGTCGCCATTGTATTCGCACCATGCGCGATTGGCTTCGTGACATACCCGTGCGAGATTGACAGCAGCGGTGCCGGAAATATAACCCATTGTGTTTACCTTAATGCTGGAGATTTATGAGCCGTCGTCGTCGCGGATCAGGTGGAATGAAGCCTGCTCTTGCGTCTTGAAGGTACCTCGAAGAGCGTGGGTGAACAAGCTCCGGAAGTAGAAAGTGCCACGCTGATGGCCGTTGTATTGGTCGGGGACCTCGAACACCTGCCCGATCGGGAAGTGTAGTTCGGGATCGATACGGGAGAGATTATTCGACACGGATCATGTCCCAATCATCGTAGCCGAGAACGGCTGGGATAATACGAACAGTCTGCAACGCCGCATCGACAGCGGAACGAAGAGACTGGTTGTGGAAACTGTAGCTCTGCGTGACGGTCTCGATAGCGACCCGTGCGATTGCCTCAGCTTCATCTTCATCGGTGGTTATGCCCAAACACTTCCACCCTTCGCCGTTGGGGTTACGACACATCACAGCCCAAACGCTCTCTTGCACGATCATCAGGCAGCTTCTCCCAGCGCCATGAACTCCTCGTAGAGAGCCGGGGTGATCTTGCCGGCTCGTTCCAGCCGTCGGACTTCCTTGTCGAAGGCACCCAGCGCGACCAGTTCATGGAACACCTTACGGGTCCACGAAATATCGACGATAGCGGAGTGAGCGTTTTCCATCTCGACGCCGAAGAAGAAGGGAACCGCTTCCTCCAGCTTGGGCCACTTGTAGTTGGTGCTACCGACCCGGACGACTCCCTTCTTGGGAATCTTGCAGATCGGTGTGGCGGTCTTCATCGTGCAGAGGAAGGGCGATCCGGCGAAGACATCACTCGGCGTCTTGTGGTTCGGTCGGAGGCGAGCGTATTCACCTTCCATCACCTTGGTATCGAAGGCGGTGTTGTGACAAACGATCAGGTCGGCATGTTCCGCTGCGATGATGAACATCTCGACCGCATCGGCGATCGGGATACCCTGCTCTTCGCACATCTCGGGCGTGATGCCGGTGACTTCCATAGCCTTGTGTGAGATGATCGAAGGCGGAAGTTCGCCGGTGGGGTCTTCGTGGAGATACCAGTTGTCGGGCTTGATGAGGGCGTCGAGCGTGATGACATCAACGCCGTGGCGTTCGAGGATGAAACCAAGCTGCGTGATATTCGGCTGGTGGGTCTCACCAGTCTCGGGGTCCTTCCGGGGTAGGCCGGTGGATTCCACGTCGAAGAAGAGGATGTTCATGTCGGGGAGAACCTTGTTGTCCAGACTGCGTTATGTCAAACTGTCTGTGATGTCAAGTGAAAATGGCGGTCAGCGCGAAAAAGGTGGCTGGGCAGGGTCGTAGGCCGGGCCTATCGGGGAGCGAATAGGTGAGCCCTCCGGCGAGCGGACAATCGGCCCCGGTGTGATGTCCACACCTGAAATGGGGAAATCGATCACCAGCTTGGGGATAGGCATGTTGAGTTCGCGGAGCTTCTTGAGCCCTTCGATCAAAGCATCCACTTGCTCCCCGGTGAGAACCAAGCATCCTTCGGTCTGGCCGGAAGCAACCGATCTGATTTCAAACAGACCGGCCCCATCAACGTTCGGGCTGAGTGCGAGGTAATCACCGCTATCATCATCGTAGAGACGCAAGGCATATTCGGTGGTGAGCTTCACAGGAAATACTCCAGAAGAAAGATGATCAGGCCCACCACAGCCGCAACGAACAGTGCGACAAGTTTACTGGGCGTGCTACGAGAACAATCCGGATAATCGGACCACCCATGTGGATTGGTAAGGCTCAGATTATACAGAAGATACAAGGCAAGCCCTGCGACGACGATAACGATGGCAGGTTCGGTCATTGTGTTTCCTTAATGTTACTTTCGCTGTAGCTATGACGTTCTCTGAACGGACGTTCGTAACTTCCTCGGATCACAACATAGTCTCCGGGGATATACCCATTGCATTTATACCGGCTACGGGGTTCAGGATTATTTGAACCCAAAGCGATATGTCTTTTCCCTATCAGTTTATCAATAGGAAAGCACCATAGATGAGTTCCGACTACCCATAGTTCATCGATCTCATCAGGAGTGTATCCATTAAGATGAGATTTAGTTAGAAGTGGGCATCTCTCGTAAGCAAAGTGACCATCACCAAACTTAGACCACTGCGCTGTCTTTACCTGCACACGCACAGCCTTACCTTCTTTAATGTATACGAGGTCGGCTCGGGACTGGGATGCGATTGACATATGGACATCAAAACCTTTAGCTGCCAGATGGGAGGCAACTAAAAGTTCTGATGCTAATCCTAAAGCGGCTGTATCACGAAGCATTAGTGTGTCTCGTGCCAAGCATAACCACACGAAGCTGACGCGTCAACTGGAAGAGCAAAGTTAAGGTAATTACCAGCTTCTAATGCAGCCTTGACACAGACTTCCATGACTTTTTCTTCAAGACCTTCTCTACAAGCAATTTGAATCTCATCGTGGACCCAAGCGCAGAATACGAAATCTTTGTCCCAACCATATTCAAGACCTTCTTCATATAGCATATCTTCCACAAAGATCAGCCACCAGTTGGCGATCGTGGCACCCATGCCTTGCAGGTCGGTGTTGAGAGCCGCGTGCTTGGAGCGCACGAACAGACGACGGCCATCCAGACCTTCGAGGAACTTACGTCCGGCTTGACGCTGGATGTCACGGATCACCTTGTTCAGGGCCGGCAAGTTCTTGAGGAACTTCTGCTTGAGTTCCTTACCAATCTTTGCCTGTTGAACTGGGCTTGAAAGAGGAGAAATAATCTTACCAATCTTCTCGTCGCCCGCCCCATAGAGGAAGGCGTAGATAAAGGTCTTGGCCGTGTCACGCATATCCAGCCCGGCGAGGCGCTGGTTTTCAGAGTGGATGTCACCTTCGAGCAGAACCTGCCCGTAAGCACCACCGTCATACTTCGCCATTTCATGTGCGAGGCAGCGAAGCTCGATACCAGCCAAGTCAGACCCGACAAGCTTGAAGCCTTCATAGACCGTAAACAGCGAGCGGCACTCGTAGCCCCAGCCGCCCTTGAGCCCGAGAATGATGACTTCGACGATCAGATCGCCATCATCATCACGCTTGAAGAACGGCTCGCCATTTTCATCAACGGACTGAGCAAGCTCCTGCCAGTTATCGCAGCGCCGTCCCTTGTGCATCACAAGCACCGGACCACCCTTGAAGATGGCATTCGGGCGGATGATACCGGTCGGCTTGGTGATCGGCTTGAGCGCAGTGATCTTGGGCTTTTTCTTGCGGACGGCCGGGACCTGTGCAAGGTTCGGGAATGCGTGCGTCGCACGGGTGGTGACCGCGCCGCATGGGTTGACGTAGGCGTGGATGCACCCGGTGGTAGGATTGTAGACCTTGAGCCACGCCTGCTTGCCGTCAGCCAACTGGCCCATCAGCTTGCGGATCGCGAGCAGATCGGCAAGGTCTTCGGCGACCGGGAACTTCTCGACGATCCGGCGAAGGATCACGTCGTTCGCTTTGACGTTACCCTTCTCGGTATAGTCCTCATCCTCAGGCTCCCAACCAAGCTCTTGCAGTCGGTCGGTAATCTGGGGGCGTGATGTCGGCTTGAACTCCTGCCAGATGATCGGCGTGAAGTGTGCCCCGGCGCTGTAACGAGCGCGGAGCGGGTCCTTGAAGTTCAGTGCATCCTTTGGTTTGGTCTCGGGGTAGCCATACCACCGGCGGTCAGGGACCAGTTCATCCATCTCGGCGCGTTGCTTGGCGATCGCTTCGCTGGCCGACAGATTGGAATCGAACTTGATCTCAGCGGTTCCCCAGAAGTCAGGGAACTCGCCGCCGTTGACGTTCCGGCCGATCGGTGCTGTGTCCATCCGCTTCTTCGGGATGAAACGACCGGGGAAGGAGATCGCGAGCTTGGCTTCGAGATTGGCTTGCTCGACCGTGAGTTCTCCGGCCAGCATCTTGGCGCGTGGTGCGTCGAATGGGAATCCGTTCTCCTGCTGCCGGGCCATGAGATCACCGAGACGGTGCTGCACATAGACAGCATCAGGGGAAGCCTCGCGGCTCTCGATCATCTTGACCAGAAGGCAGGTGACCTCTACGTCATTGACGCAGTATTCTTCCAGTTCTTCGGTCCACGTCCCCCAGACCCAGAGACGCATTTCCTCGGAGTCCTTGAGGTAACCCCGTTCGAGACCGATCGCTTCTTTGATCGCCTTGTAGTCGCCCTTATACATGCCGAGACGTTGGCCCCAGCTATCGAGCGTGTGCTTGCCGATCAGCTTACCTTCGAGCTTGCCGCCTTCGAACAGACGGAAGTCCTTGTCCTTCTGGTCGGGGAACATCAGACGAGCGAGGATCAGCGTGTCGCGGATACGTGCTTGCGGCTGGTATCCGAAGAGGATTTCCAGCATGGGAATGTCGTAGGCCACGATGTTGTGGCCCCAGATTTCCTCAGCGTCGTCGAGCAGCGCGAACAGCTTGTGGATCGTGTCCTCGCGCTTGTTCTTGCGGAACACCCACCGCTGGCCGGTGTCATAATCTCGGACCGCGACGCAATGGCAGACCGTGACTTGCTCAAGCAGGCCATCGGTTTCCGCGTCGAATACGAGACGACGATATTTTTTCGGCTTGAGCTTCAAGGGGACTACCTATCGGAGGAAGGTTTTGTTAACCACAAAACGCCGTCACTGTCAATTCAAAATGTCGGTCACGGACAGCAGCGAGGCGATCCGCCGCAGACATTTGCGTAGTGACCAAACTCGAAGTCCTCGGGTTCTTCCGGCCATTCGGTTGCCTTATCGCAGACGTTGCAGCAGAAGAACAGGATACCATTGTCCTCCCACAATCCGTCTGGGAGTTCATCAGGCGTAGAGGTCTGGGTCATCATCGTTTCCGTTCATAGCAGACAAGATAATGAAAGCACAGACGATGATGCTCACCCAGAGCAAGGCGTCCGTGATCTTTTCAATGAGTTCAAATGTCGAGGGCAAGTTGGCCTCCATCAGTAAAGTCGTGTTCTTCTTCGTCCACCGGATCATCGTATTTGATGTAGCCGGCATTGATCGACATATTGCGGCCGATCTCCTCGAAGAAGCCGTGGTAGCCGTAATCGTGGCAAACGACTTGACCGTTAAGCATTCCGAAATTGGCGTAGTGGATGTCGTGGAGAACCGACGGGATGACACCGCCTCTTGTCCGCATCAGGGCTGCCTTGAAGTCCTTGTCGCACTTGAAGGGCTCTGTCCGTCTCTGGGTTAAGACATTCCCGTAGGGATCGATGTCTACGCAAGGTGCGAACCAGTCAGAGATCGGCCATTCCTTCATCTCCTGCCAGACCAGCCATTCGGTCTGGTTGTGGAATGTCCGGGCGGTGGTCTCGACTTTCATCACAAGCGTCGGGTCATGGATAACCTCGTAGACTTCACGAGATGCCCCAGCGCCAATGCATTTTCCCAAGAACATTGTGAGGATGGAGTTCTTGAGCGGGTCCACGTAATTCCAAGGATTGCTCATCGGTCTCTTGGTTCCTCCATGACATCCATAAGCATCTCATCGATCTCGACGATGCTGGACAATCCGTTGTCCATCTGGATGGCGATAATCATGCGTGGAACCTTCCCTTGTTGAGCGTGATGATCGTCCGCTTGCCGTTTTGATACGTGATGATGTGGCTGTGCGACCACGACGAAGGGCCCTTGTTGTAACCCATGTCGAGGCTACCAGAGACGCCACCAACGTAGGCACCATCGCGGATGGCCGGGCTGTGGGTGTGGCCGGTATTCGACTTACGGCCTGATCGGCTGATCGCCAGCGGCGAACCCCGCGACCCGTTTGGTCCAAGGTGGCCGTGCATACCGCATTCGATGTCGCCGCAGATGATGAAAGACTGATCTTCGTTGCAGAACACAACGTCCTCAGGTGTTCCCATCTCCCGCATGACTTGCTGGAACACGTCCGGCGAACTGTTCCCGGCCTGCATCTCCATGTAGAGCCACTTCTGGCAACTCAGGAAGAACAAGGCGTTCTCAGGATCATCACGATAGTCGGCCGTCTTGAGCCACTTGAGAAGGGCTTGGTCGTGGTTGGATTCCACAATCACTGACGTGCAGTCATCCCGATGAATTTGCTTGATGAACTCAGCGCAGCCATTCAAAGCCAACTGGACATTGTTGTTCTGTCCGCCGCGAGTGTGGGCAGCAAACCGGAAGTGGTGGTCCTTGATGTTGTGGTGGTTGCGCGGCGAGAAGTCGCTGAGGTCGTGGAAGAACTCATACTTCGGCCGCAGCCGGTGGATCAGCGGCAGCGGGCGCGGATCGTGTGGGTCTCGGAAATTGTCGATGTCCCAAGCTTCCTGCGACGGGACATGGTATCCCCACGTCAGCATGGCGACTTCGTGATCCAGCTTTTCGTGGTGAATGTCACCATAGCTGATCGCTTCGACGCGGTGATTGGTCGTCACACCTTGGCTGGTGACATAGCGATCGAGATCGTAGAACGAGCCATTCTCAAGATCGGTGGTCAGCAGGTGCCGGCAGTAGGTAGCACCGTCCGGAGTCATCTCGACCAGCACGGCACCAATCTGGTGGTGGAAGGTGGCCTTGATACCGGCCTTCTTGCGGACGTAGTTCGGTAGCGTGACCGAACCCGTGGTCATCAACTGCTTGGCACGCTCGTGCTTCATCGTCGCCACCGATTCCAACTGGACCTTCGGGTGCGGGAAGACGCCCCAGCGAGCGCGGGTGTAGGTGGCGAAACCAGACAGTGGGGTAACAGCCGTCGGTAGCGTGTTCATCTCGCCGCAGAAATCCACTTCGTCGCCCAGCCGCACGCGGTCATGAACGATGAAGTCATCCACAGACGGGTGGAAGCCGACTTTGGATGAACGGGTGTCGTGATCCTCGAACAGCTTCTTGCTGTAGGTGAACCCTGAAACGATGATCTCACATTCGCCCAGCCAGTGGGCGTAGACATTTAGCGCGTTCCAGAAGTCCTCGTGGATGTCCGAACTGTCTTGAGCCGAAGTCAGGATGAAATAGCGAGTGTGATCCAGCGGTTCGTAAACCGTCGGCCGGAGCGGACGGTTCGATGAGAACACGAACTCGATCTGTTCACCGAGGTCTTCCTGCACTGCAATGTTTCGCTTCATGCGATAACGCAGTGTGGACTCGGCGATGTTGAGGGCGCGGGCAGCCGGGCGGATACCGCCGTGCTGGGCGACCAGTTCAAGATATTCCATGGGACCTCAGTTCAGAACGAGCGGGCCGGACTTCGGCTGGCCGGGCTTGGGTGCAAAATCGGGATGGGAGTAAGCGATGCCGGCAGCACCGGCCTTGTGACGCCAGTCCCAGACGAACCACGAATAGTTGTGGCGCGGCGATCCGGTGGAGCCAGCAACCCAGCGCGGGCGCTTGGAGACCACGATTTTCTTGTGGAAGGGTGGGAGACCGAACAGTGGCATACGCCCCTTCGAGCAGTCGTATTCGTTCCGCAGGAACATCGCGACTTGACCCTTGACCGGCTGCATGAGCTTGAGGGCGTGCTTGATGAACTCTTCCGGGAGATCACCGGCGTAGGGTGGATTGGAAACGATCGCCTTGATCGAGGGATCAGGCAGCTTGTCCATCTTGAGGAAGTCACCGATCGTGAAGCGATCTTCGTAACCATAATCGATGATGTCGCTCGACCAGACAGTGTGGCCGAAGTCCGTCAGACGCTGCGAGATGTCACCCTTGCCGGCCGCGCATTCCCAAACGTTGGGATGGATGTTGACGTGCTGGAGAAGGCAGTCCACGTTCTCCGGCGGCGTGCAGTAATGATCTGCTTCGATCCGCTCGTATCCGGAGTCGCCAAGCATGGCGGCGTCCTTCTTCTCCAGCGCCTTGCGTCGGATCATTTCCTCGGCGATCGCGAGAGGAACGCCCATTCCCATTGCGATCTCCTCAGCGGTTCCTTCGCGCCAGTTCAGTTCAGGTAGCGATGTCATGTTATTCCTCGGAACTCAGCGTGGTCATCATGACACCCGCTTCTTGAAAAATGGCGCGTGTCGCGGCGAGGCTGGTTCCCCACCGTTCAAGCTGTTCTGGTGTGGGCTCAGGGCTCACAACGCGGGTGATCCCAGCCTGCACGACGAAGACGGCGCACCGGTCACAGGGAGTGAACGTGCAGTAGAGAGTGCAGCCATCCACCGGCCCATGGGCATTGAGAATGGCGTTCATTTCCGCGTGAACGATGCGGCTGTATTTGGTCTCCCGATCCTCATAGAGAGACGGGTGATCTGACATGCCACGGGGGAAGCCGTTATAGCCGACGCTGATGACCGTGTTGTTGGGCCGGACGATCACAGCCCCCACCTTGGTGGAAGGGTCCTTGCTGGCTGTGGCGATGTATTGTGCCATGCCGAGATAGAACTGATCCCACTTGTCGATGCGGTAGGCTCGGCGCATGATCTCGTCTTCGTAATCGAAGCGAGGGTCTACATCGCTCCGGCCGATCGGTGGGGGACAGCAGTTCACTTGGCGGCCTTGTTGGCGATGTCCAGCTTCACTTCGGGCGGCAAGCCGTCCATCACCGCCTTGACCATGCGGTCCACCTTCTGTTCCAGCAGCCGGATTCCGGGAGTAGGGACACGCGACTTGTCCGCTTCCTCGTAAACCTTAACGATCGCATCGGACAGCATGGTGAGGTCGTCAGTGCGGGAGATGTCGGCGTCGATGATCGCGCCCTCGGGGAGAATGGGCGATGCGAGGCGGATATGGATGTTCACAGGAGAAATCCTCTCTTGGTGTATTCCAAAGGCTCGTAGTTGCCTTCGGTTTCGATGATGGTCTGGTAGCGGCGAATGAAGCGGTCCTTGGCTTCCTTGGCCGACCAAACACGGAACTCTGGAACCACGTTGTGGATCGAGATTCGGGGGTGGTCTTGCTCGTTGGTGTATGGCACCACCGGTGGCCCCATGAGTTCGTCCCGTTCAAGAAACACCATCATATTGTCCACACGGCGGACGCATTCCCGGATCGCTTGATCCACCGGGCAACGGAGTTCTTCGATGATATGCTCCATCAGGGCATCTTCGCCGTCCTTGTATCCGTTGACCGAATACTTGACCGGGCGAACCAGATCAGCGAACCCATACCCTTCTGGCGCGTCATGGATCAGGCCGTATAGAGCCGGTGAACCGGACAGTGACCAATCCCACTTGGGGACCAGTTTCTTGCGGTTCAGGGCGCAAATGTCAGCGACGTGAACCGAGTGCTGGGCAACCGAGTAGCGGACAGGATCACCGTAGCGATCGGCAGTCTGGCCGCCCCAGCGGGGCATCACAGCCAACGTATGAGCGATCGTCTCGATGTCGATCTCGTTGCCCGGATGCTTCGGCTGGAGCGGCCAGAAGTAGCGCCCCTTGTAGATTTGGATCGCCCCTTCGAGGCTCGATACCTTGGCTACTGCCCGGTTGCGATTGATCCGGGCTTGCCACTGGCTGTCAGAGAGACACACAGAAGGCTTCGCCTGTGTCGGGTGGTTGAGCATGTGGGGTTTTCCTTGGTCGGGATGGACACTGTTAAGCAGAAATGCCGGTCAGTGTCAAGCGATAATGTCGGTGCCTGCCTCAGTAACCCGGAGCCGGGGTGTGCAGAAGACCGTCCACATAAAGACGCGGCGTCTCGACATCGACCGACAGAACAGCGAACGAATTGTCGAGAGCAGAGGACGACATTGCGCACGGAGTCACGTTGTCTGTGATGTAGGTGATCTTGGCGATCGCCGCTCGGCCGGTGTATTGACCAGTCCGGGAATCGAACTCACGCAGCAGCATCCGATCGCCGATGGCATAATCCCGATCGCGCTTGTCCCGCATGTCGTGCTTCTTGCGTCCCACGATCATCTCTTCGAAGAACCACGGCCACGACTTCACTTCGTAATCATATTCCATATCAGTTTCCTTCCTCATTCATAATCTGCAATGATCTTGGCGACTTCATCCTCATCGTAGAGGACTTCGCACTCGCAATCACATTCCGGACAGAACCCAAGGTCCATCGGCATGGGACGGGTCGGGTGTTCGTTCAACTCGGTCACTGGACCAATCCAGCCGCATTGACCACATTCAGTGAACCACATAGGTCATCTTCCCATCTTCATTGTTGGTTCGATACCATCCACACCTTCTTGGATCATCGAAATACGATCCACCAGTGTCTGGATGGTCAAGGCGTCGATGGTGCCATCAACGACCAAGAAGTGAATCAGCACGTTGTGTTCAAGGCCGATCCGGTGGGCCCGGTCTTCGCACTGTTCCATGTCGCCGGGAACCGACCACATCTCCACGAACACGACGACGGTGGCTTCCGTCAGAGTGTGGCCGACGCCGCCGGCCTTGAGGTTGCACAAGATGACATTGCATTCTGGATCGGGAGCGATCCGGGCATCCTTGTCACCTTGGAATCGCAGCTTCTCAGCTTCGACTTTCTTGGCACCCATCCCACCAACGATCCGGGCGGCCGTGGGGAACTTAGCGTGAAGTTCCGAGATCACGTCCTTGTGGATCGCGAAAACGATTACCTTCTCACCGGCGTCTACGAGCCGCTGGATGTGTTCGGCCGCCATCGGCACCTTGGACAGCGCGAGATCACGGCGTGCCTCTGAGTAGGCCGCAAAGCCCGGTGCAAGCTCCCCTACGTCAAGGTCGTCGATCTCCGGCGCATCGAAGCCTTGAGGCAGGATGGTCGCCATTGTGTCGAGGATAAGAGCCGGGTCCACTTCTTCGAGGACCAGCTTCTTGTTGTATTCGATCCCGGTGTTGGCCGCGTCGAGCATGGCGAGCGCGTCGGTGAACTTGTCACGCTCGGTCTTGATGGTCTTCTTCAAGCCCTCAGGCGGAAAGACGATCACCTGTCTCGTCTTGCTGGGTAGGTCTTTCAGCACGTTGCTCTTGAGGCGGCGAATCATGAACGCCCGGCGAAGCTTCTCGTTGAGTTCGGACAGGTTCGAACCACCGGTGGCTTGTAAGCCGAACGGAGACATCACACCATCGCAATACGTCATGGCGAAGTCTTCCCAGCACTTCCCCAGACCCTCAGGATCGAAGTCGCGGATCATCGTCCACATATCCTTCGGCTGCTTCATCATCGGAGTCCCGGTGAGCATCAGCCGAATGTTCGCTGGTAGGCAGGGAAGCTTCCGGGTGCTACCCACCCGTTGTTTCATCCGCTCATATTTACGCTTCCACTTCTCTGTCCTCGGGTCGAAGAACCAAGTCCCAAAGATGGCCTGAGTTCTCTTGGAGTTCCCATTGGACAGATACTGGGCTTCATCACAAACCAAGATGTCCCAATGTTCTGCCCACAACTTCTCCCGGTTCTTGTGGAGAATGTCGTAGTTGATGATGACGAAATCGGTATCCGGAACATCAGAGCCGGCGGCGACGCCCACGGTGAGGTCCTTGTCCACCAACCACTTCAACATCTCCTTGAGCCAGTTCAGCTTCAAGGTCGAGGGACATACGATAATCCCATTGGTGAGCCCGAGATGGTTGATCAGGCCGATCGCTTGGATCGTCTTACCAAGCCCCGGACTATCCCCAATCAGGGTGTCATCACGCTCAGCGGCATAGAGGATACCAGCCTTCTGGTAAGGTAAATAATCCAGCACCTCCCCTTTGTGATTGACCAGATGCGGCCGGGCAATGTCCGCTTCGGCGAACATGGAATAGGAGGCGTTCATCGCCTCTTCCAGTTCGGTCAGCTTAGCATCAAGATCATTCCACAACTCGTCGGAGTCAGACCATTCGATATACTCGGCCGCTTTACGCCAGTCCGTTGTGGTGTAGAACCTGTTGCGCCGATCGAATATCCAACCGGCATCACGAAGCTCGGCCCAACGAGACTCGCGGGACGTGATGATGTAGCGGTCGTGGGATTGTGAAAGCTCCACGACTTAACCAGCGATACGGAAACGATGCTCTTCGATCCCGTCTTCCCAACAGGTGCTGATGCCGACGCATTCTGGCATGATCATCGCATATATGCGATCAACCAACGCTACTGCCGCCGGGTTGTCTGGATCGTGTTGGAGCGTGATGGTGTGGTGTGCCTCACTCACGTAACCAGCCCATCGTAAAAAGCGAACACCGCATTCAGGTCGATGTCGAGGTCGATCACTTCCACATTTTCTTCATCGACATAGCGCTTGGTCATCAGAAAATGACCCAAGTTGCTCGTGATGTGACGGGTATCGGAAACGCTCAGAGCGCCGGCGTCGGCCAGCATCTCCAAAATCATCAACAGCAGGGTTGTCTTCCCGCTCATCTGATTTGCTGCGATAGCGATCGAGATACCAGCTTTCTGTTGCTGCTGGATGTTCTTTCGCTGTGCCTCGGTCGGGAAGGGACTGGCGTGCGGCGGGAAGTCCTTTGCCTTGTTGGCGTCGGTCATCTCTTCTTCGATGATAGCGAAGCGGTTTTCGAGAGATGCTTCCAGCATCGCTTTATGGCGAGCCGCATAGCGCTGGGCCCAGAGGTCGTCACGCATCTTGTTTACCAGCGCGTGGCAGTAGTCTTCGATGTCCTGATCGGTGAAAGCGGCGATGTCCATAAGTTCTCCTGATTCGGTTACCAGCTAGACGAATTAGCTTGCACTGTCAACTCAAAATTGCTATGGTGCGAACTCAGAATGTCGGTGAGTTCTCCATGAAGATCGTAAAAGGTTCGGTTATTTCTTCCACCCCACTCCCCACGGATTGGGATGAAGACGCTTGCCTGTGTCAAGGTAAGGTCCCGGAAGACAAGCGGATCGACGTGGTGGAACGCATCTATGACGAGAAGCGCGAGAAGCACCGCTGGAAGGTGTATGTCCGCTACCACCAAGACTGTCCAGTTCACGGATGCCACCGCAAGGAGACTGCGTAATGCCACGAGGTTTGAGCCCCACCAAGTGCAACGAAATCGAACGGGATGGGGTCATCCCTGATGAGTGCCGTTTCCTGAACCCAACCCTTCACTTCTGCCCCGACTGGCAGGGTGCCTTGATCGACTCCTCCGATCCTGAATATGAGCGGTGTGCATGTCCGAAGGCCCGGTAATGACCTTGGAAGAAATCCACGATGCGCTGATCACCGATCACCGTGCGAACGGACCTGATGGTTGCTCGAACATCGATCGTATCAGATTTATCGGCGAAACCATGCAGCCGCAGGTGATCGACCTGACTGTGGACTATGACTTCACATTGGTAGTCGAGGAAGAGAGTCCGATCTTGGTGGCGGCGGTGAAACATCTGGCGCTTCTGAAACTGGACTACATCAACCGGCTTTATGATCATTGCCACATGATGAAAGAGGTGTATGACGCTGAGGCAGCCAAGCTGATCCTCGCCGTGCGCCGCATTGACCATCATCTTTCCTATTTGGAAGAAGGTCTACCCACCCCACCATTCTCGGTGTTCTCGTAGGTCCAGTAGTTTTTCCACTTATTTGTTGACACGAATCGCGAATCGCCTTAACTCGCGATTACCGAAAGCAACAAAGGAGTGAAACACTATGGCTATCAAGCGTGCCAAGACCTTCGATGAGAAGCAGTTCTATCGGCTGCTTACTCACATCGAAACCCACAGCGTCATGCCCAAGCGTGACAAGCTGATTGTGGCTCTGTCATTCAAGGCCGGGCTGCGTGTCGGTGAGATCGCCAAGATCAAGATCAGCGCGATGACCGATGTCGATGGCGCTATCGCCAAGCAGATCAACATCTTTTCCGATGTTGGTAAGAAGCAGCGGATGCGTGACATCCCGATGAACCCCCTGATCAGAACCTGTCTGGAAGAGTTCCGCGAGGAATATCCCAACGCCAAGTTCGTTGCGATTTCTTCGCAGCCCTTCCGTTGGATTCTGGCACGGGGCCGGCCGATCCCGAAAGATGCTGAGTTCAAGCAGATGTCCCCGGAAGCCTTGAAGACTTACTATCTCAAGATGCTCAAGTCGTTCGGGTTCGAAGGCGCTTCCACTCACTCGGGTCGCCGAACTTTTGGAACCCAGCTTGCCCGAACAGCTAACGCTCACCACTGCTCACTTCGTGACGTTCAGCGGTTGATGGGTCACGCTCGGATGGAAACTACCGAAGCGTATATCGAACTCACCGAAGATGCATCTGCGATGGTGATGGCACTCTAACAAACTTTTTTCTTGACCAACTAGGTGGAGCGTCATAGAGAACGAATCACCGACAACAAATGGAGGATACAGACATGACGAATGCAGTGAAAACCCCCGCCCGTGGGCGCAAGAAGATCGATCAGGCAGCCCTCGACGCTGCGAACGAAGCCTCCAAGGCACTGAGCGAGAAGCAGCAGCAGGCCGCTTCGAAGCCCCGTGCCAAGGCGGCTCCCAAGACCCGCGCCAAGGCCGCTACTGGTCTGGGCAAGCAGCGTCAGGCAGATGCCGCTGCTCCGGTGATGGAAAAGCAGGGGGCTTCGGCTTCCGGTAAGTCCGCTCCGGTCGAAGAGCTTCGCGGCGGCACCAAGCAGGTGCTGATCACCGAAGCTGTGATGGTCGGACGTTCCGGCCGGCCGGCTGGTGTCGAGGAATACCCGTTCGGCGAGCTTCCGCCCGCCTACAAGGATGAGAACGGACAGATCGTTGGTCTCTCGTTCTTCATCCCGATGACTGACAAGGCCGAGGGCAAGCTTTCTGCTGCCCGCAAGCGCCACAAGTGCCTGTTCTGGAGCCGCACGGTTTACGAGCAGGTCAATGGCAAGGGCCCCAAGGTCGAAGGTCTTCGCATCTGGCGTGGCACGCCTGACATCAAGGCGTAACCACGCAAACGGAAGGGCCGTCACGAAGGTGGCGGCCCTTTCCTTATAGTGAGAGCCAAATAATTTTCACTGACTGTCATTTTTATGTTGACACTGACAGTGAGAATCGGTAATTCGGCCCTCCAACGTCTGCTCCATGGTTTTCCGAGGGGCAGGAACAGCCGGAGTCACTCTGACCCCGCAGCGTCGAACTTGGGCGCGAGCGAGTCATTGGCCGGTCTGGTGCGGATACGTTTCGTGTCAAGGGCGGGTAGAACGGGGGAAGCCCCGAGATCACCGGCCCCCAGCACGATAGGCCAAGCCAGCGCAAGTGGTCCTGTCACGCGGTAAGTCATGGAATATCTCGACGAGTTGATTTGATTAAGTGTTGACACGAATCGAATCACCTAATAGAGAGACGGAATGCCAGCCTGATGGCGATAGTGTGAGGCAACTCACATAAAGGGGGTAAGGCCACTTAACCCCGCCGGTCCCGATCGGTCAATTCAGGCAAGCGCAGTCAGGTCCGCGAGGACCGCTTCACCGGGATAACCTTGCAAACTTAGCATAGTTGGTAATGCAAACGACTCTTAATCGTGAGATCGGTGGTTCAAACCCACCAGTCTGCTCCAAACGCAAAGATTGCCACGACTGCATGTGAAAGACGCCTAATGCCATAGAGGCTTGCCTCAATGTGGCCCGACCTGATCTCGCAAGGTGATGGTTGGTTGGTGGAAGAAGTTTCGTTGGGCCCGCAAGCCCTTAATGGCTGGAGACAGTCAGCGGAATCGAAACTGCCGAATATCATGCAGTGTCACCGCAAATGCCAGCGGTCCCGTGAGAACCGGGAGAAAAAGGCGGCGTTGGTCTGGAACTGAGCTACCGCAAGGGGCTTGGTGGATAAGTCGGGAAGGTGACTCGCAAGGTCACTATAATCTGACGAATGACGGATCGTAGCGGGTGTAATCTCAACCTGCTTCCATTTTTCGATTTCTATGTTGGCCCAGCAAAGAAGGTTAGCTACCTTCCCCTCGGTTCCCGCAGGTCAGGTCGATCCCAGCAATTCTCGAATGCAGACGGATCGTCGAAGCATCAGGTCCAGTAATTCGAGCCGTGGCTTGATCGCATTGGGCGTCGCTGCAAACCCGCTGGGTCATCATAGAAAACGATAGCCCGGAGTAACCGCCACAACAGATTGGTAGCTTCCATGGAAAGTTGTCGGGAGTTGGTCAGGGATGTTTAGGTGAAGTCGCCTTCGAAAGCGGCGCGGTGGATCGGAAAGCAGGGTTGATCTCCTGTGGAACGATAGGCCAGTGGTTCGACTCCACCTCCGGGCTCCATAACGCTTCACTCGTAATGAAGCTTCTCAGCGGAATGTCGGCGGTCACGCGACCTAACCGGCGATCCGTGGGTTTACACTGAACCGGCGGAAGGAAGGGCGTAGTGAACCCGGCCGAGCTTCGAGAGGCCCCATTACGAGTGATCCATTTGTGATCGGGCCGGCGGCACCAGATAGGTTTAAGGCGAGTGGACTCCCGTCGAACGGAGACGACAGACCCGGATAAAAACCGTGTATGGGTGTTGCTAGTGCTTTGGCCGCCGGCCTGATCACAGATGTTTCACTTGCAACAAGGGAGGCGGGCACCGTCGGGAAACCGGGACGGATGATTCGCGAACTTTAGTCCGCTCTCCTTGTTGCGAGTGATGTTCGAGTTTTTCTCACTTCCCTGTCCGCAGGGGTGACCCGGTAGGTAACCAAGGGTGGTTCGAATATCCTCGCATTTAGTTCCTGTGGGTTCCATGGAGCCCCTTGAATCCTCAAGCAGGTGACAGAGAGTTAAAGGAGCCGCCCTGCTCCGAAACCAGATAAAATGGGTGAGTGCAATTTTTTAGTTGACATTCGAATCGGATGTCGTTACACTTCGATCATCAAGACCGGGATGTTCCGGCCAAACAGGATTTCAGAGTTCAACCATGTTCAACGTAGTCGCCATGAATAACCCAGCAGCACCGGCCATTATGGTCCCGGTCGCGATGGCGTGCGAACAGATGGTTGGTGGCTAGGCCACTTCACTCTCCAAGCAGTTATCTCGATCGGGGGCCATGGCAACATGGCCCCCGATTTCGTTTCAGGGTCTAGCTCAGTTGGAAGAGCGTCCGGTTTGGGACCGGAAGGCCGTAGGTTCGAGCCCTACGATCCTGACCATTTCAAGAGTATCAGGCGGTAGGGGAGTCTGGCCGTCCCTACCTCCCTCGGACGGAGGGGATCGCAGGTTCGAATCCTGCCCGCCTGACCAAGTTATAGCAGAGCCTCAGTGGGGGCGGGGCCTCATAAGCCTTTGACCCGGTGGCGCACATCCACCCTTTGCTACCAGATAGGTGACCCAGCCACCTCCTCGTCGATCGCCGAGATCGTCAGGTGCCCCGCACGATCAGCGGAGCTAGTAAAACCACTGGGACGTTTCGAACCGTCTCGTTGAGACGCGTCTAAGCCGGAGTAATTAACCGGCGTATGCGGGGCGGTTGTAGAACGAGGAGGACGCCGGTTCGAATCCGGCCACCGGGGCAAGGCTCCGGTGTAGCTCAGGTGGTTAGAGCGCCTTGTTGATTTCGTCCCCGGCATCCGTCAAATCGGATGGGACAAAGAGTTTGTTGGTGATTAGCTCATTCAGGAGAGCGCTGGTGTCACATACCAGAGGCGGCAGGGGCAGAGCCTGCATCACCAACCATCCACGGATAGCTCAGTTGGTAGAGCGGCCGACCGATAATCGGCGTCTTGCGCAGGTTCGAGCCCTGCTCTGTGGACCAGTTACCAAACCCTTGACGGGGTGAGGACGCAGGGGTTAGTCTCCCTGTAAGAGCGAGACTAATAGACCGAACATTCGGCCGGCGGATGAGTTGACGACTCGCACTCCCGGTTGATCAGTAGGTTGAGGTCTCGCTACCAGTTTATGTTCGGTGGTGACAGAGTGGTAATGTGCCCGGCTGTTAACCGGTGTCCCCGAAAGGGCGGAGGTTCGACCCCTCCCCGCCGAGCCAATTTAGGAGAAGTGAGTGGAACGCTACAACATCAGCTACGATCGACCCGGACGAAAACTCCGGGAGACCGATCCGGGCCCGTCTGATACCACATGGAAAGGTGTCCGGGAACATTGGTCGAGATCGCATGATGGGCAGTTTCTCTCGGACTATCAGGAAGGTGTCGCACTGGCCCAAGCGGATTTGACCGCTGATAACCGGGACAATCGCGACGCGCTCTTGGCGGTAGAGGTAGCAGATCGCGGACTTGGCTGGGAAGCCCAGCGCGATGGTTACCTCGACACGATCGGCGAAGGAAAATACGTCGCTCGTTTGGATTTTTAATGACAGAGATGAACGTCTTATGTCTGACTTGCCAAACGGAATTGACTGGTAAACAGACCAAGTTTTGCTCACGAGCATGTCAGAACAAAAACGGTAATGTGAGGAATCAACTCTACGAAAAACAACAAGCCCGAGGCTTGAAAAGAAAAATGGAGTTGATAAACCTTCGAGGAGGTGGTTGTGAAGAATGTGGTTACAGAGATAATCTAGCTGCTTTGTGTTTTCATCATACAGATGAGACTTCAAAAGGTTTCGAGCTTACTTTAAGAGAGCTTTCGAATCACAAAGAAGAAACTATAATGAAAGAGTTCGCCAAATGTGTTGTGTTATGTCATAATTGCCATATCGAACACCACAATCCGAGCCTGAATGGCTGGTATAAGAAATAATTGATCCTGTAGCTTAGTGGTCTAAAGCTCTCTCCTCATAAGAGATGAAACGTAGGTTCAAATCCTACCGGGATTACGCTTCGTTAGCTCACCAGTAGAGCGCTGCCGTGACAAGGCAGAGGTAGGAGGGGCAGCACCTTCACGAAGCACCACAGTTTGGGGTCGCATGTTCCAAGGGAAGGCGACGGACCCTTGCAAGGTCTGTGAGGTGGGTTCGATTCCCACCGGCTCCACCATACTTGACACGGCCAAAATTTGGCCTATTGTCGGCCGAAGCAATCATGCTAAAGGAACCGACATGAACACTTTGTATAGCTGGAAAATCCGCCGGGCTGGTGCTGGTATGACCATCACTCATTCGTGCGGTAAGATCGTCAACGTCGCTGACATCGAAGCCAAGGGTGACCGGATCATTGCCACCACGGCGACTGGGGCTGAGTTCGAATTGGCGACGCCGCCCCTCCTCGCAGGGTAAATTAAAAATACGCCAGTGTGATTTTTGTGTTGACATAACGAATCGAATCACATATAGTTCGGCTTCAACAACGGACACAGTGTCCACCAAACAGGATTTTGAGTAACTGCTATGACCTACGGATTTACCAAACGAGATCGCCGGAGAGGCGAAGAACGAGGTTTCACCTCGTAACCCGGTAGTGCGTAGAGCTATCGGTGTCGTTTTGACGGACCTTTAGCTCAGTAGGTAGAGCAGGCGGCTCTTAACCGCAAGGTGGTAGGTTCAAGCCCTACAAGGTCCACCAAAACGACATCGATTTTTGAACGCCCTACCGGTCGCCCGGTGGGGCGTTTTTCGTTTCCCGGCTGGTTCTTGGCATGGACCGGTAGCTCAGTAGGCAGAGCGCGGGACTTTTAATCTTGAGGTCGTGGGTTCGAACCCCACTCGGTCTACCAAGAATATCAATAGTTTACGACTAGATGCGGGTGTAGCTCAGTGGTAGAGCGCCTGCTTGCCAAGTAGAAGGTCGCGGGTTCGATCCCCGCTACCCGCTCCAGTCGAAGTTGTTAGTGATGAGTGATGATGCAGCCGTAGCTCAGCGGTAGAGCGGGAGGCTTCCACCCTCCGTCAGCGCGGGTTCGATCCCCGCCGGCCGCTCCATCACTTATTATTGGCCGTGAAGCCCAACGGTTGGGCAGCGGATTGTCTATCCGAAGGTTGCGGGTTCGAATCCCGTCACGGTCGCCAGTTTGCAGTATCGTCTAATCCCCGACAACGGGGACAGAGTGTCATGACCTCTGGGACTAGGATGGCCGGGCGAAGAACCGGAAGATGTCGGTTCGATCCCGGCTGCTGCGCCAGTTAACCGGTCAGATATGACCTACAAGCCCGTCTTGTGTGCCATATATGACCATATGAGGCCCTATCCTCTATGGGTAAGAGTCCACCCTCTCACGGTGAGAAACCGGGTTCGAGCCCCGGTAGGGCCTCCATGAATTAGTTTACGAGTTCGGTCTGGAAGCTCAACTGGAAGAGCAACCGCCTACGAAGCGGAAGGTTGATGGGTTCGACTCCCTCGCAGACCACCAATTTATATGGCCCTATCCTCTATGGGTAAGAGTCCGCCCTTTCACGGCGAGAAACCGGGTTCGAGCCCCGGTAGGGCTACCAGATAAGTCAGTGCCGCTTTAGCTCAACTGGAGAGAGCGCGGGCGTCCGAAGCCCAAGACCGGGGTTCGAGTCCCTGAGGCGGCACCAGAGATTGCAGGAATAGCTCAGTGGTAGAGCGGTAGGTTGAAAACCTACGCGTCGGTGGTTCGAACCCATCTTCTTGCACCAGATCACCGCCCCCGCCGAGGCGGGCCATGAGCCTTCTAAGCTCTAAGGCGTCGGTTCGACTCCGGCCGGGGGCTCCACGCCCAGATCAAAAAAAAAAACACCGTCAGCAAAAATAAGTGTTGACTCCTTTAACTTCCTTCCATATACTTCGCAGCATGTTCACACAGACCGCCTTGCAAAGCCTTACGGGCTCCTTACTATGCTGGCATAGCCAGTATAGTTCCCTGTCACCCTTCTAAGGGAGCAGCCCTGACGCGCTGCTCTCTTTCCAAGAGGAGCGGTGGCAGAGTCTGGGTTATTGCGGCGGTCTCGAAAACCGTTGGACCATCGAGAGATGTGTTCCGTGGGTTCAAATCCCACTCGCTCCTCCAGCATTTTCAGAGCGTCAGAGCCCACCGGGTTCTGGCGCTATTTTCGTTTCATCACAAGTTTCGGGTGATCTTCCCCCTGCCGGCCTGTAACCCCGGTGCCGTTTCAGAACGTGGGGGACGGATGGCGAGAGGTTCGAGTCCTCGGTCACCCACCATTTTAGGAGAATACCTGTGAATACAGGAGCTTAATAAGAGTTACGTGAGCGTGGCTTCATAGGGAATGGTATACCTTGCCGGCTCAGACCCGGTAGCTTTGGGAGTTCGAGTCTCCCCGCTCACACCAACTTAAATCCGCGATTGGCGAAATTGGTAAACGCAGCGTCTTGAGAGGGCGTGGCCTAGGCTTCCCGGTTCAAGTCCGGGATCGCGGACCAACACAACAAGCTACGGGTGCGTGGCGACAGGGGAATTGGTAGACTCACCGGACTTAAAATTCGGCCGCTTTGTGGGTTCGAGTCCCACCGCACCCACCAGATATGAAGTTCAATGCCGGTTTAGCTCAGTGGTAGCAGCAGCGCCTTTGTAACGCGAAGACGAGGGTTCGATTCCCTCATCCGGCTCCAGATAATGTTCCACGGTTTAGGTGTGGCCGAGGCAGAGATGGATGATGCGCCGGCTTGTGATGCCGGAGATGGCGGGTTCGAATCCCGCCGGTCACCCCTAAGCCGTGGAACAATTGCCCGATCGACTAATTGGCAAGTCGCTCGACTCTGAATCCTGAAATGTAGGTTCGACCCCTGCTCGGGCATCCAATTATGGAGTTAGTTATGGAAGTTCTTGACGAACAAACTGACCAACCTGATGCCCCTTCGGCTAATGGTAAGTCAGCGCCCTTTGAAGGCGAAGACGTTGGTTCGATCCCAACAGGGGCATCCAAAAATTTAGCTCCGATCCATCGCTGCACTGTGCGGCAGATCGGGGAGTTCACGTTTGTTCTGGTTGAACCTGATGGTTCCCTGTTCAACGTGGTCGAAGAGATCGATCGTCAGTTTATGGCTGGAGGTTGTAACAAGTAACGCCGTTTGAGCAAGCTGGGACTGCACTCCCTTGGTAGGGGAGAGAAGAGTCGGTTCGATTCCGACAAACGGCTCCAATTAGAGGAGGGTGCCGAGGTCGGCTCCTCAACTGGCTTGCTAAGCCGGGGTGACCCTTCGGGGTCAGGGGTTCGATGCCTCCACCTTCCTCCACAACATATGGAAAGCGCGTGGGTCGGCTCCCTAATCAGCTTGGAACGCTGTCGTGACCCTTCGGGGTCAGGGGTTCGATGCCCCCGCTTTCCTCCACATACGTTGAAGCATATATCCACCCGATAATATATGCTTTGACATATCATGTGAAATCGCTTAGTTCACATGATATGTCAATCAAGCCGCCTTGGCCGAGTCTGGTAAGGCACCCGGTTGCAACCCGGAGGTTCCGAAAGGACGCAGGTTCAAATCCTGTGGGCGGCTCCAGATTATGAGGTGAAATGAACGTAGACGATTTTTATGCTGAGTGCGCTGTGATCCTTGGAGTTCCCCACGAGGGCGAAGAGTTCACCCACTACAAGCGGACCCGCTGGAACAACCGGCGGCCCGGCCGAGGACGTTTTCCCGGTGCTGGTTTGATCCGCGTGTTCGGCGATGTCGTCCACATCAATATCCGTTTCCCAGTGGTCGCCCGGCAGACGATCACCGGGCTCCCCGAAGCGTTAGATTATCTTCGCGGTCGGGTTGGCACTATGGGAGTGTCGTCTAATGGTAAGACAGCGGATTCCAAACCCGCTGACGTGGGTTCGATTCCTACCTCTCCCGCCACACCGTAATTTTCGATTGACAATCGTTGGCTTTTATCTTAACGATGTGTCTCTCAAAAATGTAGGTGGAATAACTAATGGAATTTTCTGCTCGCCAGCAAACATTCGGCATCAGCCAGCTACAGCGCTTGCTTGGTAAGAGTTCGCAGGACGTTGAGCGTTTCGCCTCTTACAGTGGATGGCCCGGCTTGACCGGACAGATGGTGACCGTGGATGTCTCCGGCGCTCTCAACATGATGGTTCACTCCACAGCGGCCGACTTCGGTGTCGAACGCAACGTGGTTGGTTCTTGGCTTCCGGGTCTGCGGACCGGGGCTCTCATGGTTCTGGGGCGGAATGTGGACAACTGGACCGTCAACGCCACTCCTGAGGAACAGAACCGATTCTTCGCCAGCCTCTTCGGCGAGCAATCGAAGGTCAATGATTTCGTTGCCACCACCCTTGGCTGTCACTCGGGCTCGGCCAAGCGCCAGATGCGCTTCCACTCTGCGACCGACGTAGAGCTTCTGTCGGAAGCAGAGTTTCTGGCCGGATACAGTTCACGATCGCCGCGCTTCGTGATCGATTCGCGAGCCCTCGCTGACCGGCTGTCGGCCATTTCGCAACCGCTCTTTGTTGCCAGCGTCAAGGTGACTTCGCCCTCGCCCTATCTCTGATTTTCGACGCGCTCTCAATTTTCAGTTGACAGTGATGTGCGAATCGCTTATTCTTCTCCTCGTCAAGTGCTTCGGCATGAAGACTACGGTCGTAGAAGGCCATCTAAGTCAAGCGGAGACCCGAGGGCAGAACTCGGCACCTCCACCAAAGACCCCTGCGGCCGCCTGAAACGCGGTCAGGGTGACGATCCGCCTAGGCTCTGGACGACGGTCCTTTGTAAGGCAGCGGGGTTCTTTGATGGGGGTGAATTTAGGATCGATCCGTAAGGCCGATGTGGAGAAGCGCCCCGTTTAGATACCGCCCGTATGCGGATCAAATTCATCAACTGTCAACGACAATGATGTGGTCGTCGCCAGCGAAGAGATTCGTCTCGCCGCGTAAGCGACAAAATCCCTAGGGCCTCACACCTCTAGGTGGCGCGTGGTCCCGAGCGTAGCAACAGTTTCGGGACAACATCTTTTTCGCCAACGTCTCGTCCTACTGTTCTAGGCGGTCGAAAGCGAGGGTCACGGCTGAGCGGCCCGGCTGATATTCTGGTTCGAATCCGGAACAGGGGGATGTAAACCTCCTAGCCATGGTGGGAAGGCGCGGGCGTCTGGGTTCGAATCCCAGCCCAAACGTCGGGGCGTTGGCGAAAGAGATGTAAAATAGTTATTGACGAACCGGACGAATCATCCTATTTGTTTGTCATCGAGTTTATCGGGGAAGTGGCCTTAACCAGTGGCCGAAGCACGAGAAGAGATCGCCGGGTGCCCGGAGGATTGTTGAGGATCGTGTGGACGGGTTCGTAGCCCGGCCCCCGCCAGTTACCGCCGGGAGATGAAGGTCTGTCTCCAACTCGCTGTGAAGCTCCCGGCATTGGCCCGGCCGTCGCAAGATGGCCGGGCCTTTCGATTCATGCGGAAATTATTTTCGTCCGTAGCTGTCCACAACCGTCCAGTGTGTCCAAGGTGCGACATTCTTGCTTGACATGACGGCAATTCTAGCTTAACCATGGCGCTCTTCTGGAGATAGCGCTACATGACGACCATAGCTTACCGCTCGGGCCTGCTGGCTGCCGATACATTGATCTCCTACACCAGTATCACCAACGGCTCCCGCGAGAAGATCGCCAAGTGTGGTGGGTTCACCGTTGCCCTCGCTGGTCCGGCATGGCTTCGACGACCTCTGGAAGCTTGGTGTGCTGGTGGTTGCCCTGAGGATGACGTTCCTCAAGTTCTGCTCGATCACGGTAACGACTTCTCGGCCCTGATCATCGACAACACCACCGGCGATCTCTTCGAGTTCGATAACGGTTATCTACTCCCCATCTTTGCCGATTACACCGCAATCGGTTCTGGCGCTCTACTGGCGCTAGGTGCCATGGCTCATGGAGCCTCCGCTGAGGAAGCCGTCGAAGCGGCATCCAAGCACGATAAGAACACAGGCGGCCCGGTGACCAGCCTGTCCTTTTCCCTCACAGCATAAGGTCACCAATGACCCCCTACACCCAACTCATTCACGACCTGATGGGTCGTGCATCTGGAGCCGTCACCGTCGAAGCAGCCGACGGGAGCTATATCACCAGCGATGACCTTCTCGAAGTCGGTGCGTTCGCTTCCCATGCCGATGACCCGTGGATTGATCTCGTCACCGACGAAGGCTTTGCCGTGGGCGTCTTCGTAGCTGGTAACCCGGAAGTCGTCGTTCCTCAGCCGTCCTTCGATGTCGATGGCGGAATGATCTACATGATCGACGGTGATCCGATCCCCGGCATGAAGCAGGGCCTGCATATGTGCCCTCTCAGCGTCTTCATGCATAAGGGCAAGCCTGACTTCGACGGGTTGAACTGGTATCTCCCGGAAGACCTCGACCTGAAAACGCCGGGATCGGATCGCCAGATCACCCTCATGACTGGTCGTCGCCGCGACGAAGGCCAAGGCAAGTGGAAAGAGATTTCCAGCACCTTCGGCCAGTTCGAAACTGTGCTGCAAGATCACAAGGAAGGGCAGAAAGACGGTCCCTGCTTCTTACAAGGGAAGTCGGCCAACGGCGCTCGCAAAGCTGTTGCCATGATCGAGAACCACATCCTTGGGGTCGATCTCGATTCGGGCGCTCCCTTGACGGATGTGATGGAGACCATCCAGAAGTATGGTCTGGAAGCCGTCATCTACACGACTCACAGCCACCTCAAGGACACCAGTGTCATCAAGCGCGACCACTTCATCAAGTGGAACGAGGAAGGTGAGGTTGATGAAGAGGCTGTTCGCGATTACCTGATCAAGGTCAAGGGCACTTTGCCTCAGATCGTTGACGATCTGGAGATCATCGACGACGCCCACCACACCGAAGAGGGTGTGGTCATCCTCGTCAAGCACAAGCCGATGCCCAAGTTCCGGGCGGTGTTCCCGCTCAAGGAAGCTTTCGTCTTCGCCAAGCGTGGTGGTTCCCAGAAGGATGCCATCAACGAGTGGAAGGAGCGCTAT